TTCGAAGAAAGAACCGACACAATCTTTTGGATTGTACAATTGGCGACTAGCCCTACCAAGTGGCTCATGTGCCGGTTCAAGTGAGGAAATAGAGTGTGCCCAGCTCTTTAACGTGGCTGGGCTTTACTTTGTTATTTGAATTGATTTCAAATATAAAAGGCTGAGTGTTGACCTTTTGTGTTACCATTTATATCTCTTTCAAGATATTCACACACCTGTTTTTATCAAGTAGGTAACATACGGACACATTTTTATTAGAAATGTGCAAAAACTACTCTCATATTATGTAGACTAATTTCTCACTCATGGCGCTTGCGGCTTAACAGAGTGCCCCCTGAGACCAGATAAGTTTGATTTCATCTTTGTGTTTTCCTTGCGGTACTCACACAATCTGCGTATTACAGCAGAACAACCGTATTTTCATACGAGAGTGCATAACACTTTTGCTTTTGTTAAATACTTTGGATAAAATAGATAACTAGAGCTCTGCTTGGAAGATGTGGTTATGCTTGTCACCATACTGGCTTTTGACCAGCTGCAGGTGCAACACCTTCCTATTTTCGCCTGCCAAGGCTACTCATTTCTAATAGTTTTATTTATCCTACCATTTCTGACTCAAGTAACCAGCTGGAGTTCACCATTGGTTGATGAATAGGATATTACTAATAGATTACACACTCTATTGGACTGGCAATCCTCTGGAGTATGATTATACTATATATTGTCGGTGTTACCACCCAAGGTAGCTTAGCAAGAGCCACCGTATACCTCTTCAACTCTGCCCGAGTATCCCAAGATATACTTATATAGTATAGCTTTCTTATGAACAGAGTCTGTGCTAAAGCACATATCTGCGCACACTCTTTCTAAAGGAGTGCACTTTATAGCATCGCTGCTTTATTCTCAAAGACAAGAAGCCTGCCTTCCATCACCGTTCACATTACTGTGCCGACTACTTTGGATATGTCGGGTGTAGGTTTAAAGGGGCTAATGCCCAAGTCAGACTTCCTCATATTGAGTGACTGGCTTGAGCACTTTGTAACCCAGTTCTTTTAGCATCTTTATTGCTCGGTTTACATCGAGTTCAAGTTGCTTTTTGTCTGGGTTTGAGGCCATACGGTTTCTTCCAATATAGCCATAATCATCCCACACCTTTTGTAAGCGTGAAATATGTATTGGTTTTGGGTTGAAACAATATTTACCTCGTTGTATACGGATAAACGGAGGGTTTTCTCCATTTACCATACATTTTATGAGATTACCACTCGTGGCATATCCCATTTTGTTTAAGAGAACTTTGAACTCTTCAAGATTATAGGTCTTGCCGTTTTCATTCTCTCTACGCAGATTAAATCTCATGATTTCCTGCTCATCAACAATGTGATGCGTCTTTCTTTGCTGTGCCATATGTTTATTGATTGAATTGATTTCAAGTTGTGCCCAGCTCTTTAACGTGGCTGGGCTTTACGTTATCAGGTGTACCATATATCATTCTGGGGATTTAATTCTGGCAATGTTATCCCCAAAGATAATGTTATTTGAGCAAGTCTTTTATATTCTTGTTCTTCATCAAATGGTACAGCAAAGTTTTCTGCTATTCTTCTGTAGTTCATATGTTATTTGATTGATTGATTCAAACAAAAGCGGGAGAGTTGCTGAGTACAGACCAGCATCGCTCTCCCTACTTAATCACAAAGTTGAGCTACTTTTTTGGCATTTCCCCATAGCTCTACGTTAGCGCCATGATCCGGGCTTTATTAGTGTGTGCAATTTAATGTTTAACTCCAGGGTGTACAACGGTCAAATCATACACCCTATCAACGTTCATGTAAATGTTGAAATGATGTTTGATGCCAATTCAATTTCTGACTCCAATATACACATAAAAATAGCCTCTATACGACTGAGATCATCATCTGTTAAGTACTCTTTTTTCTGATTTGGAGTACGATGATTTTCAATCACTTTGACTACTTTTGTGCATATCTCTACCATCTGTTCAAGCTCGCGTGTTGTAAACTCCACGTGCTTACCGACGATAGCATCTCGGGTGATCAACTCTGTTTTCATATATCTATTGATTAGGAAATGTTATTTGCTTTGTTCACTTTGGCTATTTATAGTGTTGTTATACGTCAAAACAAAAGGCGAGGAGCCGTGCTATGTGCACGACCCCTCTGTGTTGCTAAACTGCGGGAACGGCTGCTGGTGTTGAAACGCTATTTGTTAATGGGGTTTCGGGAGCACCTGGCAGTACGATACCTGCTGATTGTCCGTTATCGAACTGTGACGCAGGAGCGTACAGGTTGTTCCAGATGGAACTTGCCTGCTCTTCGGGCGACCAACCTTTGGCATACCTGAGTTCGCCAGTTTCATTGTCCGCAATCTTCTTTGTCAGCACGATGATGCTGTTTCTGCGATAGAACTGGCCGTTCTTCGGGTTAACCATCGGCACATTCTCTCCGTCCTTCAAGCGCACCATGTCCACACCGCCAGGTGAGAGCACCTGTTCGAACTGCGCGTGTGTCATCACGAGCAACTCTGCTGGAATGGGCTTCGTGGCGTCCTTCAACTGACTTGGGAGCCAAGTCTGTCTGCCGAACTGGTCAACAGGGCCTGGTAGTGCTGGCACGATGTACTCGGAGATTTTCTTGACCATTCGCTCGTTGAACGTGGTCATCGTACCTGGCTCGTCCCAGTCATCGTCGGGGTTAACTACTGTGGCCTGTAAAAAGAGGCTGCCTGCGTTGGGCTTACCGTCCGCAACTTTGCGCAACTTAATGTCTTCTAAATTGTACTTCATACTTTAAAACGTTTTAAGTGGAACAATGTTATGCAGTTGATGTCTGCATTCGATAATAAATGGCTTATTCGATTTCTGCCTAGTTGTGTACGACTATGGTTATCAGTATAGATTGTGTACCTAGCGTGTTGTGTGTGTCAAACATAAGCCAAACCTACGCATTACCGCGCAGGATTGGACTTTTCCGCGTATCGCACGTTGTCCACGAATGTGATGCGTGTGAACCGCTTGTTGAGGTGCTTTTTGCAGCGCAGTGCTGCTGCGAAGCACTCCTCTTGTGTGGGATACTCGGGAGATGTACGCCAGTTGCCGTTGGACATCTCGATGCTGAACTGATAGGTGGTAATTGTTTCCATAATCTATTTTGTTAAGTTATGCAATATTGCATTCGATAGGAAAAGGCTTATTCGACCGGAAGTTACCCGGGGGTACTTTCCTTTTGGCGAACAGGTGGGGAGGTGATTGGAGTGTGTTTCTTGTTTCTGCATATATAATACAATTTCTCGTTTCCACACTCGCACAACAAAAAATTTTGCAAAAAAAAATAAAAAGAGCTAAGAAGATTACTCCTCCTAGCTCTTTCCATTATGTTTATGTTGTGCTTTATACTTTACTATGCGTTCATGTAGATCTGTTCTATCTTCTAATAGTATGTCTAGAAGATACCAATATTCTTCTCCAGCCTCTTCGTATAGCGTTTCTACAGTAAAATTCCTGCAATACGGCACTCTCCACTCCATTATCTAAACAAATCTATTAGTTTATTCTTACTATCAGGTTTCTCAAAAGGTTCTAAGATAAACTCCCAATCTATTTTATCCCAATCATCTTCCCCAGATGTACATAAATCATATCTACGTATACTCTCTTGTTTCTGCTCTTCAGTATACTCATCATTATCTGCAGATATTAGAGTACCGTAGATTAATGCTCTTATATCATTCTCCATCTTCTTTTACTGCATATGTTACCCAGCCGGCAAATTTAGTACAACCTTTATCTATCATTTCTTGGAATGCTTCTGCGGCTTGTTCTTTAGTAACTCCAATTTGTTCAATAGGGACGCTTATATATGGCCGCAATCCGTCTTCTCCTTTAGGTGCTTCTAGAAATAAGAAGTGTACCATTGTATCAGTTCTGTTCTCCATCTTTTTTTGTCTCTTCTACTGGTTCTATATATTCATCGGAGGCTTCACCGATAGGTGAAACGTACTCATCCATTATAACTGGTGCAGGCTCTTCCACAGTCGATTCCACCGGTCTATCCAGCTGTCCGTCTCCGGTTCCTTCGGGGGTTGCCAACTCGGGAGTTTCTGGGAGATTATTATACTCATTTTTAAGTTCTTCTATAGCTTTATTTATTTCTTCTAACTCTGCTTGTTCTGCCTCATTTGCAGCATTTTTAGCGTCATCTACGCTTGTTTGGAGGAATGTCATACGTTTCATCAGATCCTCTCTAGACATGTTGTTGTAGAGCTTAAAAAGCCACTTTTGGGCATTATTTAAGTAGACCTTATATACCTCATTATCAGGGTTTTCCTTAACTTTTTTAGTTAATTTGTCTACTAATTCTTCGGTTTCCTCAAGGGTAAATGCTCCTTGGTCCCCGCGACGAATTAACTCGCCATCAATATCATAAATATTACTTTCTTTCATAATTCAAAGTCAAAATCGTCCGTAGTATGACGCTGATCCTCGTCATCATAAGGCTCTATTTCATGCTTATTATTCATAGTCAGTAGGATAAAGTCCGTTAATAAGTCTATTCCGTTGTGCTTTCTCCATTAGCGCTAAGGCTTTCAAGAAGTTTTCGTCTTCTAAGGCTTGTTTCAAAGTGTTTGACGTACCGTGTGCACGGTGTTTGTTGGGGGTCTCCATTTTCATTGAATGTTATGTGAGAATAAAATTGTTCTTTTTTCCATTTGTTATAGGCATTATATGCCTGTTTTCGTTCATACTTGTTACTAAATCTATGAATACACTTTAACATAGCCTCAGCGTCAACACTACCACATGCTTTTATACTACAAATATCGTCTATAAAGCTCATAGCAGCATCTTCGTCATACTTTTCTTGTATTGTCTAATATTCTGCCATAGCCTATGCTATATACTAGTTATCAGGGTCATATTCTGGCTCTAAATCAAGTATATACGCACTATTTATAGGGGCTCCATGGATAAAGAAATACTTGCAATTATCTGTAACTGGGTGATTTTCATGCTTCATACTTAGAAAATCAGCATAATACAGTATAGCATTCAACTCTATATTTGTCATTTATTAAGCCAGTTTTTAAGAATTAACGTGGTTATGTACGACTTCTCATAAGCAAAGTGTTCTTGGTTATCTAAGTCTATTTCAGCTCCAATTATCTTGTACAAATCTAGTATAGCATGACATGCTTCATGGTCTGCCAGGTTTATTATATCAAGCAACTTGTCTACTTTTACACTAGTGTCGGAAACATGTTTTACTAATATAAACTGCCTATTATCACTCTTACGTTTTACTGATACAGTAACTCCCTGATACGGATACCCATCGCTATCGTTGAGAAAATTATCGTCTAATTCTACTCCATCGGAATACGTAAATATCTCCTGAAGCTCCTCGAATGTAGTATACTTGTTTGCTATTGCTAGATATACTTCATATGGAGTTTCGTAATAATCTATCCTGCTCTTATTGTTTTGTTTCATACGATTTAGTTTACTGGGGAAAGAGAAGAAAGTAGCAAAGAAGATAAAGGGCCAGTATATATTATATAAATTTATATAGTTATAACAGTATAGAGCCCCTAATAACCCCCCTATAGTCCCCCCTTCTTCCCCCAAAGGTCACCTGCATAACGCATAAAATGCCCAAAAAGTTGCAAAAATAAAAAATTTTTATCGTTTTGCAACCAACTTTAAAGAAATCTGCGTTATGGGGGCGTAATTTGATTAAATTGTTAAATTAAAATGGCAAAAACATTACGTGTAATTTCTGATTTTTTGGACATGAATCCTGGTGATACGTTTGAATACGATAACGATACCAAGATGTATGTCGCAGAGCGAAACGAGGAATTTCATCGTACGGATGATTCTGATAGTGAACTCCGCTCGATTTATAGTTCTAAGTTCGCTATTTCTGAAGGATATGCCAGAGAGTTGATTCAGGACGGTATTCTTGAGGACGCCATTAACGATTCAAAAAGTTTCGTTAACGTATTCGACGAGATTGATAATCTTACTACCAGATATGAGAGTGAGCTTAAGAATCTCGATGAAGATATGGCTCAGTTCCCAGAGTGCATGAAGGTTGAGCGTACAACAGTACTTAACAATCTTCTTTCTGTACTTGATCACCTCAAAGGACTTAAGAAGTAAAATATGGGAGAAGAAGAAAAATTAATAGACCAATCGCCGCTTGCTGAGAGTGTAGCACAGAACATCAAATACGATTTTCTTGACTATTTCCTGGTAAAGCCGCTGGATCCGGTCAAAGTGAAGAAAGAATTTACAAAACCGGTCGCAACTGGTACACCCGCAAAAGATGCAAATGGAGTTGAAGCACAAGACTTTGACAACGTTGAGACCGAGGTTAAAGAAGTTGATTCTGATTATCGTAGAGGAATTGTATTGAAACGTCCTCTTTACTACAACGGAAGTGATGTTATTGGCACATCGCAAGAAATAAAAGTAGGCGATGTTGTTATATTTAGAGATCCTGCCGGACTTCGCTTTGACTTACTTAAAGATAGTCGTTTGCTTCGTTTATACGACATACTTGGTGTAGAAGCATGATCGACATCGATAAAGTAATTAGAGAAGTCGCCAAACGTTTAAATGTAGACAAAGATATAGTTGATACAGTGTGCAAACACGCGTTTAAAGAAACAGTAGAAACTATGAAGTCTGATGATGATTGTAGAGATATACTATTCAATCAATTATTTAAGTTTAAACTGAAGCGTAGATACAAAGAAGATAAAACATACAAATACAGTTCAAAATGAAGACTTTATATTTAACACAGAGCTCAGAGAACATCGTTGTTGATCCAGAGACTGACTTTGTTGGCAAGCTCAACAGTGAGGATCGTTATTCAATTCGCTCAGTATACTACATGGAAGAACCCATGCATATTGTATATCAGTGCGGTGAAGTGAAGGAAGAGCTTGATGCCCGTAAGGGCGACATTGTACTGGTGTTTTATAGCAATACTTATAACAAGTATACTATTGATACTATACGTACAAAACAGTGGGCTGCTAATATCCGTAACGAGCACGCCATGCGTCAGAAGGAGAAGGAAGAGTGGGCTGCTAAGAAAGCTAGCTGTGATTGTGATACATGCTGTGAGACATGTTCATGTGGTGCAAATTTAGCAGAAATTCCTGTGGTTAACGCTGCTCCTGAAAAGGAGAACATTGCCAAAAAGATTAAGAAGGCGTTAAAGAAAGTAACTAAGAAATGATAATCATGAAGACAAAGAATACAAAAAATACTAAGAAAGTAACAAAGAAGCCTGACTTTGTAGTAGATTGGACAAACATTGAGACATATCTTGATGTTCCATATGAGACAGCTCAAGCAAAAGTACGTGCGGGTCTTCCTATTTCACAGGAAGAGGCTGACGTAATTGAGAAGATGGGCTTTATGACTGCTGCCGATATCGTCGATGCTTGTGTTGCTGAAGCAGATAAGCATACTACTGTTATCGAAGACGATGAGCTCGCTGAGAAAATGGTAAAGATGATTAAGAAGCATATTGCCAAGAAACAGCCTTGGTATAAGCGCTTCTGGCGTTGGATTACTTTCCGTAAGAATAAGTGATATAAGTGGCGCTTTGTGAAGGCGAAAGCTGGAGAGCGTCCAATCACTAATATACAGGTTAAGACTAGTCATGTGCTCTCCTAATACATAAGGGATCGTAAACGAGCTGGGCGAAATCGGTAAGTAGGGGTCCTGTAAAAACCCCGAAGTCAATACAGGTTACAGGGTCCTGAAATTCCCTGTGAAGAGTTTGAACACATGTGAAAGATTTGAACGAATCAATCGAACTAAAAGAAAAATAAGAGAGAAATAATGTGAGACTTACGTTTAGACCTTGCGAGAGAGCGTTACTCTCGGTAAGTCCTGCTCCATGGTGTAGCGGTAGCACGGGAGGCTCTAACCCTCCAGGTCCGGGTTCGACTCGATGGTGGGGCGACCAATACACACTTTATATACACATTATGACGATTAAATTTAAAAGACTTTCAGAAAATGCGATCGCACCTGTAAAAGCACATAGCACAGATGCTGGATTTGATTTGACTTGCACTGACGTTACAACAGAGATTAACGAGAACGGTCAAGTTGTTATAGTATATCACACAGGTCTGTCACTCGAAATACCAGAAGGATATTTTGGAGCACTTGTTTCAAGATCTTCTATTGCAAAGAAGCCATTGTTGCTGACAAATGCATTTGGCGTCGTTGACTCTGGTTTTCGTGGAGAAGTTATTGGTAAATTTAAAGTTACCACAGATTCTGTACCTAGTGTATATAAACCAGGTGAACGATTTGCGCAACTTTTGATCCTTCCTGTACCAGATGTACAGTTCGAGGAATCAGAAACACTTAGTGAAACAGATCGTGGCGAAGGCAGCTACGGATCTACAGATGAACAGACATCAAGCGCACCATCGGCTACTCAGAGTCTTCCGGAAACAGAAGGCGAGCCTATAAACTCTGAGCCCGCAACAGACGGCAGCGGCGACGCAGTAAACAGCGTTGAGGAAGCATAATAATTACGTAATAAAAGCTTCATGGGGTGGCGTACATCGGATGGCAAAACCTCACGAGGTTGATTTAATCAACTGATACGGGCTACATTGGTAGTCAAGTTAATAGGGACTCTTTAGAGGGCCCCTATTGGCGTATATACATTATTCTCAAATTATTTCATTAATTCTCTTTATTTTTATGGAAAACTCTAAAATTTTTATGTTCCCTGAGAACGGGACAAAGAGCTCTATCGATCCTACTCTGCTTGCTCTGATGAACAACAATGGTGGTTTCGGTGGTAATAACTGGATATGGATTCTCTTCCTCTGGCTCATCTGGGGAGGTTATGGAATGAATGGTTTTGGCGGCATGGGAGGCTTCGGAGGTAATGGCTACTTCGCTAACCAGCTTGCTAATAGCGAAGGTAGAGATCTTCTGCTGCAGGCTATAAATGGTCGTGCAGATGCTCTCGGACAGCTTGCTAGTATTACTAATAGTAATGTAGAACAAGTATAGGCCGCTGTCAACACTTTGAATACCAGCATCCAGAATGTAGGCTCTCAGGTTGGTATGTCTAGCTTACAGGTAACCAACGCAATTCAGAGTGGTAATGCTTCTTTAAGCCACCAACTCTGTGAGTGTTGCTGCGAGAATCGTCTGCTGACAACTCAGCAAGGTTATGAGAATCGCATCTAGACCATTGAGCAGACCAATCAGCTTGGTTCTCAGGCCGACCGCAATACACGGTCAATAACAGACGCTATTGCGAATCTCCAGACCAACATGACCCGTGAGTTCTGTGATATTCGTGAGCGTGAAATGCAAAGTAAGATTGACACACAGAGTGATATTATCACTCAACTGCGTGGTCAGCTGGATAATGATCGTCAGACAGCACAGCTGTTTAACGCTATTAATCCTCTGCAGGCTAAGGTTAATGAGATTGCTAACAAGCAGCCCAACACTGTGCCTGTTGTATGGCCTAACTTAACCGCAGTTAACAACACTCCTTACGCAGCTGGAGCTTTATATGGCTTTGGTTGGAATAATGGTTGGGGTTCTAACAGCTTTTGGAATTGATTGAGAAAGGAGGTAGACTATGTTTGGTACTACTAATTATCCTTTTAACTTTGCCAATCGCCGTGGTATACCTATGATTGAGAGCAGTGGCGTTACAGCTACAACGGAGAACGTTACTATTGCCCTCCCTAATAGAGTATTCAGATGGCTTAATGACAAAGGGGTAATCCTTTTTAGGCTTTGCCAAGTAATTCCAGAAGCATCAGTAGATCTTCCTATAGTATTTACATCTAATGATTTTACACAGCCTCTCACCCTTGCTGGTGGCGATCCTGCTACAGGTGCAAATGTTATAGGTCCTGGTGTATACCTGATCTACTATGATAAAGATGCTAACTTAATGCAGCTCCTTACTATGGCTGCTAGTTCTAACTAATATTAATTAACTATGTTTTCAGCTTTACGTCAAGGAGCTCCCCTTTATATATTAAATAAGGTGGAGAAACCCGAGCTAAAAATCGGGTATGTTGAAAGTGTGACGCAGCCGCGTCCTAGATACGCCACTTATAATCCTACTGTTAGCTTTGGTACTAATATGGAATAGATAGTAGATGTTGTCGTAAAAGTAGGCACAGATAAACTAGAATATTCTGGTGTACCAGCTAATGCATCTATTCATGAGTATAACAAGATAGTAATCAGTGAGAGTAGAGAAGCTATGATCTCTGAAGTCGATGGTATGCTCTAGAGTAGTAAGAACGTCTTAGATAACGTAGATTATCATCAAGATATTATAAAATCGTGTGAGGATATTCTCAAATAGCTTAACCCTACTTACGCAAAAGAGCAAGAGAGGGATAGTGCTATAGAAGATCTAACAGCACAGGTAAATAAAATATAGACTGAGTTTGGATCTATTAAAGGTACTCTTTCAAAGATAGAAGGGCTCCTGACTAGAACTGAGAACGTCCAAACAGTATAATTATGGTGATGATTGAATTTAAAGAAGCAGCCGTTGATAAAGTATTCAACCTGCTTGAGGAGTCGTTTGAGCACAACAAGAATCAAAAGATGATTCTATGTGAGCTTTATGATGTTCTTGAAGATGCTATGAAAGATCATGGCGATGAAGACAAGATATCAAAAGGTATCATGGGTCTTCGTGAATCTAGAAGCGGTTACCGCTCTTCTATGCATGGTGGCTATAAACGAGGAATGCGCGATGACTATCGTGAGGATAATCGTTATGCTTATTGATCGAAGATAATAACAGTGGGGGTCAGGGGATACTTGATCCCCATTTGTTTTTGTATAACTTAAATATTTATTATTATGCATAAGACAGATTTGACCCAGTTTGACATCAAACCGGAAGCAATGGTTAATTATCTTCGATATAACGGTCCTCATTTCAATAAGAAGCTATTACAGTTTGCTACTAGTAAGATGACTAAGAAAGGAATCAATGGCAAAGAAACAGCCATAGTTCCTTATACTATAGAACAAGTTGATAATATCATTAGAATAAACAATATCAACTTAGAATATAATCAGCTTTACGACTACGTATTTGTAGCTAACATGTGTAAAGCAGATTACTTAGGCTCTAGTATAACAGATGAAATGCATCTTGCTAAGTATATCAAAGATGTAATAGACGATGTTGATGGTTATGACGGTATCGTGTTTAATCGTTGGTATGCGGATATGTGCCGAAAAGGTATTGTTATTAACTGGGAAGAAATGATATGACCAGCTAGTACATCAAGATAGGCAAGTACTGGAGAGTGCTTGTACTATATAATGCAGACTTCAACGATCTACCTGAGATAGAGGATTCTCTAGTACAGTTAGATTGTTCAGAAGAAGATATTGACGCTATTGCAAAAGTATTACAAAAGCGTGATATAGGTTTTACATACAGTAACAGTGATTATAAAATGAGTATTGTATGTATTTCAGAGTCTACTTCTGCTGAAGAGTTTGTAAATACTGCAGCACACGAAGCTAAACATGTGCAGTCACATATGTGCGAATATTATGGTATACCGGAAGACAGTGAAGAAGCTGCCTATATCATAGGGCACATAGTGTCAGAGATGTACAAAATGGTCAGCAAAGTAATTAAACACTATGTTCGATATCTAGGGTGATAAAATTCGCCTATCTACCGACGAACTTGCAATCCCACCTTTTAGGGAGCATTATAATAATGCTAAGGATAAAGCAATTGCGTTGAAAGAAATCGAATACATTATTTGGCTACACAAATGGAACAGCCCGTATGAAGCTTACCCAGCAGATAAACGGGCTGCTATTGTAGCCAAAGATGTATTTAAAGATGATAAATATGTACCTACTGCAGAAGTAAAAGAACTTGCTAGACGCTTCATAGAGTTCCAAGAAACACCTGGTACAAGATTGTTAACAGCGTCATAGACTGCAGCAGAGGGGCTTATAGCTGCCCTAAATGACTACTCGTAGGGTAATATGGATATAGATACTGCTATTAAAGTAACACGTATCTTAAAAGATGTTGGTAATATTGTTAAGTCTCTAGATATAGCTATGAAACAAGCTAAAGCCGAGTAGTTGGAGACTGGTAAAGTTAAAGGTGGAGGTATAATAGGCCTCTACGAAATGGTTAAATAATATACAACATGGAGAAAAGAGTTTTATTTACAGAACTTGATGACAGGGGATCACATCTCCGTAGAGACATTACTCCCACTGCGGTGGTAACCGACAAACGTCGTTTCCCGATAGCGCAGTTCTGGGATGCAAACAAAACTTATGATGTAATCGTAGCTGATGCCACAAGTGCTTCAGATACATTAGAAAAGGCTGAGAAGAATCTTAATAATGAGATTGCAACAGCCAGAGCTGCAGAAGCTACGTTAAGAGCTCAGTCTGTAGCTACCGCATCATATGATAGTCAAAATAAACTTATTAAATTCTATAATGCAAACGGTACTCTTCTAGACACGAGTATTGATGCCACTAACTTTATCAAGGATGGAATGGTAAGTAATGTTGCTATAGACGGCGACTATCTTGTTATTACATTTAATACAGATGCTGGGCAAGACGATATAGAGATTCCTTTGAGTGATATATTTAATCCCAACAATTATTATACTAAGACACAAATAGATAATATGATTGGGGATATTGAATCGTTACTTTCTAATATTTAATGATTATGATATCAGAAGAAATTACAAGATTACAAACAGCTAAAGCTAATATTAAAACTGCTATAGAAAACAAAGGGGTAGAAGTTAGTTCTAGTGCTAAGATAGATGATTATGCAAGTTTAATAGACGACATAAGTAGTGGCGGAGACACTTCAAAATATGGAAACCTTATTGATAACTATAGCGGTAGCACTGTTACAAATTTCAATTTTTATGCATTGTTTGAACATTTAACAATACCTAGTAATATTCAAACATTATGGCTAAATTTCCCAAATTATAGTCAGATTAAGTCAATAAGTTTTGAAGCAAATTCACAATGCACTAGTTTGCCTAGCCAATGGTTTTTAAATGTGACCACTTTAACAAATGCAACTTTACCACCATTGATTACAATAATACCAAATCAATGTTTTGATAATACAAGAATTTCTACAATAGATATTCCAAGTGGTGTTACAACCATTAATCCTTATGCTTTCAGACAAAATCCGTCACTTACTACTGTTAATTTCCAATCTAACAATACACTTACAACCATTGGTGCTAGTGCTTTTGATAACTGTACAAATTTGTCTTCAATTACTATACCATCAAGTGTTACAAGTATTGGTAATAATGCATTCCAATACTGTAGTAGCCTTACAAGTATAATTATACCAAGTGGTGTTACAACCATTAATGCTTATGCTTTCCAAGGCTGTACTAGTCTTACAAGTATAGATATACCAAGTGGAGTTACAAATATTGGTGATTTTACTTTCCGTGGTTGCAGTAGTTTAACAAGTGTAACCATTGCTAATAGTGTTACAAGTATTGGTGGTTATGCTTTCCAAGGCTGTACTAGTCTTACAAGTATAGATATACCAAGTGGAGTTACAAATATTGGTGATTATGCTTTCCAATACTGTAGTAGTCTATCAAGTGTAACTGTAAAAGCAGCAACGCCTCCAACATTGGGTGCAAGTGCCTTTAATGATACAAATAACTGTCCAATATATGTTCCATCTGAAAGTGTTGAAGCATATAAGTCAGCAAGTGGTTGGAGTAACTATGCAAGTAGAATCCAGCCAATACCTACAGTATAATTAAACTATGGCAGTATTAAGATATTTTCATCAAGACCCCAGACAAACATCTGTACAAGAGTCATCAGTAATAGATAAACAAGGTACTGTATTAACACAGAAGTTAACTACTATAAATCAATCTATAACTAACAATACACAAGTTTTAGAAGATAAGTAGAATAGTGTACCAGGTAAATCTCTTTCTACTAATGATTTTACGGATGAATATAAGAACAAACTTAGAGGAATTGAAGAAGGAGCTGAGGTTAATGTACAATCTGACTGGGGCGAAGATGACAATACTGCAGATAGTTACATTAAGAATAAGCCTACATCACTACCAGCTTCAGATGTATATGATTGGGCTAAACAACCAAACAAACCGTCTTATAACTTAGATGAGGTTCCGGATGGTAATATAAGAAAGCTTAGTAATTATATACCATTAGCCCAAAAAGGTATATATGGCGGTGTAGCTACATTGGGAGCTAATGATGGTAAAGTGCCAGAATCACAGCTTCCCAGTTATGTAGATGATGTATTAGAATATACAAATAATAGTCAATTCCCTGTTATAGGAGAAAGCGGTAAGATATATGTAAACACTACTACTAATCTTACTTATAGGTGGACTGGTACGTAGTATACAGAGATAAGTCCGTCTATAGCCTTGGGGGAAACATCATCTACAGCTTATGCTGGAGATAAAGGTAAAGCTCTTGCGGATAGTTTATCTTCTTTGACAGGTATAGTAAACGATACGCAAGATTATCAAGATACATTAGATTGGAACACTAGAGTAGCTATAGCTAAAATAAATGGTACAGAGATAACAGCTAAGTTGCCGTCAAATCCCGACACATGGAGGCCTATTAGTGATTCTATCAATACTGTTAGTTCTACAATATCTGCATCACTTACTGCAGTAAAGGCTGCATATGACTTAGCTGCAAGTAAGACATCGAATACTGGTACAGTAACGTCAGTAGGATTAACTGTACCGACAGGATTATCTGTATCAGGTAGTCCAGTAACTACATCTGGCACATTAGCTATTACATACGCTAGCGGATATTCTATACCTACTACAGCTAAATAGGATGAGTGGGATGCTAAGCAGAATGCTATATCAGATCTATCTACTATACGTACCAATGCCAGTAATGGTAATACGGCATACGGTTGGGGCAATCATGCTAATGCTGGGTATTAGATGGCTATATCTGATTTGGCCACTATTAGAGACAGGGCCGATGAGGGTCATGTTGCTTATGGGTGGGGAAACCATGCTGAGGCTGGATATGTTACGTCATCCGGTGTGACATCTATAAAAATAAAAGCCACTTCCCCAATAGTTAGTAGCAGTTCTTCTGCCATAACTACAACAGGAACAAGATATATAGGTATAGCAGACGCATACGGAGATATAAAAAACCCATATGGTGCCAAAACGGCAAATACTATACTTGCTGGTCCGACTACAGGATCTGCTGCAGTTCCAACATTTAGAGAATTAGAACAATCCGATATACCAACTTTAGATTGGAGTAAGATAAATGCTACGGTATCAACCACAACAGTAGGATCCGCTTCGGCTAGTACAAATATATCTGCTGACGACATTACGGCATGGGATCCTGGAGCTACACCGACACTTGGAACCGCAATACCAGCAGATGATATAACTGCATGGGACGCCGGAAGTACTCCAACATTAGGAACAGCAATAAGCGCGGATGATATTACAGCATGGTCTGCAGGATCACTGCCTACTTTAGGGACAGCAATATCTGCAGACGACATTACTGCTTGGAGTGCTGGAACGCTACCAACATTAGGCACCGCGATACCAGCTGACGACATAACAGATTGGACAACAAATGTACCTACGGAAGTTGTTCCAAATACAGTTGTTATAGGCGGAAGTACTACTAGTATACCAAATATATCTAAGAAGACTGTTGTAACAAGCGTAACAAAGAAAACAGTCGTTACTGGCGGTAGTACTACAGATGTGCCTAATATTAGTAAAAAGACAGTAGTTACCGGAGGTAGCACAACTGATGTACCTAATATATCTAAGAAGACTGTTGTTACCGGTGGAAGTACAACAGATGTTCCCAATATATCTAAAAAGACCGTAATAACAAGTGTATCGTTATCTGGTGGCATACTTACTATAAACACTGGTGATAGTGTAACAGTTGGTACAGCTATAAAGGCATATACCACTCTGAATACTGGCGACAGTGTTACAGTCGGCACACCTATAAAAGCTTATACTAGTCTTACTACTGGAGATTCTGTAACGGTGGGAGATCCTATAAAAGCGTATACAAGTCTAACAACAGGCGATAGTGTCACAGTATCAACGGGCGATAGTGTAACTGTCGGAGCCGCTATAAAAGCGTACACGTCTTTAACCACAGGTCCTGCCGCAACAGTTACTGCTGGCACAGCAGCATCTCTTGATTATAGTGCCAAGTCTATACCAAACATTACTGGTGTTGGTACACTACCGTCGTTGTCGTATACTTCGCGTAGTATACCAAATATTACTGGTGTTGGTACTCTCCCATCACTGTCTTATACATCTAGAAGTATACCTAATGTAACAGACGTAGGTACTGCCCCATCTCTTACTTATACAGCTAAATCTATACCTAATGTAACTAGTGTGGGATCTACCCCAACACTAACTTACGCATCTCGTTCTATACCAAATATATCAGTAACAAATAAAACAGTAGTCACAGGAATAACTACACCATAAAGAAGATAATATGTACGTAGGAAAAGTAAAATATGGAAATAATACATGGCCAGTCGGTTCTACACTATATGGCACATGTAATACTGCAGCCGATACGGTAGAAAAAACCGTAACGTTGGCAGACTTTGATACACTTCTCGAAGGTGTAACTATTCATGTTAAATTTACATATAGCAACACTGCAAGCAACCCGACGCTTAATGTAAACAGCACAGGAGCGTACGCAATAAAAAGATACGGAACAAAAGCCCCAGGTACCAGTTCCAATAGTTCGTGGAACGCTGGATCTGTTGTAAGTTTTACATATGATGGTACATACTGGCAATAGAACGACTGGTTAAACAATAACACTACTTATACGTTTGATGGAACTTATGACGCAAGTACTAATAAGGCTGCTACAGTAAACACTGTTACTAATGCAATCAATGCTCTTGATGGAGGTACTATAGGTACTGGCGGTAGTGGCAAAACCATCACCTCTCTTAGTCAGACTAATGGTAATGTGTCTGCAACTTTCGGTGATATTTCAATCACGAAATCCCAAGTGTCAGACTTTCCGTCTTTGGCAACTGTAGCAACCTCAGGTTCGTATAATGACTTGAGCAACAAGCCTACAATTCCTTCTGCCGCAAACAACGGTACTTTCTCTGTCAAGACAAAGGTTGGCTCTAATGATGCTGTCACAGCAGCTGATTTTACTGCTAACCAGTCGAGTGCAGACGATATTACATTCATTCAAGGAAGTAACGTTACACTCACTACGGATACTACAAATAGAACTGTTACCATTGCTGCAAAGGATACTACATATACTTTCGATGGTACCTACAACTCGTCTACAAATAAGGCTGCCACAGTATCTACGGTTACAAATGCCATAGCAACCCTTGACGGTACAGTCACAGGTAGTGCTGGATCAGGAAAAACCATTACTGCATTCTCACAGACAGACGGAAAGGTTTCTGCTACATTTGGCGACATTTCCATTACCAAGTCGCAGGTATCTGACTTCCCCACTATTCCTACGGTTAACAATGCTAAGTTCAGTGTGAAGGGCGATGGCACAGAAGTTGCATCCACTACGGCTAATGCTTCATCTGCTTCTTCTGTTGACATTGTGGCAGGAAGCAATGTTACTGTGACACCGGATGCTACAAACAAAAAAATAACTATTGCTGCTAAAGATACAACATATTCAACAGCCACTACATCAGCAGCCGGTCTTATGTCAGCAGATGACAAGACAAAGCTGAATGGCATAGCAGCAGGTGCAGATGTCAATGTTCAGTCAGACTGGAATGCAACTTCTGGTGATGCCTTCATTAAGAACAAGCCAACTATACCAGACAGCTTCCAGTGGTTCGGCACATCTTCCACAGCAGCAGACGTTGTGCAAAAAGAAGTCTCAATACCAAGTATAACCAGCTTGAAAACAGGTCAGATTATAGTAGTAAAGCCTACTGTGACATCTACTGTTGCAAACAGCACCTTGAAACTGAATGACTTTGATGCCTATCCGATGAGATACAACAACGCTGCTATTACTACAGGTACTGACAGCATTGTATGGAGTGCAAATATTCCATCGTTATTTGTGTTTGACGGTTCATATTGGGAATTTCTTGGGCATGGATTAGATTCAAACACCACATATTCTGCAATGTCTGTAGCTGAAGGCACTGCTGGAACAAAAACTTCTGCAAGGACTATGAGGGCTGACTATCTGAAGCAGATAATTCAGGCATTAGCACCTCAATCTGACTGGAATGCAACAAGTGGAGATGCAGTGATTCTGAACAAACCAACCATCCCGACAGTGAACAACGGAAAGTTTTCCATAAAGGGTGCTGGTACAGAGGTGGTATCTACAACAGCTAATGCCTCTTCTGATTCTTCTGTTGATATTGTGGCAGGAAGTAATGTAACGATTACACCAGATGCTACCAATAAGAAAATCACCATAGCATCTACGGATACCAATACTACCTATTCTGCAGGTACTGGGCTTAGCTTATCTGGCACAACATTTAGTGTAAAAACCGGTTATACTACTAGTGGAAACAATAGAGCTGTACAAGCTGACTCAAATGGTAATTTGTATGTAACACAAAAAGACGACAATGCCACATATACATTTACCGATAACAATCCGACGTTAGCTTGGGGTACTAAGTCTAAAGTAGCTACTGTTGGTGGTACCGACATTCATGTAACAATGCCAGCTAATCCGAATACTAACACTACTTATACTATAGCCACCGGCGATAGTGATGGACAAATAAAAGTTACTCCATCTAGCGGTAGTGCTTATAACGTAAGTGTTAAAGGATTAGGTTCTAGGGCTTATGATAGCACTAGTTATTTACCTTTAGCTGGAGGTACTTTGACTGGCGGGCTGAACTTTAAGTTTGGGCATGACCTTACACAAACAAATAACGGTGTAGAATCAGTCCAATACTACGGCATTAGGATGTACGATAAGAACAATTATTACTCCGCACAATTATTAAACCAAGTACAAACAGACGGTACAAATGCCTTAAACTTTAACCTTAGAAATAGGAATGGCAGTACAGAGTACGATAAAAGCCTGATGATATATCTTACTAAAGCCGGTGTCATCTCGGCATCCCTTGGCGGTGCATTTACAGCAAATTCTTTTATTAAATCAGGTGGTACATCTTCACAATTCCTGAAAGCGGATGGTAGTGTAGATAGCAATTCGTATTTGACAAGCATAACCAAAACAATGGTAACTAATGCTCTTGGTTATACCCCACCGACTACAGATACTAATACATGGCGTGGAATAACTGATAGTTACTCCGGTACAGATTCATCTATTTCTTTATCTCAAAAAGGCGGCAATGCTTTATACAATGCACTTTTAAACGGGTATGCTAGTTCTGCAGGATATGCAGATTCAGCAAGTTATGCTTCATCTATACCTTCAAGAACAATATGGGGGCAATCATTCAATGGAACTGCAAATGTAAATGGAACGTTCTATTTTACTAATGGAGATGCAACTATGAAAATATATGGTGCGCCATCTACTGTCGAGTCTTACGGTAACGAAAGAGTTGCAATACAAACATCATTTGATATGCAAGATCCAGAAACATCTTCTTATCCAACGAATTATCCTACCCGTGCGGCACTACTTTTGCAACCAAGAGGAGGCTACGTGGGCATAGGTACTACATCTCCATCCACAAGGATGCATGTTGTAGGCAGAGTGACGTGTGAATATAGTAGTGCATATTCTGGTTCATTTAGTGCTATTCGTGATGTCTATGAAGGATGTTTTGGAATAAATAGTTCCGGTTATACACTTCTTACTACAAATAAAGTTGGTGATTCTAGTGCAAGAGTTAGAATATCATTAAGTCCTCATACTATTACAAACAGCAGAATTATTTTGAATGATAATGTAGAAATGTCTAATGGTAGTGGTATATATTAGGCATCATCTTATAGTTCCAGTAGTGATCCTTTTTATATACAAAACCACGATTTGTATGATAACGATGTTTCAATAGGACGCCCTGGAGATTCAGGAAAACCTTGGGTTGGTATAGGTATACGGAAACCGTCTTATAAACTGCATGTAAATGGAGCATGCGGAGCTACATCGTTTCCTAATACATCGGATATAAGATTGAAAGATATATAGTCAGAGTGGTTACCTAAACTGGAAGATATAGCAAACGCTCCATCATTCTTGTTTAAATGGAATAATATAAAGGATGATACTGTTCATTTAGGTAGTAGTGCGCAATATTGGGAAGAAAAAGCTCCAAATGTAGTAACAGAAGCAAATGATGAAATAAAGACAAAATCGTTGCAGTATGATGTATTGGGAACTGTAAACAGTATAGCCATAGCAAAAGAAGTTGTAAGTTTAAAAGAAGAAATAAAGCTTCTGCAGGCTTAGATTGCAGAATTAAAGTAGCTACTAAATAATTAAATATAATCGATTATGTGTAATAATAATTGTTGTACGTGTTGTCAATGTGGCACGCACGATGACGATACTCCACAGGAGATCACATATACCTCTGTATGTAATAGTGATGTATGCAAAGATAAAGATGGATGCAGATGCTGTTGCTGTAAAAACAAAGGAGTATGTGAAGATGATCCTAACATTCGCTTGGATGGTATGGAAGAGCGTATGGAGGAGTGTTGTGAAGAAGTGAATGAAAGAATTACGAATCTAGAATGCGAGCTTTGTGAAGAGATAAGTCGTTCTACAACGAAAGACGAAGAGCACGATGAGAAGATAGAAGATCTTTATAATAAAGAGAGTTTAGACTATAATAATGTTAACTATACTCTCGATAACCACAATCTTGTTGTAAACTTCTATCATGATGATGTATTCCAGGATAGTATTACTATTCCGGTAGAGTCATTTATAAAAGACTGGTTTGTTGATGATGTCGATTTGATAGATTCTCATATACTTAGAATAACGTTTAATGTAGATCCTACTACAGAAACTCATCATGAACCCAGAATAATCGACATTGATCTTAATGATTTTCTAAATCCCAGTAACTATTATACTAAGACTCAGATCGACAATATGATCAATCCTCTTAGTCAAAGTATAACTAACCTTACTACAAACCTTAATAATTATAAGACAGAAGTAAGTAATACATACGAAACTAAAGTTGCTGCTGGTAATCATATCAACAATGTCGATTATGATCAAAACGATCATCATACACTCATCTTTACAAAAGAGAATGGTTAGACTATAACAAAAACAATTCCCGATAGCGATTTGTACATATAGTCTGGTCAATATACAGGTGGTAATCTTGTACTTACTAGAAACAATAATACAACCGTTACAATTCCTGTACCTGCAACAAATCATATTGTTGGAGGAAGTATTGATGGACGCGTAATAACTCTTGTTAGAGAGAACAACGGTACACCTGTTACCATCCAACTTCCGGCTGATGCAAATACATATCCTGTAAGTGCAGAAATTATTGGCAATACACTTACTATCACAAACAGCGATGGTAGTACTGTTCCTGTAACATTGCCTACTGATAATGATCATTATGTTACTGGCGGTAGCATTTCTGGAAGCACACTTACTCTCACTAGAAACGGAGGGCTTTCCAATGTAACAGTTCAGCTTCCTGCGTGGAAAACTACAGATAATGATCATTATGTTACCAGCGGTACCGTTACAAATGGTGTATTGAAATTAACAAGAGATGGTATAAACGGAACGGTAGATATAACACTTCCTGAAGGCGCAGATGGAGACCATTATCCAACGCAAGCAACATTGAATGGAAATACACTTACGATTTCTGGTAATACCGGATTTAATCCGTTTAGTGTAGATCTTTCTGGTATCAGCGGTACTACCAATGTAACATATGGTGGTGATACCGTAACATTACAGCAAGCTATCACATCTATTGAAAACAGGTTGAACGCACTTGAAGGATTGTGGGAGATTAATCCGAACGACAGTACACAGGTTGTTGCTAAGAATAATAGATCAGCAAAGGCCGCAGGATTCTATGATTCGACTGTAAACGCAGTATAATAATATAATATATGGTAGACTTTAATAAAAAGATTCTAAATAGTTCAAAGTTCCGCTAGCCAGCTATATTCTTTAAAGAGCATGGATGTTATACACTGGCTCCGCGTGGAACAACCGATTATATACAATATTGGGATAGAGAAACACAAAGGTGCATAAACGGATATGTAGCACCTGATGGCGACGCTATTACAGGCTACCATTATTTTTACCTAAACTATAGTCCTATTATGAAGTTGGAGGAAACTAAGTATACAGATAGGTACGGAAACGAACGTACCAGAAGAGAACGTGTACTTAATTTCCCCGACTTCTGGGATTATGATTATTACTACTTCAATGCGATAGAAGAAGCCGAAAACCAAGGGAAACACATGGCAACCCTTAAATGCAGACAGAGAGGTTATAGCTTTAAAGGGGCTAGTATGCTGGTGCGAAACTATGAACTCATCCCAGGATCAAAGAATTTCGCAGTAGCTTCTGAGTAGAAGTTTCTTATAGGAGATGGACTACTTACGAAAGCTTGGTAGATCATGGATTTCGTAGACAAGCACACAGCATGGTCTAAACAACGTCTAACATCAACCCGTATGGAGCGTGTATCTGGTTACAAAGTCACAGATGAATTTGGTAAACAGACAGAACAAGGATATTTGAGCTCTATTACAGGTATTACACTAAAGAATGACCCAGAACGTCTTCGTGGTACTCGTGGTAAGCTTGTGCTATTTGAGGAGTGCGGTAAGTTCCCCAACCTAGAAACAGCATGGCGTGTTGAACAACCTGCTGTAGAAACTGACGACGGTGTGGCATTCGGTTTGCTTTGTGCATTTGGTACAGGTGGTACTGAAGGAGGTAGCTTTGATGGTCTAAAGAATCTATTCTATAAACCAGATGCATTTAATGTATTATCTTTCGATAATATATGGGATGACGGATAGGAGAATACTAAATGTGGATTCTTTGTACCAGCGTGGAGTAATATGGGTCCTGAGTTCATGGATGAAGACGGTAATAGCGATAAAGATAGATCTATAGAAGAATTAATGGTATAGCGTAACAAAGTTAAAGATGGAGGCGCTACACAGACATCTATAGATAGGTTTATCTCAGAACGTCCTTTAAAGCCACAAGAGGCTGTCTTAGAGCTTGGAAGAAACATATTCCCTAGAAAGCTATTGATGGACCAGCTAACCCGTATCAGAACCAATAAGAAGCTTTAGAATATGAAACATATTGTAGATCTTCTATGGGACGGTAAAGGTGGTGTTGAAGCAGTAGAAAAGAAATCTGGAGATATAACTACTTATCACTTAAAGAAAGATGACAAACCAAAAGGATCAGTAGTTATCTGGGAATACCCAATCACAGATCCCCCATTTGGATTATACATTGGCGGCTGCGACCCGTATGATCATGACGAGTCGTTCACTAACTCGTTAGGATCGACGTTTATTTTTAAAAGAGTTAGAGCTGGAGAGGCTTGGAACGATGTAATAGTCGCAGAATATACTGGGCGACCAGATACTGCTGAAGAATATTACGAAAACGTGCGTAAACTATTGATATTCTATAATGCACGTCTGTTGTTTGAGAATGAACGTAAGGGTATCTACCCTTACTTCACAAACAAACACTGTGATTATCTTCTTGCAGATTAGCCAGATAAAATAATTACGGAAGTCTTTAAAGACAGTAGAGTACAGCGCCGCAAAGGCTGTCATATGACTAAATAGATTAGGGCGTATGGAGAAGGATTAATCCTCGAATGGCTTATGGAAGAGTATGAAGAAGGGCATCCTAATCTAGAAAGAATATACAGCGAACCTTTGATAGAAGAGTTAATAGAAAACGACGGTGAGAAAAACGTAGACCGTGTTATTGCTATGTGTATGGTTATGATATATAGAGAAGAACTATATCAAGTTAAAGTGTCCGCTGCAAAAGAACAAAACAAATAGGTTGAACTCTTCGAACTACCTTTATTCAGTTAGCGATACTGGGATGCTGATGAAGAGGTAGTGCAAGACAACATACCTGTATTTAACTTTTAATATATGGTTAGAGTAGACGATAATTTATATAACGTATCATTTCCCCAATAGAAACTACCACTAAAAAAGAAAGACGAATAGTGGCAGCATGATTGTGTAAACTGGATAATCGGCGAGGGGAACGTTGCGTCTGGAGGTATGAATAAGACGCGATTCGGAGAGATACAAACCTACTATAATCTTTATAATTCTATATTTGATGAAAAAGACTTCAAGCGTATTACGAACCCATTTAAGGTAGAAGATGGGTTCCCCGCTACTCCTCAAGATTTCAATATAATTAGGCCTAAGGTAGACCTCCTTATAGGTGAAGAGACAAAGAGGCCAATGAACTTCAGGGTGGTGAGAACGTCGTAGGAAGCCGCTTCAGAGCTTATGGACAGAGAGAAGGAGATGCTCATCCAATATATTATGGCATCTATTACTTCTCAGATGGGTCCTGAAGAAGCACAATAGTTTTAGCAATAGTTACAGTCTGGCGAGATAATGCCTCCTGAAGCTATAGCTAAATATATGTAGAAAGATTATAAAGATGTTATAGAAAACACAGCATATCATACCCTCACATACTTACGAGAAAAACTAAACTTGGACAATGAGTTTATCAAAGGCTGGAAAGATGCTCTTATTGCAGGTACTGAATTCTATTATGTTGGTGTAATGAACGATGAGCCGTACATGGAGAGAGTGAACCCAGAATACTTCGATTATGATCATAGTCCTGATCTAGAGTTTGTAGAAGATGGTTCGTGGTGCTGTCGTAGAATGAGGATGCCTGTGGCTGAGATATATGACCGTTATTATAATAAGCTTAGCGAGAAAGACTTGAATAAGCTTAACGAGATGATGGGTAGCAGACACGCTAATGATCTTGGTGATAGACCTCCTGTAGATAACTTCGGTGGTGGTATACAATTCCATATCTATGATAATCCTACTATGGATTAGAAGACTAGATATGCTATAAATGTATGGCACTGCTGTTGGAAATCTTTCAAAAAGATATACTATGTTACATACTTCGATGAAGCCGGTCAGGCACAAGTAGAAATTATGGACGAGTCTTATAAGAAGACAGGACAGGAGATATCAGTTGAACCGGACTGGATTATAGAAGTTTGGGAAGGATACCGTGCAGGATCTGATCTTTATTTTGGTATTCAGCCTATTGAGTACCAGCATGTATCAATTGATAACCCTAATTCTCAAAAGCTTCCGTATTGCGGATGTGTCTACTCTAATACCAACAGTAGGCCACGTTCTCTTGTAAGTATACTTAAGCCTCTACAGTATATGTATATTGTATTGTGGTATAGACTTGAGTTAGCTATAGCCAGAGATAAGGGAAAGGTAGTAAACATGGATATTACATAGATTCCTAAATCTATGAATATCACTCCTGATAGATGGATGCACTACTTGTCTTCTGTAGGCGTAAACTTTATTAATCCTTATGAAGAAGGTTGGAACATCGCAGGTAGAGAAGGCGGAAAGCCTGCTACGTTTAATTAGATCACTGCTCTCGATCTTACTATGTCGAACGTAATCGCTGAATATATTCAGCTGATGGATAAGATTGAGCAATTGGCTGGTACTATATCAGGTATTACAGAACAGCGTGAAGGCGCTATTAGTTCTAATGAACTTGTAGGTAATGTAGAACGTAGTGTTGTACAGTCTTCTCATATTACTGAGCCTTTGTTCTGGGCTCACAACCAATGTAAGCGTCATGTACTTAACATGTTGTTAAATACAGCTAAAGGGGCATGGTAGCAGACAGGTAAGAAGAAGCTTAGTTATATCTTCGATAATGGAGAACGTGCTTTTGTTGATATCCAAGATAAATTCTACTATGAAGATATGGATGTGTTTGTAAGCGACACTTCTAAAGACATGGAAAACATTTAGAAGTTGCAGCAACTTATTCAGCCGGCTATGCAGAATGGTGCTAGCTTGCTTGAAGCAGCTGAGGTACTTACCAACGATAACTTCAACATCATCAAGCAGAAGCTTCTAGAGATGCAGCAACGTCAAGAACAGCAAATGCAACAGCAACAAGAAGCTGAGCAACAACAAGCTATACAACTGCAACAAATGCAGAATGAAGCTCGTGAACAAGAACTTATGCTTGAAGAGGCTAAGATGGAGCTTGAGCGTTACAAGATCGATGCTGACAATTAGACTAAGATTGCGGTTGCTGAGATATCTACTTATCGTGGTACTGAGGAGAAAGATATCAATCAGAACAATATCCCAGATCCGCAGGAAATGTACGATATTGCTATTCAGCAGTAGAAGCTGCAATCCGATGCTTATACGAAGCGTTACGAAGCAAATCAGAAGAAGAATATAGAAGACAAGAAGATTGAGCTCGAACGTGAGAAGATGAAGCACGAGATGGCACTACAGAAGCAGAAGGATGACGCGGCTCTTGAGCGTGAGAAGGTTAAAGGGCGCTACGCTCTTCGTAACAAAACATCGGGAGAGCGATGACGTACGCTGAAGAACAAGAGCTTCTATAGCTTACTAGAGAGAACAATCAATTGTTGAAACTTATACTGAGATATGTTTGGCATGATGGAGGCGATGATTTCATTACCAACATCATTGCTAACATAATCGGTAATAGAATAGATCCTGCTTATGTATAGAGATCCAAGTGAATTTAGAGAGCGCTTTAAGGCGTATAAAGAAGGTAAATCTGTACGAGAGATCTATGGATTGTCTGGGTATGCTGGAGGTAAAAGTACTATTGAAGACACCGCCGATTTTCTTAAACAGTATGAAGGGTTTAGAGATAAAACATATCTAGATGGAAAGGGGATACCCACTATTGGATACGGTTTTACGGATGCTAAATTTGTAAACAAAGGAAGAATAACAAAGGCTGAAGCGGATGCTGAGTTAAAAAGACAAATCGCATTTAGATAGGCAAAACTTAGAAAGAAACTTGGTCCTGCAGTGTGGGATTCTTTATCTAACGACAGTAAGAAAGCTCTCACGTCGTATCATTATAATTATCCTTCCGGATTTGAAGATGATACCAAGTTTATGAAATATTGGAGGTCTGGACAGTATGCAAAAGCTATAAAAGAAGTAGATGCAGGATGGAACGATTCTGCAAATCCAGGGCTTCGTACACGTAGAATGAAAGAGTAGTAGTTACTATTTTCAGACCCTGTACTTGGAGGTTTTATTGTTCCAGAAACAAAACCTGAACCAATTATAGCTATGCCAGACGCTACTAGAGTATCTACTATTCCTACTATACAATAGAAAGCTATAGATTATTCTGATCGTAGAAATGCAGTAGCCGCTGAAGCGGAGCGTGCTATGTGGGCTCATAATGTAATGGAGGATATGAAAGGTGCTTATCAAGTACCTATCTGGGAATCTCCTTCATTACCAGCATTGACTCCTGTAGAGTATGATGTTACTCCTTTGAAGACATACGCTGGTGGTAAAGTTTCAAATGAACCGGTAATAACTCAAGGACGTGCTGGTAGTAGATTGGACAAACTCGACAGAATGATGGATCCGGACGAAGACGACGGTGTGGCAACTAGAGTGGCAAAGAAAATAGGAAAAGGTATTACATCTATCGCACAAGATGCAAAGAAAATATTTGGATTAGAAACAGTAGATAGATTTGCTACTCGCACACAACGTCCAGAAGATTATGTAGACGCAGCATTCCTTACAGTAGGTAATGCTATCATATCTAAAATAATGAAGTCGTCTTCTAAGGCGTTCATAAAATAGTTCGTAATGTCTTTTGATGATATGGATGCTAGAGCGATTGGAAAATATTTCTTTTAGGAGCATCCAGAATTAATGACACAACCGCAAGAAGCATGGTATGGAGAATTAGCTAAAAAATCAGATTCATATTTTCGTTAGGCGATAGATCACAGAGTCAAAATGTTTGATCGAGAAGGAAGACCTCTCAGCCCAGAAAGTATAGCAGCTTAGATCAGTCCTGATATCAAAATTGCACCAATTAAAGGAAGTCGCTATGGGGGAATTTATTCTGCTCCCGATAATACTATGCTCGTCAATAGTGATCTTGTAAAAGACCCAAGAACTGCTGCTAAAGTATATAATCACGAACGAGCTCATGCAATGCAAACAGCGTTTGAGAATGAAGTAGGATTGCCGTACCCGATTAGATACGGTACAGAAATGGAAGCTTTATTCCCGTTTACAGCAGAGCAAAAGGCGAAACGTCCAGGCGTGCATATAGGTAAAGAAATTGATGCTTCTTTACACGAAGTTAAATCATTGCGTTCGTATGACACGAATCAACTAGGTAGAGCGTTAGATGTAGACTTTGAAAATATGTCTGATGAAGAGTTTAAACAATATGCGAATAATGGTTATTTCAAAGATATAATGCAGAATATCTAGAACGGACTACAAGCACAAAAGAAATTTATAAGCAAACTTAAGGACGGCAAGCTACCTGGATATAGTAACGGCAAAATAAGAATTAAACCGGCTAATCTCGGTAAGTTTAATGCTACTAAAAAACGTACCGGTAAAACAACAGAAGAACTTACACACAGCAAAAACCCGCTTACTAGAAAACGCGCAATATTTGCACAGAATGCTAGAAAGTGGAATCACAAATAACAGAATAAACTGTACAAATTAACTTACATATTATAATATGGCAAAGAAAAAGAATACAATTCCGAGCGGATTTGAAGATGTTCTTGGAAGCATTTATTCTAATGCTGAAGGCCAAGAAGAGGTTACACAATTAACTGATGATAGAGGTTACTTTGTTAATCCCGACGACGATGATGATCCAATCGATGAACCGATTAAGAATGAGCCGCCAGTGAAGAAAGATCCTGAGGACGGCAATGTAGACGATCCGGATAAACCGGATCCAAACGCAAAGGATGATGATTCTCCAATCCCTCCTAGCGTAAATAATCCTGAACCACCTATAACAGAACCACCTGTAGAGGATCCTAATAATAATGAACCTACAGATGCTGATGTAATAGAAGCTGAACAAGTAGGGTTGTTCTTTGATGCCCTAGGTAATTCACTTGGGTGGAACATGGATGAGATTGATGAAAAGAGTAGACCTCTTACTGTAGATCAACTAACCGAATACATGCGTGATGTTGTACAGGAGAACTCCGTACCGCAATACGCAGACGATCGTATACAGGCGCTCGATGAGTATGTAAAGAACGGCGGTAAGTTTGAGGACTTCTACCAGAAACAGCAACAGGCTCTTACTCTTGATGACATTAATCTCGAAGACGAGAATAATCAAAAGGCAGTTATACGTGAACTCATGCAGCGTAATGGTTATACCAACGAGCAGATTAATAAAAAGATTGAACGCTATGAAGATGGTGACATGCTGTTTGAGGAATCTGAGGATGCTTTAGATAGATTGAAGCAGCTTAGGCAGGCTGAGGTTGAAGAAGCTAAACGACAATAGGAAGAATTTGCACGACAATAGGAAGAACAATCAAGACAATTCTTCAGCACTGTAAGTAATGACATCAAATCACTTACTAACATTCGCGGCATCGCTATTCCTAAGGAAGATCGTCAAGCTTTGTTTGATTACATTTTCAAAGTGGATCAGAACGGTCAATCACAGTATACTAAAGACTTTAATAAGAATCTATCAAAGAACCTTATTGAGTCTGCGTATTTTACGATGAAAGCTGATACTTTAATCAATAACGCGACGAAGGCAGGAGAAACATCCGCTGCTGAAAAACTTAGGAAAATGTTGAGGCATAGTGCAAAGAATCATAGCACTTATAATGCCGATGATAAACAGAAGTCAGTAACCGACCTTATAGGTGGTATGTTCTGACGCACAAGAATTATAAATATATATGAATAATACTTTACTTAACAATCTCCAGCTGTACCGTGGACGTCGTTTCTCGGACCTGGTAGATGAAAACATGATTTCTAACGCCCTGCTGACTAGACCTCATGAGGTGTCTGGTCTGCTTTCACTGGTATTTGGTACAAAAGACGATGGTGTTTCTACTACTATCGATCTGCTCACCGGTGGTCTTGGCAAGACAATGATTATTGATAACCGCGAGTTTGAGTGGGCTGTCCAGGTTGACAGCGAGCACGCTATTAACATTCGTTGGGCAAAGTGGAACGGTAAGGAGATTACCTCCGCTAACTATATTTCTGAGACTCCTGGTCTGAATGGTACTCCTATCTACCTCGCTCTTGAAGAGCGTTGGTTCGGTCCTGGTGCAATTCTGTCATTTGACGATTACAAGTTCCAGGTTCGTGTAAACGGTGTTCCTTATCAGGACGGTAGCGCTTGGGTATATGAGGTATATGTTGTTGATGGAGCACAGGCTGCTTACATCCCCGGTGAGTTCCTGCTTCCTGGTCGTCAGGTAAGCCGTTTGGGTTCTGCTTACGAGGAGTACAGTGATGAGGCAGATATCATCAACTACCAGACTCCGTTTAAGATGCGTGGTCATCTGCAGACTCTCCGTCTGACTTATGATATTACTGGTGACGCATATTCAACGGTTCTGGCTATTGCTCTGCAGGATCCCGAGACTGGTAAGAAGAGCTATCTCTGGGCCGATTATCAGTACTGGCTCGCACTCCGTGAGTGGAAGAAGCGTGAGGAGTATCAGCTGTTGTTCTCTAAGAGCAACCGTCTGGCTGATGGTACTTATCTTAATAAAGGGACAAACGGCAGACCCGCACCTACGATGAGTGGTTTGTTCGAGCAGATTAGCCCGGCTAACATTCGTTACTATCATCACCTGACAGCTGAGCTGTTCGAGGATTATCTCTTCGACCTCTGCTACAATATCCTTGGTACCAATGAGCGTCGTTTCGTTGCTCTGACTGGTGAGATGGGTATTCGTGAGTTCGACCGTATCCTGAAGGAGAAGGTTGCTAGCTTCAATATGTGTGAGAATATCTTCGTTACCGGTAGCGGTCAGAACCTGACTCTCGGTGGTCAGTTCACTACCTACAACATGACAAACGGTATCACGCTGTCTCTGAAGCGTTGTCCTTTGTTCGATAACATGGAGATGTTCCGTCAGCTCCATCCGCTGACTGGTAAACCCCTGATGTCTTATACGTTCCTGTTCGTCAATATCAGCAACTTCGACGGTCAGGCTAACGTTGTTAAGGTTTGCCGCAAGGGTCGTGAGTTTGTTCAGTGGTACACCGGCGGTTCTGTTTCGCCTCAGGGTTATGCAAACAGCATTAACACTCTGCGTTCTAACAGCCGTGATGGTTACCAGGTTCACTTCCTCGGTGAGGAGGGTATTATGGTTCGTAACCCGCTGAACTGTGGTATTCTGTACTGCGACGCTGAAGATACCGAAATCTGCAACGACGGCGGTATTAATGTCGGTGCGTAATATCAATAAAACATACTGATGTCCGAGGGGGCTTAGTGCCCCCGCCCGGCATCACAACATACTAATTATTATAATTATGGTAGTTGAATTAAAGATTAAGAAGAAGAATCCCTGGGGATCTTTTATAAAGTATAGGAATTGTTTTGATTATATTGCTCCGTACTTTACACGTTCCGGGTCGATTTATACGGGTCTCACCCCAGAAGATGAGAAATATTATGAGAAAGCTTTGGGTTATCCCGAAGGACATCTTGCAAAAACATCAGAATTTTGGAATACATTCTCTGTAAAAGTTGGTGCACGTGGTTTGCTTCTCGACGATTCTATTCCTCGCCAAGCCATGATGATCAAATTCTTAGAAGGTCATAAGCGTGTTGCTACTACACTTGATAAACTTGATGCAGGTAAAGATTATCTGTTGATTAACCGTGAGGCTGAGGCAATTGAACAGAATAAGCAGAACAAGCTTCGTCGTGATGCAATTAAGCAGTTTGATACATTGTCGCTTGAGCAAATGCGTAAGTGTCTGCGTCTGTTTGGTGCTAATCCCGATCGTATGTCTAACGAACTTGTAGAATCTACATTGTTTGGTATTGTTGATAAACAACCTAAGAAGTTCATGGATAAGTGGGTTAACAATAAGTCCAAAGAGACGGAGTTCTTGCTTGAGAATGCTATTGCTAAAGGTGTAATTCGTAAAGATAAGACACACTATTTCTACGGTTCTGATATGTTTGCAGACTCGCTTGATGATGCTATTGCATATTTGGATAGTAAGAAGAATCAAGACCTTAAGCTTTCGATTATAAACGAAACAGAGAATAAATAACTCTAATAAACATGTGATATGACGCATAAAGACATATATACTAAGTTCGTGATAGAATATGACAAGGCAAATGTTACTTCGTCATATCCATCGTTAACAGAATACGAAATAGCTACTGTTCTTGATAAAGCTTATAACGCACTGATTGCACAAAAGATAACTGGTAATAATTACAGACGGTCGATGTTCGAGTCTGACGTAAAATCTATTGCAGATCTTGAACCACTTGTTAAATCTGAAAAGAAGAGATTATCTTCAGAAAATTCGAGAGTTGCAAACATGAGTTATACTGATTGTCCTGATGATATGCTTTATTATATTACTTCGTACGTACGTAAAGATACAAAAGCAATGCCTGTTCAATCTCCATATAATCCGATGGATAGTAACAGGACTAGGACAATGTAGGTAAAACTGGTTAGTCACGATATGGCAAACAATTTCTTTGCTAGCCCGCATAACATACCTTGGGTAAAAGATCCGGTATGTTATATAGAAAGCAATAAAATTAATGTCGTATACGATCCTATAGACAAACCAATGTTTGCTGATGCAGATGACAAAACAGATACCGATATTGAAATAGTATATATAAAACAACCACACACGTTTGTAAAAGATTTGAGTCAATATTCTAGCGCAAATTACGCATCGTATTTCGATTGGAATGGCTCTGGAAATTTACCAGAAGCATATTAGTTCGAATGCAATAGCACAATGGCAGAAGAACTTGTAAGCCTTGCTGTAGCGTTTGCTCTTGAGAATGTAGAATCTGCTAGATTAAATAGTAAACTTAATATGAGAGGACTTGAAGCATGACGTTAGATGAAACAAGACAAATGGGTATTGAATTCGAAAGACGAGTTCAAACCATGATTCCTGAGAAGGAATTATTAGAGAAGCTTGATACTGAGACGATCTACTCGTTCCTCAATCAATATCAAGACAAATATATACACGATATTTATCGTAGCCTTGATGCTATTCCATCTGGTTCTAAGATCTCTGCACATGTAGAGAGTGTATTGCAATCGTTGTTAAAACGCGATTGGATACCGGTTACGGATCCGGGCGTAATAAACGCAACAAGCAATCTTATTGATCCAAACGGCATTGAGGTTATGAATACCGGTAGATCTGTAGTATATCCATTGAACCCCTTATTTTACATGTATGTCAGAAGTGTATCAAAAGTCACTAAAACGTTTAGTTTTAGATCTGATAAAGCAAATAATAACAGCTCTATCAGAGTTTTGCCGAACGAGTTGGTATCACAGTCCGATGCCTGGACTTTAATAGAAACTCCTCACGATACACTTAGGATATTACGTAGACCGGCTGCAGTGTTGAGTAATACCGTTGCTGATACAAACGGACAGAAAGAAGGACAAAGTCTTACTGTAATATACGATCAGTATACTGAACCTCTTGGTATAGAGATATTATACTACAAAGAACCCGCTCATTTTGATCTTATGACTTCTACTGCATGCGAACTTCCTTTAGATTGCTTCGACGATATTGTTACAGGTGCACTTGAACTCTATATTCAATATGTATCTGGTGCAGAAGCAAATAGACGTAGACAGCAGGAGGCTATGAGACAGCAAGCTAGACAACAGAATAACGATAATGAGAACAGTTGATTTAATAGCAGCTTTTGAGCTTGAGATAAATAAACTAGATAATTCTTTGCAAAAGCCTGTTACAGACGATTCGCTGTTCTGGATTAATCAAGCTGTTATTAAGTTTGTTAAAGATCGGTTTAATGGAAATCCTCCTAAGAAGACTTCCTATGAGTAGAATGAAAAACGTACTAGAGATTTAATAAGATTATATAGAACTGGTACAAACTATAAATTTCGTAAAGACTTTAGTCATGTTAACTATAATAGTTATTCTTACTGCTATCCACAAGACATGATGTTTGTACTTAATGAAGATGTTGTTATAACAGATATGGATGGTGACCATCAGATGGATACGTGCGTATTTGAATGTACAGCAGATAGTTTTATGTATAGAATAAACAATAGTCTTACTGATTTTCATTATAAGTATCATAGAGCTCGTCCTCTTAGAATAAGAACAAGGAATGGATTTCGTCTGTTAACAGACAAGAATTATAAGATATACTCCTACACTTTAGGTTATCTTAAAGTGCCGGAAGAAATAACTAATCAAGATCCATATAAAGAGTACAAGGATTTTGATGACTATATATGGTTAGAGATAACTAAGATCGCAGCACAGATGTATGTGGAGAATCAATCCGATCCTAGATATAAAACTCTAACAAACGAAGTACTCACTTAGGAATAATTTAAACGTGGAAACCCCAGCTGGTTAGGTCCAGTCTTTGTATATAGGGGGAGTAGAATAAATTAATTAATATAATATGATTACATACGTAAATACTGTGCTCGTCAGCAATTTGGCTACGGGTGCTGTGCTCACAGATGAGCCCGCTGCAGCTACTTCTATGGCTGCTGCTTCTGCCGATGCTGGCAAGTTCATTATCATGAACTGCGATCCCGATGTTGTCGCCGATAAGCTGTATGAAGTTACTACAGCTAATGCTGGTGCTATCAACAAGATTAAGGTTGGTATCGTTACAAAGAAAAACACCGCTGTTCGCATGCCGGATGGTTCTACCGAGTATCGTCCTATTATTAAGTGGTCTAACGAGATTAAGTCTAAGGATGTTCGTAGTTACAACGTTCTTTCTTATACCGCAGACACCGAGGACGCTATTGTTATCGATTTTGATAACCTTGATGAGAGCAAGCTGGTTGATACCGTAAATGGTACCGATGGTGGCAAGCGCATCATCGTTCGTCTTACTTACAAGGATATGCCTCATCGCTATCGTAAGTGGACTGAGTCTTATGAGTATGTTACTTCTAAGACTGAAACCAAGGCTTCTATTGCCAAAGGTATCGCTGACATGATCAACCGTGAGTGGAAGCGCGCTCGTGTTTCTGTCGTAACTGGTACTTATACTCCTGGTCAAGCTGGTGCTCCTGGTACATTTACTGCTGGTGCTAATGGTACTGCTATTCAGATTACCGCTCTGCCTTATGATGATGACGATGCTGTTGATACGCTGAACTGGGCCAACAAGGTTCGTTTCAATGCTAACATTTATTGGACTGATCCTGCTGGTGATGGTTGGGAGTCACTGAACAAGTACTTCCCGAAGGGTGTTGTGATTGTTAAGACTCCTGGTAAGACCTATCCCGCTTCTGCTAAGCTGGTTCGTGATCGTGAGTCTCAGGCTATGGGTTATCTGGGCATCCTGAACCGTGGTAACGGTACTTGGCCGATCATCAAGCCTGATATGGAAGTACAGCTTGATAAGCACTATGATGCCATTACGCTTGAGTTTGAGAATATGTATCGTGCTGCAGACGATATCTTCCGCAAAACCAAGCAGACTGTTGAGATCTATGGTATCGAAGATCAGCTTGAGGATCTTAAAGATATTCTCGAAGCTTTCATCGAGTGGGATGGTAAGCTCGCAGATTGATAAACAAAACATATAAAACTGGCTGGGGTGGGCTACGCCCAACCTGGCCTTTTTTATTACATATTGCAATATGAGAAAAATAAGAATAGGTAACGATATTAGGCTTATTCTGAATATCAATACGACATCTACTATCATCGAAGATGATGGTACGCAGTATAACATTACTGTGAACGATTTAGATATGACTAATATCAAACAAGTAAGGTGTTACTTAATTAACACCTCTAAGGAGGAAGATCGGAAGAAGTTTAAACGTGTTGGTTTCCCAGAATTCTATAATCCTACAGCATATAATATAAATAATGCAGGATTCCCTAGTTATCATATGGAGCCAGCAAATGTTTGTAACTACGATAGATTTGCTCCAGATTTTCACGATTTTCATTGGTGGCCTGGTTTCCGTGGATTCGGTATGTATCCAGAAAGATTCCACGATCATTGCGGTCATGTACTCTGGCATGGTCCTCATCCAGAACACAATCATTTCCCTGATCATTGGTACCTTGCTGACTCATGGGTATTAAATGAAAAGAATACGCTCGCATGCATGTTCCCGGCTATTGATCAGATAATGTGTGGTACATATAAACTTGTTGTAGTAATAACAGTATTCCAAAAAGGTTGGGGTAAACATAATCTTCGTACTTATACAATAGACAAAGGTGATATATTCCAACTTGTAGACGAAGGTGGTGAATCCGGTCCAGTAACAATCGATGTTGATACTAAAGGCGATGATAGGAAGAATATGCCTGAGATAGAAGCTATTTATACTACACAGTTTAGTAATGAATGTTATACTCTTGTTATGGGCCAAGATCTTAGAATAGGTGAACAAGATGTTAACGAAAGTGAATATCGTATTTACGTCAAGCTTAAGGATGGCAGTACATTACTGTATAATCCTCTTGATTGGAAGTATGATAATCTTAATTTCGAATCTCCAAGCTGTGCTGTAACAGTAGATAAAAATGGTACTCTACATGCACATTGCTTGACAGATCCTATATGCATCACAGTATCGTACGGAGAAGGTCGTAGTAAGGTACAGACTTCATTCTGTGTTAAAGTAGATCCTGTCATTCCTTTGTATGTAGGTTTCTCTACAGACGGATCCTTTAACAACATTAGTAAAGATAAAGACAACTGGTATAAAGGAGATAGCATTTGGAATGTCAAGAAACGTCAAGCATTAGATGGTGTTATTGATATCCATAATCCGCTTTGTGGAGGTTACCTGTATATCATGTCTCAACGTAAAATAAAATACATTAAGTCTTTTGGAGAAGATATTGTTTCTTCAAGTGTAAGATTTCCTGTAGTTCCTGGCAACAAGAAGGTAGACAACTACTTTGTATATCGCAGCGTAGCTCCTATTGTAGGTGGTGGTGCTATTCCTACAGGTAATGATGTTAAATTTAAACTTGTATACGCATGAATTGTAATTGTTGTAACTGTTCAAGTAACAGTGGCTGTGGAGATAACAGCGAAATCAAAATATATGGCACGCTTGTAAATGTTACGATCGACGATAAGTTGAAAGATGCTAGAGATGAATAGCATGATCCTTGTAAAGCCAAGAATTGGCCTAGTAACGTAACAGAAGAAGGACATAATGGTGCGCTCGCATATGCTTATCAACTGCATGACGGTAGATTTAGGCAAGATGATCCAAATATGAAAGAGTGGGAACGTTTTCAAGATGAAATCAACAAACGTGTTACAGATATTATATATGACGAGACCGGTGGTAACGTTAGTGACGAGCCGATAACAATCATAGAGAACCCGTTTACGCATGATGATAATGGTAATCTTGTACCAATTGGTGGAGAACCGTATGACGATAAGTGGTTGAAGGGTGAGAACACAGACGGTAAGGATGGTATTATAGGGGCAAATCCGGACAACTATGACGATCGTAAGGATGAACTGAAAGCTGTACCTCTTTATCCAAATGGTGGTAATACTCCTGTATTTAAAGATAATATTATTGATTTTATCCTTAATCTTGCTGCAGAAGTGAATGATTTAAGAAACAGGATCATTGCACTTGAAGACGGTGATACAGATACCTGTTTGTGGACAACTTCTGGAGATGGAATATGCCCAAAGAATAGTAACGCTAAAGTATATAGCGATCAGGGTTTCTTTGACAGAAGCTTGAATAACCCGCAATCATGACGTTATTGTTGAAGAGAATTGCTCTTAGAGATACTTACACAATAGGTAAACTTTACATAGATGGTATATATTAGTGCGACACAGTAGAAGACAAAGTGCGCAACTTAGACAAAGAAAAGAAAGTATATGGAGAGACAGCTATTCCGTATGGGACATATAAAGTAAGCTGGACATATTCTCCTAAGTTTAAGAAATATATGCCTCTATTAGAAGATGTGCCACATTTTGCAGGTATACGAATACACTCCGGTAATACAGCCAAAGATAGTCTTGGCTGTATTATAGTCGGAGAAAATAAGCAAAAAGGAATGGTACTTAACTCTAGAGCTACAGTAAATAAACTATACCCTTTGATTAAGAAAGGATGTCTTTCTAAAGAAGGATGTAAAATAATAATATAGTAATATGTTAAGAATGATAACTTACGGAGATCTACCAAATGGGGACCCGGGAATGAATACTCTTCTCATAAGTGCAGAAATACCACCAGAGAGATGTGTGTCTAAATACGTTGCTATATATAACGGAACCGACACAGATAAAATGAACGAATTTGCTACGGCAAACGGAGGTGTTGATAAATTTCCAGATACCAGACTTGTACCGGTATGGCCAATTGAAGAAAGTAGTTATAGCAAAATGTGTACATATCCATGCGACTCTAGTCGTATGAGGGTTGGAAGATAGCAGGGGCAACCGGATAATCCAACAGGAGACGCATATTTAGCTGGTTATGATTATACATTCGAAAATGTTCCAGATTGGTTAACTATAACTCGTCGCAGTACTACAACATTTCATACAAATGCCGGTTATGTATGGGATGATGGAATAACAATAACAGCGCAAGCTCTTTCTGACGGTGAACCTGATAGATATGTTTATATCACAGTAGTCGCTAAAGAGAATAGTGAAACAATGGCTGCGGCTAGAATATATGCGCAACAAAATAATGCATAGGTTTGTGAAACAGTATGCGAAAAATCTAAAATCCTTATATACCAAAAAGCGCAAGGTGCTACTGGAAAGTAGTTTGTTGGAGTTGATAAATTAACGTTAACGGCTACATCATCCACCATAGAAAATAACACGCGAATAAATCTTGCTGCAATATGTACAGAACAAAATTTATCAGGTACATGTTTTGCTAATGGTACAATATTAGGTCAATCTGCAGGAGAGTATTCTTCTATTGCACGTGTTTCTGGAACTGGTGTTGAAGTAAACATAGCGCAGATAAGAAGTAAGTTTGATCCGTCTCGTACAGCAAATGTTACGTTCCTTATATATGGTACATGGGAGGGAGCCGGTAGTACTTCTAGAAAAATACCTGTACCGATAAGAAGTTCTTATAGAGTTGATGTTTCTGCAAATAGAGAAATAGTTGAAAGTACAAGGATGATATCTTGCGGAAATATGAATATCTTGGAAAACGATATCGATTCTAAGAATCCAGATATATCATAGCGTTCTACAATTACACAAAAAGTTGCGGCACGTTGTGCATTAGTTGCAATAATTGGATATAATTTAACAACAGATACAGTCACAGTAACGCTTGGTAATGATACGGTAGACGGAGGAATATGTCCAATATTCTATCCTACTACATATTCAACAAACGGAACTTCTGGTTAGTTTACTTGGCTTGGAAGCGGATCTAGTACATCTCGTTTATTCCAACCTATAAATATGTCTGCATCTGAAGTAACAGTAAACGTTGAATCTACAAATCTTGGAAGCAATACTGCATTTAATATTTTAGTTGGTGAAAATTCTGCGTTGGATTCTTATACAGTAAACGGAACCACAATAACTACATCACAAGGTGTGGATATATCTAGCGGGTCATTTACTATAGATTTGAGTTCATGCGCTGCAGATACCACACATAGATTTAGATTGCGTCAGATAATACCCGATGTAGATATTAATAGCGGAAACTCTTCTCCAGAATACGCCGATATAGCATTTACAATTGTAAACCAATAATGATTAAGCACTTGTCACAAACACTATAGCACATAGGTACTGCGATAAACAGTATAACACAAGGCAGTATAATCGGTAAATGGGCAGTGGGGTTAATGTCAGCAGTAGCTGCATTTATAACCCCTATATAGTATTTGTTGATGATATGCTTCGCCGCTACTATCGTAGATATGTTTTGCGGGTTTAGGGTGGCTAGGAAGTTTAAATAGAAGATAGAAAGCGGTAAGAATTGGTCTGGTACGCTTAGAAAGCTTATAGACGAATTTACAATACTTTGCTTAGCACATGGCTTAGAATGGGCTGTAATGGATGAGAGTGGAGTATTTGTACTTACCGGAGGTGCCACAGTCATTATTACGTTGACTGAGATGTGGTCAATATTAGAAAATCTAAATACTGTAGATCCAAACGGTCCTTGGAGGATGCTTGGTAAGTTCCTTAAGAAAAAGGGCGAGGATTATACTGGCATAGAATTAGACGAAGATGAACATACTGACGATCATACCGTGGGTCATAAACCACGGAAGAAGCGCCATTAAGGCCATTTGCGTGGCTTCTGTTGCGTTATTACTGGCGTGGGGTATAAATACCCACAGACAGAATATAAAGCTGTCACAGGAGCTAGAAATGGCTCAGAACAACATTGAAGCCTATTAGGGGTTGGTTGCCGACTCCTAGTAGGCTAATAATGTTTTAAGGCTAAACATAAGAGATTTGAAGGACTAGAATGACAATATACTACACAAGCTAGATAGTGTCAGGTCTAAGTTGAGTATTAAACCAAAACAAGTTTAGGCGGCTGCAACGCAAACGCAGTCTATAAACGTTATAGAGAGTAAGGGGGTAGGGGGTGATATTATATCTATTAAAGATAGTATATACAACGATACAATAAACTTCAACGACCTTACAACAGTAACTTATAGTATTAGTAAAGATACAGTTAGTATAGGCTTAGATATTAGGAATGAGCAATATCTATATGTATTTGATACTAAAAAATATAAGAATAAGAAGAGTTTTATAAAGCGACTACTAACATTTGACTTTAAGAAAGTACATAAGACAGAGTATAAGATAGAGAATACGAACGACTTGATTAAGACAACTGATGTAAGAGTAGTACAAAATACAACGAAATGAATACAACAAGCCTAAAAGAAATAGTAGACGATATACTTCTTTTGGTCAGGAACAACAACATTAGCGAGAGTGAAGATTTCTCTAGAGCGTAGGTTAGCGCTTGGGTAAATCATTACAGACGTATGTTGTGGAAGAAACGTCTTGATGAACTTAAAGAAAGAGCAAAAATGATGGATCTACTTGATATGGTAGATGATGAGTTTATCAAGATTAAAGAGATCGGTCCTCTTCCGTTAGAGAAAGTAGAATCTAATGATAAAGATAGAGACAGCTTCACTAAGCGTACAGTAGATGAGATAGATGGCTTATTCTCAAATACAGCATCTAGTATTATAGCTATACGGGATGAAAGCGGTGAGAATATTCAATATATGAATCCTATACGCCGTCACTATCAGTATTTCCGCAAGTATACTTTTGGGGAGATTACAGGTTACTTCAATGGCGATAAACATGTATATATACAAGGATTGCAAGATCAAGATTAGTTGTAGTATATATACTTAGAAGCTATATATGAAGTAGACGATGACACTGATGATACTGACGCAGAAGACGAGGATGATGTACAAATCCCAACCTGGATGATTCCTGATATAAAGAAGCTTATTTTCCAGAATGAATTGGCAGTAATGCTGAATAGACCTAGCGATGATAGTAACAACGCTACTTTAGCTAGTGTGAAACCACATGGACCACAAGACAATGAGGAGTAAACAATCCATCACGTTCAGGGACATGTACCGTACAATGCCCGTAGAGGTTGATTACAGCCTCTACAAGCGCATTTTAGATGAAATGTGTAAAGTTATTCTAGAACACATATTCGAAGGCTCAGAAGGCTTTAAAATGCCTTTTGGGCTTGGTTTTATATAGATAGGTAAGTATAAACCTAAGAGTTTATCCGCACAATCATTATCTGTAGACTATAAAGCCAGCAAAGAATATGATAAACGTATCTATCATTTGAATGAACATTCTGACGGATATAAATATAGATTATACTGGTCTAAGATCCCGAGGACATTCCCAGATAGATATAAATACTAGCTGAGCCTAGTAAGATAGAATAAACGTAAATTAGCTCAACTAATATTTAATAAACACGATTATATTGATATAAATGATATACAAATATACAAAGTGTGAATCAGTCATTGCAAAGATTATGGCTGATTTAGATTCCACAGAGATAAAGTAGCGTACTACAGACATAAGAGAGTGGATATTTGAAGCCGTAGACAAGATTGGTGCTCCTATGTAGTATATCACAAAAGAGTCTGGGACTGACGGCGAACCTATATTAAAGATACAAGACTATTAGGTTCCCATCCCAGCGGACTTACAAGTACTCGATGGTGTTGCGTATTCCTAGAATCCTGAAGGACCGTGGAAGCCAATGAGTACTATGACTGGAATATTTAAACGCAAACCACATCCAACACCTCATAGAAACCTTGTCTACCATCACGATCCATATAATATGGCTATACCCGAACCTCCTATAACAGAAGAGATTGTAGGTATGCCGGAACATCATCAACCAATGATGCACAAACTCCCAACATCTTAGCATTAGTTGTATACTATCAACACAATGAAGTATTGGGATAGAATGTTTAAGCATGGGAAGTTAGACAAACCTGAGTATTTTATTAAACCTGGTTGGATTGTAACAAATCAAAAACACGGTTTTATTAAACTTTCATACAAAGCTATTGCAGTAGACGAAAGAGGTTATCCGTTGATACCAGATCTTACTTCTTACTAGGAGGCTATATACTGGTATGTAGTTATGAAGCTTACATTCCCTAAGTTTATGTCTGGTAAGCTTACTACAAGCAGTTCTAAATATTCACAAAAATACGCACAATAGACTTACTTCTATACATAGTCTCAATGGAACTTTTATAGAAATCAAGCTTACGCTGAAGCTATGATGCCTACTGCAGATGATATGCAGAATATAAAGAACGATTGGAATAAACTAGTACCTGATTGGGATGGTGATGATACGTTCTTTAAGAATATAGGCAGAGAACAAATAACATACAACGACTACTATTATGGATATTAATAATGATTTACAACAAATAAATACTTTTGTTAAAGGCATGAATACTGACGTATCAGATGCCTTAATGGATAGTAGTCAGTATAGATATGCAGAAAACGTAAGATTAACTACAGATACAGAAGAGAATACAGGAGAACTTAGACTGGTAGAAGGTACTGCTTAGTACGCATATGTACAACAGTATGGTACAATAAAAGCAATGACAAGTATACGTAACTTGTTAATTGTTATTACAGAAGATGGCGGTAAAGGTTATATATTAGTAAATGATACAGATAATCCTAGTCATTGGTGGATAACATATGAATCCGAAGATGGTGATAGTTGGGGAACATATTTAAGTCTTGTTACAAGATGGGAATCTGATAATAATGTCAAATTATATATAGCTGACGCTAAGCATCCTTTGATGTATGTAAATATTACAGAGAAGAACGATAATGGGGATTATGTAACTCATATCGGAAATAAATCCATACAGGGTATAATAAATACTTTTCTTGAACAACCCACGTTTACAATACAACAAGGTGGCGGAAACCTAAATGCTCCAAAAATACAATATGCGTACAGACTATATAAACTTGGAGGATCTACTACTACACTATCTCCATTGAGTAAATTGGCAATTTTGTATGATAAAGATAACAAAGGTTATGATAATCCTGTTGGAGATAGCCTTATATATAATATAAATAATTCGTTTATAGTACATATACCATCAAGTAGTCCTGATTCGGATTATCTTCAAATATTCAGGATACAATATATTTCAAACAGTAGTTCCCCGAAAATATCTCTTATATACGATGATGTGTATATTTCATAGTATACTGATACAGGTACAAACGTAGATGAGGATGTTTCGTATAGTACATTTTTGTCATATATAGATTTTAATACCGTTCCTAGAATAATAGAATCTAAAAATGACTATTTGTTTTAGGCAAATATAAATGATGTATAGAGTAAAATAGATAGTGAATATGATAAAGTGGATGTTTCCGATTGTATAACATATTCTTTGGAAACAGATAAGTGCGTATATATAAATAGTAAGAACGAAAAAAAATATTCGTTAAACGAAAATAACACTAGAGACCAATTTAGATCTTTACGTTTTGGCGAAGTATATAGATACGGAGTTGTATTGTATGACGATAACGGTAGTCATACATCTGTGAAACATATATGCGATATCGATCTGGCGCAAGAAATACAAGATTTGTCAGTTTATTCTATAAGTAAATATCAAAACAGCGACTTTTACCAGTTTAAACTGATAGGTATAAATTTTTAGGTTGATTGGGATACATTATTACAACGTTGTCCAAATTGTACAGCTGTTGAGTTCGTTAGATGTAAACGTACAATATCCGATAGAAGAACTATTACACAAGGAATAGCAGGATATCCTCTTTATATATTAGACAAACAGAACGACCAATTTGTATATACACAAACCGTCTGTTCTCCAGGATTAATATCAACGAATAGATTTGCAATAACTGGGCATATGCATCATTCTGTAGAGGATACTGGATATCACGATAAAGAGGAATAGTGCCAATCTCAAGTTGGTATTAGCAGCAACCAATATATAATATTCACATCTCCAGAATACGTGTATCAAAAAGATGATATATAGGATATATTAAAAAATAGAAATTTCTATGTAACAATAGACGGATACATAGAAACTAAAAATTCTTCGTACAACCAAATAGGATAGTATTCTCCAGAAGAGTTAAAACTAAGAAGAGTTAGTAGTTCCAGTACCTACGATTATGGTGTACCGTATAGTGTATATAAAGCTCCAGAAGACACAGAAACAATGTATCGATGGTTATATGATCATTATGTAGGAGAAGAAGGTAATTCTTAGCCTACATACGGTGATGAAATATATGAAAACGGCATTGTTACATATATACATAGTGCGTGGATAGGTGCATATTTTGCAAGAATGATATTTGAACACGGAGATGCAGATTATCCGATGTATATAAATAGATTTCGTCCAAATGTGCCGAAAGTTTTTACTAGTTATTCTTAGTTTGATACAAATTTCAATACCACTAGTACAAATGAAGGATATATAAATAGTATGATATTTTCTTCAAAAGGTGTTGAAGACATTCAAAAACCTGGAGATGCATTTGACAGTACCGTTGATCCCGTAGAATTTAAAGCGGGAGATTGTGTTATCTCCAATGGAGATTTTAATTATCTACCGTGGATAATACCTATAGCGTACAGAGATGATGATAATGCATCAATACTTAAAAATCCACAACCTTTGGCAAATCCTTCAAAAACAGATCCTTCTGATTTTCAACCACCCGAGTATCCTATTTATAGTATATTTTAGTCTAGAGCAGGAAGATTTTCTTATCCTATAGGAAGTGCTGGCGAGTGTATTATATTAAAAATGCCAAATAATGGAGAGTTTTACAAAAATTCCGAAAACTATATAGGAGCTGAAATAGTATCTATAAAACAGGATGTAGTACCATATGGTGGAGAAAGTACAACCGATTCATCTACTTATATATCTTATGGTAATATATTTTTAGCTGATTCCGGAAGTAAAAGTTATTCTGTATACGACGGAGACTGTTTTCCTGGAGTATTTATATATAATGCATGTCATGCGTGGTATGAAGGTGCTCTTGGTGCAGGTGTGGCACAATCAAACATATAGTCTATTCCACTTTATTCCGATATAGATCTGTCTGCAACATTTGGAGACTTAATTACAAATAAAACACAGATTCCAAACGAATTCTATTGGTTTTAGGATGTTCCTGGTAATTTTGGAGAATATTTATAGGGCACATACGCATATATGTATAATACGGCGTATAGTTCTGATCCAACAGCCGTTCCGTATACATCTATAAAATATACGAAAATAGATACAGATACATTTGATTGCAGGGTAAAGCATTCCGATCCAAAAACAAACAACGAGCATATCGATAGTTGGTTAAAGTTTGATGATAATAATTATATAGACGTAGATTCCAGGTTTGGATAGATAACTAATATGCGTTTATTTAAAGATAAACTTTTATTCTGGCAAGAACATGCTACTGGTATACTTAGTGTGAATGAACGCACTGTATTAAATGATATTGATAACAATGATATTGTTGTAGGTACAGGCGGAACCCTTTAGAGGTATGATTATATATCTACTGTATATGGAATGAAACCTAATCAGTATGACGCAGAAATACAATCAAATAGCACACAATACTGGTGGGATGGACATAACAAAGAAATACTTGCATATGGGGGCGGAATGGAACTTGTCCCACTTACTAAAATAAAAGGCGTCACCAATTATATAAATCAAAGAGATGAATCTGAACGTCCTATACTCGCGTATGATACAAAATATGACGAAGTGCTTGCATAGGTTGTTGATGATGAAACAATGGTTTATAATGAACAAATTCAAGCATTCTCTTCTATATATACGTTTATGCCGCAATATAGAGCATCCGTTGGCAATAATTTATATTTGGCAAAAGGAAATTTGATATACATACAAAACAAGCAAGATGAAGATGGATATTCTTATCTGTTTGACAAACCTGCGTTCCCTAAAGTGCGTATAGTTGTAAATAAGAACAACATATACACTAAAACATTTGATAATCTTACATTTGGCGGTAGAATGTATAAAGGTAGTTTACAAACCATAGCAAATTGGTAGATGGAAAGAGTTCCTGGAGAATATGTCAAAGATGAACATCTAAATTCTCCAATGCACCACCTTACGTTTACATTCGAAACGCCACTTAAATAGAAATCTGCTATACGCGGAGATAAGTCTACTAGTGTAGATGAATATGATTATAGACTAGCTATACCAAGAAATGGCTCACAAGATTCAAGTATAGAGTATGGAAATAGAATGCGAGGAAAAACAATGCAATGTGAAATGGCTTCGGATTACAACTCCACTGACTTCTCATTGCAGTATATAACAACGAAATTTAGAATGTCATGGAGTTAACAAAGAAAGATTATAAATTTATAAATAATACAGGACAGTTGCCTGGATTTTCTGGCGGATTAACATCTTCGGATGATTATCAGAATAATATTATGTAGTGGATGGACAATCTACAACAATATAATTCTGGAAATAAAAATGTAGCTGGGGCAGTAGATACCTCGATTTTACCAACACGTGGAAACTTTGATACTGCAGGAATGAGCGCAGCCGGACAACTTGCATCAAGAAAGGATATTCCGTATTAGAGCACAGAAACAAAAAATATAGCAAAAGGTATAAACGTTGGTAATATACAAACAGCAGCGTCTGCTGCACCAGGACTGATTGGAAGTTTACATAACAGTTGGACAAACTACGATAGTGTAAATGATATAGAAGCTCAATATAAACCTACATCTGCTACAACTGCGGGTATTGGATGGACAAAAATGGTAAAAGCCAAAGATGGCAAGTTGCCTGGATATAAAGGAGGTGCATTAGGAAATATAGCTGGTGCAACGGCGTCTGGAGCTGCGATGGGTTCTGTTGCAGGACCATGGGGTGCTGTTGTCGGTGGTGCTGTCGGTTTGATTGGTAGTGGCATAGGTGAAATATTTAGTGAAGATACACAAAGGGAGAATGAAAGAATTGCTAGATAGAATATAATACTTCGCAATAATAATGAACGAAGTGGAGCGATTAGTACTTCTATGTAGTTAAATAATGCTATAAAATACGGCGATCAATATTCTCAACCATTATTTGGTCATGCTAATGGAAAACTTCCTAAGTTTGATATAGGAAAAGTATCAACATCGTTTGGTTAGGCTTTAGGAGAAGCTACAGCACGTGTATCTAACGGAGAAGTTATAGCTAACAAATATACAGGTACAATGTATAGAGTTCCCGGCTTAAAGAACAACAAAGATGGGAAACTTGCTTCTCTTAGTGATAGTGATACTGTTATTACAAACAAACATGGACTTTCTGATTATGCTTGGCGTACTGGAGATATAGAAGGTGCTGAGGAAATGATGAAGATGTTTGGCAATCCTGCATATAAAAACGGAAGGCTTCCGAAATGTGCAGAAGGTTGGTTGGGCAATGCGATACCTTCGGCATTAGGAAGTATAGCAAGCCTCGCGCAATATATTGATGCTAAGAACAGTACGCCATATTATCCGCATACATATGTTGCTAATCCGTACGAATTACAAGGTCTTACTACACTTGCTGGGCTTAGAATTAATCCTTATCCTATTACACAACAACTACGTAATGCAGAAGCTAGAACCAATAGAGCTATTGATATCGCAGGAGGATTGAGTGGTAGTCAACGTACAGCAGCTAGATTAGCCAATCTTAATACTACACAGAACAATATATCTAACCTTTTGTCTAATATACAGCAGCAGAATAATGCTTATAGAGCTAGCTATGCTCAGGCTGCTATTAATGCAGGACAAGCATCTAGACAGGCTAGAATGGCTGCTAATCAGTGGGATCTCGATATGTACTCTAAAGCACATGCTGCACGTAATAGAGGTATACAAACAGGTATAGCTAACATGCTTAGTCAAATACAGCAATATCAAGCTAATGAGTTCAAGCGTAGACAGTTCAATGAGACTATGGATTTGTATAGAGACGATATGAACATGCGTAAATAGAATATGCAGTGGTTACAGAGTCAGCCTTCGCGCGGAATTGGTTTGGATATAGCAGCTTATGATAACACAAGGCCGTTATATTAGTACGATGAAAACGGAAATCTTAAGAGAGTTAGATCATGACATACGCATATGATGATTATGTACAAATGCCTACTAAGGATTTGTACGATACAGCAGTAATGAAGATGGCCATTGAAGCAGCTAAAGATATGTATGATAAAGGCTAGGCTTAGATGGAGAACTTCTATAAGACATATGGAGATTTTATGAGTCCTTTTGCAGCAGATATGCAGAAGTATGGCGCAGCTATGGACTATGTGCGTAAGACGGTAAACGATGCTTATGCTAGAGGTATTGACCTGTTTAAGAGTCCAGAAGGTCGGGCTATAGTAGCGCAGTTGAGTCATTCTATAGATCCAGGTTGGTATAATAGAGCAAGAGCCAATGCTAAAGTTGGTTATGCATATCTTGATTCTCTTAAAGAAGCTATGAAGAATGGTACGTACGACAGAGACTTTTAGAACTTTGTATTAAGTAAAGAGAATGGAGGTCCTGGAACATTCGAAGATTTCTCTAGTGACAACGGTATGTGGAATATATCTGGCGTATCTAAGTTTCAAGATCTTAATCAATGGACACACCATTTGTTTGATAACATGCAGCTTACGTATGACCCCGAACTCAGCAAGGCCACTCCTGGATTCTTAGCATATAGTAAGAATAAAGATGTAATGAATCAAATTGCTGCTAACAATATGGCTACTCTTGCTAATACTGATATGGGCAAATATATGATAGACAGATACGCTCAGCAGTTTAAAGCTAGAGGATACAGTGATGACAAAGCATTAGAAGCTGCATTTGATATGTTACAAAGAAATATTGTTAATGCTAATTATGAGCAATCTCAAGTTAAACTTGAACAAGATCCTTATGCATACTTACAGCAAAGTAAAGCTGCTGATCTTGAGAACTTCCGTTAGAAGGAACTCATAAAACAACAAATAACAATGGATCTTAATGGCGATGGTGTAGTTAGTGATGAAGAGCGAGAACTTTACTATGGAGCTTTAAAAAAACAGTTAGAAGGAGATACTAAGGAGCCTGTACCAAATGGTACTTCTGATCAACTTGCAAATGAGCAAATTTTAAGAACTCAGAATCGTAGAAACGAGGCTTTAAAAGGTGTAAAGACAAAAGAAGACCTTAAGAAAGCTCAAGAGAAATGGTATAGAGAAAACTCTACCGGCGGAATGGTTGGAAGAACTCCTACTTCTTCAAAGCCCTCTACTGAAGCTGAGTTGAGAAGAAACTCCGAAGATATCTTTAAAAGAAACAATGTTGTTACTTTGTAGCAAGGTCAACAGGAAGATATGAACTCACTGCTTGCTCATAAAACAGATCCTAATACAGGTGAAGTTTACAATTATGTTGATCATACAGTAGATTTTAGGCCAAACGTAGTTGCTTCTATGACAGGAAATAGAGTTTATACATATAACAGTGTTGTAAACAAAGTATCTAGAGCAATTAAAGGAAAGAAATATACAGTTCCTGCAGGAGAGATTAACAGAGAGTACGCAAGCGGAACTCGTAATAAGAAACGAGTAAATGTAATAAACGAAACTGTTATCTTCAAAGATAAAGATGTTGTTGAAAAGCTTGACAAAATTAATGAAGATACATTAAACAGTTTCGGTATAGAAAAATTGGAAGATGGTTACAAGATACCTATAAGTCATACTTTCAATGCGAATAGCATTGCAGCAGCTGCTGTCAATAGTGCTACAGATAAACGGGTAGCTGGTCAGTCTGAAGCTGCAAAAAGACAAGCAAATAGACAGGCTAGAGCATACACAGGAATGGTAGAAAATAAATAATATCAATCATGCCAAAGAAACGCAAAAATAGTAAAAACACGAAATCGTATTATGATCCAAATCTTGAAAAAGGATACGCCATAATGCGTGATCCACAAGGATTTTAGGATCTTGGCGACGCACTTACGCTGCACGATCGAGAAATAGAAAAATTGATAGATTCTGAGGTTGAAAAATACAACCAACAGAATGCCGAAGAGATTGAGTGGGAAAGAAAGAAACAAGAAGAAAATATAGAATCAGAGGATGAATCACAGTTGATAAAACGCAATCAACGTTCTTTATTAGGACAGCTCGCTGATGCATCTCGCGATCCCTTTGCTGGGGGATCTCCGGAAATGCTATCTTTTTCTGATAGATTAGGAAGAGCATACGGTCATGTATAGGCCGGAGATATTCCGGGGCTGCCAGAAAATTATAACCTTGGAGATTTCTTTAAAGACCAATGGAACTCGTTCTTTGGCGAAATGAACAAACTCTAGGCAGAAGATGCCAGAGGTTACCAAGTGCGAGCAGAAAACGATAAGAATCTCATAAAAGACTACATGGATTCTTTAGATAAGCTCGACGAAATAGACTATATTGATAAAGAGCTACAAAATATTAACAGTTTGATTCAGCAGCCAGATATGACTGCTGGTCAGATTGCTAATCTTAAAGGAGAACGTGCAAAAATGCTCTCTGATATAGAAAGACTTAAAAGAGAGTACGATGCCCTTGCTCCAAGTAGATCAATGTTGGAAGATATGACTGACCAGTCTAAGCTTGGCGCTTGGGTTGACGGTTCTATGTCAGGCAATGAAATATTTGGAAGCGGAGATTGGTGGAATCTGGCTGGTAGAACTACAGCAGGTCACGATTAGATGAATGATGCTCGTCGGTTCTTGTACAATCTCAAAGATGGCAATCTTGATAGAAATTAGAAGAGATAGGCTTTGTCTCGTGCTTACAAAGAGTATGGTAAGCTTAATGAAGACTGGAATGCCATCATAGAAGAGAATGAGAATGAAGCTCAGAAGCACAACGATAAGATATCTAAATGGTTCCAAGGTAGAGCTGAGAAAGCTGGTATAAACTTCACTGATCCAGACACATACTTGTTTAAGATGCCTGGAATCATGGGCGGATCTGCTAGTTCTTATATGAAGCAAGTTCCTGCTATGCTTGCTGGTATAGTGGGTGGTGCTGTTGGAGCTAGTCTTGTTGGAGCTGGAGCTCTTGGTACTTCTGCAGCACTTGCTGCGACTGCTACTGGTGCGGGTACATCTTTTGCATTTAATAGAGCTGCTGGTATATCAGAAAATAACGCGGAAGTTGCTCTTGCTACTATTGAGAAAGTAAAAGAGCGTACTGGACTTGAGGAAGATGATATCAAAAAAATATTGTCTGGCGAAATGACAGATCCAGCCAAGCTTAGAAAGATTACGGAGAATATACACAACGTAGAGAATCTATTCCAACAAGATATGGCAGCTACCACATGGGATGCTGCTGTAGACGCTATGCTCATGGCTGTTCCTATCGGCTTTATGTCAAGTTTAGGCAAATACCTTAAAGGTACAAAGGCTGTAGAAAAGCTTATGGAGAAAGCGGGAACTAAAGCTGCTTTAGCTGAGCGTTTCGGTAAAGACTTTGTGCAAGGGTGGGACGCTGGTAGTCTAGCTAGTCCTCTGGCAGGCGTAGGCGCTGGTTTAGCAAACGCTACGATCGGTAGAGGCGTAAGAGCCGGTGTATCGAAAGTAAAGAATATACTCGTACGAAAGCTTGACGACACGTTTGACGGTGCACTTATTCACGATCTTGTTCGTAATACTGAGAAAGTAGCAGAATCAGTAGGTAAACTAAATCCCACTAGAATCGCAGCAGAACAAGCTGCTCAGAAAGGCCTTCTTGCTCAGTATATGAAAGGTATTGGTGGAAAAACCATTAAATCTACTATTGCTGAAGGTATTGAAGAAGGTAAGCAGCACGTAAATGCAGAAGCCTTTAAGAACGATTTATCAGATCCTAAGCTTAAGAGTACCATGGAAGTTGCGTTCGACGATATGATGAACGGACTTACTATGGGCGCTTATGTTATGGGTATACCTCTCGATGGTCTTGGGATTATAAACATCAAGGATCAAGATCTTCTTCAAGAGATAAAAGGAGGTATGCTTGGTGGATGGGGTCAAACTGCTACCGTGTCTGTCGTCCAGTCCACTCTTCCTTACGTTAGACAGAAGAGTGCTCTTTCTGCTGCTGTAGAACAAATATACGCAGACAAGTTGTCTTCTACTGCTATGATGAAGCAGTATAAGTATTGGCTTCAGAAAGGTTTGATGAAGCCGACGCAGAACGATATGAATGTAGCGTTCAACATGTTGCGCAAAACCAACGACGATTATGAGAAGACAAATGGTGCTACTGCAATTGCTCCAAACTTGATAGATGAAGCGCAAAGGCAATATAATCATGTTATGTCTGTTGCACAGAATCCTCTTACTAGAAAGATGGCGGAGGATGCTGGAATAAAAGTACGTTCTTGGAATAATCCTTCTTCGTGGAGAAGTAATGAGGAATACTATAATTTTGTAGCAGCGAAAGTAGCAGCAGAAGATCGAATCGGAGAAGTTGTTCAGAATCTCAATAATGCTGATTATAAGCTTCAACAAGAAAGAATGCGAGTACAGCAAGAGTTGACACGTGGGGAAAGCGATATACAAAGTCAATTAGGACAGTTACAGCGTGAACGTGCTTCTTTATCTGGATGGCAGAGTACAGATGAAATGCCGTACAGTAATGAAGAGGATTCTATACGCGAAGATACTGCTACAGAATCACAAAACGACTTTATTTATACTGACGAAATAGCACAACTTGCGGCATTATATAAGTATCGCGAGCAGATAGAACGCGGTATAGAAGCATAGAAAGGTAGTAAGTATGTAAAAGTGTCTCGTGGCCTAAAGAGTGAACTGAAGTGGATAAACAAGCAGATTGATAACTTTACAAAAGAACACAGCAATATACAAGAGTTATCAAATACACTTAACAATGGCAAAAGTATAAATACTTTGCAAGATTTGGAGGACCATCTTGTATACAATCAAGATCAACACGAACGTCTTTCTGAAGCTTATTTGGATGTATTAAAATGGCAAAGCGAGCGTAATACAGTAGAAGTTGCAAATAGAGAACTTACTGGTACTCTTAAATATGTAGATAATGACGGTAAGATAACAACTCCTCCCGCAGATTGGGATCCTATACATAATGCAAGCGATTTGAAGCATGTTAAATATGAAGGAAGTAAAGCGCAAGATATGATGCTGCGAATGCATTCTGTATGGGATGAAGATGACGCTTTTGAACAGGCTGTAGAAACAGTATACCAAGAAGACCTTAAAGCTCAACATCTTAATGATCAAAATGCTATAGAAAACCCGTATGAGATTGATCCAAACAGAGAAAAGATTCCTGTAAAGGATGCTAACGGTAATCAAATATAGGTTCAGTTTGACGAGCAAGGTAGAATAAACAGAAAACTTGCTGACAATGAAACTATCGACGATCAAGGAATGCTATGGCAGTACAAAGATCATCGTACAGATAATCCTGTCAATCGTATAAATCATTCTGCTCCTACCACAGAACAGCAGCAAGAGGCCGATAGAATAGCCTTTAGAGAAGCTTGGAATAACATCAATGGACAGCCATTACCACTTACTCCAGAAGGCATGGTAGAACGCCGTCAGAGAGCTTTATTTGAGGCAGCTAGAGCAAGAGGAAGCTGGGACGTAGAAAACCCGCCACAGAGCTCTAAAAAGGCATATACGAAGCCATCTAGTACCGTTTATACAGTAGATAAATTTGGTTTTGTTGCATATGAACAACCAGAAGAAGATTCTCAAGATACTGTACTCAACGATATTGAGCGTAGATTCTACGAAGATAAGTAGACGGTTTAGAATGATCCAAATGGTTATCATACTACAAGCCAGGATTACTTTATTCTACAAGATGGTAAAGTTGTAAGAGCGTCTCGTGTGCACAATGTCAAACCAGAAGCATATATACACGAAGATCAAGAAAAGGAAGTAGAATCTATATATAAAGATTTGCTGTCTGCTACTTCGTTACAAGAATTTCTTGAAAAGATACCTGAGAACATCGGATCTTCTGAAAATATAAGTAAGGTTGATCCGTATGCTATTTATATTACAGAAAACGAAGATATATTCTTTAACAATCCGTCTGCAGAAACAAAGCGCGAATACGACAATACGTTACGTCATCTTGCTCAAGCAATCGTTGATGCTAATCGAAATAGTTCCGTATCAATACTGGTAGGTAACATAGTAGATGAGATATCTAGAAACTTCTTTGGTTCTGACGTTTTGTACAACTCTACATAGACAGAAGAAGGTATAAAAGCTTTATTCAACTCTAAGAATGAAAGCGATTGGCGTACATACAACGAATTGTATAGAGGAAATTATGACGCATTTGCTTCGTTGATTCGCTCTTTACGAGGAATGTACGAGTATTATACCAATACGCTTGGTTGGAAGTTGACAACTTTGCCATTTACTATTCGTGCACAGTTTAATGATCTTGGATGGGTTGCTGGCCAGCCTGATATGATTGGTATAGATAAAAACGGTCGTGTACATATCATAGACTTTAAAACGTCTAAATATACATTTGGATCTGTATTAACACCCAATATCCAACTTACTCAGGATTATCAGAACGACCTCAAGTTACTAAAGAATGAAGACTTCTACAGTCCTGACGGATTCGAGCGTAAGAGTATTAAAGCTAGGCGTATTCTTAGATCTATAAAGAACGATGGTTATAAGAATATAGATATACAGTGGGATGGAAATAGAGCCGTTATATCCAATAAGACTAAGCCGTTCCATAGTCTTCCTAATCAGTCATATGGTTAGCAAATATCTGCATATGAAGATTATAGCAACCAGCTTACTGCTTATGCAGAAATGTTGAAAGCTAATGGATTCGATGTCGCTTCTATAGAGATTCTTCCTTTTAAAGTATCATACGACTATGAGTTTACAGAGCCTGGAAAAGGCATTGTTCGTATACAGATGGAAGATCGTACTCCATTGACATTTAGCTCCAGTATGAAGAGTATACTTGATGGAGTAGAGACTAGAGAAGATCAAGTTATTAATAAGGCTCAAGAAGACTTACATAACAATATTGGTAATCTTCAATACAGAATAGATAATCTAGTAGAGAAGATCTCTGACGAAGTGTTCAATGAGCTTTCTGATCAAGGAAAACTGTTATATTCTGACTTCATCGCAGAGGCTAGAAACGCATTATATGAGGCAGAAAATGTACTGTACGAGAACAACTCAAGGGATCTAGATGTTCTAAATGCTCAAAACGACGCCATAGAGGACATTTTGAGCCGTTTTGACGCGTTTTTAAAGGATCTACGAGAAGATTATAATCAGGCTCGCTCAAAGGCCGCTCAGCAGGCTGAAAATGAGTCTAAACGCGACCAATAGAAGCGTAGAGAATCTCAAGATGATGATCAGCCTGCAAATGGCATTATTTAGGCTCCAAACAAGCGGGATAGTGCTGGTAATACTACTAGATCTAATCTTGACTATAGACGTGTAAATAGTGATCCTGAGCTTACTAGAGCTACAATGGCTCCTAACTTTATAGACGACGCCGATATTACTCTGTACGTAGAAGGAGATGATATATATGCAGACATACAATTCCAAGGTCACATTTGGTAGCGTGTTCCTATTGATACTAAATACAACGATACGTGGATACCAAACAGTAAAAAACTGCACGATGACATAGAAAGAATGCAGCGAGAACATCCAGGAGCTCGTATAGTACCTGTAAAAGCTACCATGACCCGTACTGCAGGAAGACCTAATCTTCTTGTTAAAGATAGACATCTTGTGTATTAGGATGTTAGAAATACTGATTTGTTTGCTGGTCAAGATATTTATGATATTGAGTTCTCTGCTTCATATCAACGTATAGGATATGTAGACGATAAAGGCGTTGTGCTTACATTTGAAGATGGAAAGACAACTACACAGCCCTTGTATCAATGGCCCGATGCTAGAATGGCAGCGCACCCTGGTACACTTATATATCTGAAGCCTACACCCAAGAATGAATGTCCTTCTAATAAGAAGACAAACAGAGTTGTTGTAGCAATAGACAGGGTTAAGATCAAGCAGAATGATGTAAACTTCATCATAGAAGCTATTAAGAACCCGTCTTAGCTCGATAAACCGTACTTTAAGGAGATTAATGGTACTGTATATAACTTGCATGCTACTCCAAGACAGTTGATCAATCTTATTATACCGTTTGTAGATAGTCCAAATTAGTTATATAATTTTGATAGTATCATACGTGATCCTAACAATCCGACGGTGGTATATATCATGAAGCGTGCTGATTTAGAGAAGCAGACCACTGGTAGAGGAAGATTTGATTTATCTACTGAAGATGGAATAAGGAACTTTACTTTGGCATTATAGAATATGTCAATAGCTGAGCGTCATGAGGTTCTTTCTAGCAGACTTGGTACATTCTCTAAGACAGAAGGAGAAGTATTGCCGTTTGGCGGTATCAAACAGTTCTTTATAGAACAAAATGGTGCTATTACAGGTCTTGACATCACAGATACTATAAAATTTGATCTTGAGGACTTTAAGACTGTTACATCTAGTACAGGTGTGCGTAGACAAGGTGTTAGTGGATTTGGATACTACTTGAAGCACGGTATGCTGCGTACACAATATGCAGGGATGGGTAGCGCTAACGTTGAGATCAAAGATGCTGTTATAGATGCAGGACAACCTGCAGAAGTCCAATCAAACGGAATTCAGGCTATTCCTAATATGGAAGAAACTCCTAGTACCATTGATTCTAGTGAGATTGACGCATTCTTGATGAAAACTGTTGATCATACTAACAAGAATAAATCTCTGTCTGAAGAGAAAGCTCGTAAGCATATTGAGGAAATACTTGGAGATAGTGTTCCGGTAGAATTCCACAATACATTCTTACGTGTACTGTATAGCAAAGCTCATGTAGTTGGTAACTGTAAAGCCGACGCTATCGTACTTTCTAGTCTTGGTTGGCCTGGTGTAGAATATCATGAAGCATTCCACAGAGTATTTGAAATGCTGCTCTCTTCATATGAGCGCGATATGATATATCACAAGATAGCTAAGCGTATTGGAGTTGATCTATATGATCAGTATGGCAACGAAAACAAAGAAGCGTTTAGATAGGTAGCTGAGTATGCAGCTGATCATTATATGCAGCATATGAATCATCATATGACTGATATAAAGATTCCATTTATTACAAAAGTGTATAATAAGATACACGATTGGGTATCTGCATTGTGGCACATTAACGATAGAGACCTCTACAAGATATTCGCAAGAGTAAATCGTGGAGAATTCAGGAATGCCAAACCTTCTCAACAAGCTATAGATAGGTTTAATAGATTGTTTAGTGAACTTCATTGTGAGATTCACGGTATACCGTTCGATCATATAGTCAACAGACCCATGTACGACAAGTTAAGGCAGAGTGTAATGTTCTGTGTACTGCAAGGTCAGAATATAGATCCTTCTGGTAGAAATATTCAGGAGATTGGTAGACATATCGATAAAGAAACATTCTTGGCTGGTGTAGAAAAGCTCAAGAAGAAGGGATTAGATATATTTGGCGATTCTACCGACATTCCTACTATTGGACAGTTGGCAATGAAGGAGATCTATGATAACTTTGATAACGACTTTTTGAGAGATGATATTGCTAATGATATATCTGTATTATCTACCGACTTTGTGAAGGAGTTCGAAGACGAATCTATAGAAGATGCTCAAAGCGACGATGTAACAAATGCAAACATTGGAGAGCATACAAGAAGCTCTTATGAATTTAGCAGATTTAGTAAGACGTCAAGTAGAGTAAGATTCTTCTTTGCTACTATTCCTGATACAGCATATCAGAGAGTAACAGAAACACTTCCTGATGGCAAAACTACTGTAAAGATGAAGCAAGTTCTTGCTACGAACGAATTTGGTCTTCCACAATACGTTCCTGTACATGCCGTATTTAACGAATTCTTGAATCTGTTCCACGATGTAGACACTCTATCAGAGCTTAAAGCTAGACTTGAGTTCTTCGCTAAAGAAGACTCTATGTACAATACGCTGTATAAAGCCTTCGATAAGATATATAAGAGTGTATACACGATAACTGATGGAACTATAACTAGAAATTCAGACCAAGAAGCACTTCTTGTTCAGTTGATGAACGTTATTAGGTCAAACAAGCATAACTTCGATATAGCTCGTTCTATGACCACGAACAATGGTCATGGTATGCATCGCATTGTTATATAGACAACAGATGCTGACTATAATGCTACATTCTATCCTACTCAATGGAACCAGATGCTTGTTAATGGCGGTACTCCTCTGATCAAAATTTCTTCTGATGGTAGTCTCCAGTTTAATAGAGCTCACAAAGGAGTAGAGCAAAGTTTTGCTAATATGGCAAATCTTATGTCCCATGGATCTACTATAAAGACTGCTGAAAACGGAGCTTCTTATAATGATGTCGGCATAAAAGAATGGCTTATAAACGCTGTTGTTGGTGGAGAACAAAATCTCTTCTTACGTTTGAAGGTAAACGGAAAATATGCCTATTTCAACAATCCTAAGAATCCAGAACAGCTTGAGGTTGTAAAAGATAAGATTGTAGAAATGCTCAATATGATTGGTATCCAGTTTAGTGCAGACGAATTTAACTATATGTTGCGCAACAAGTATGGATCTACTGATTATGAGGCATTGGCTAAAATGTTTACATCGAACAGCAGAAACGATTCTATGAAGTCGTTCTTGAAGTTCTTGATGGATGTTGCTCCTAATGGCAAACTTCAGAAGGAAGTAAGGATAAACAACAAGACAGTTAAGCTTGAGAACGCATATGCTAAGATGGCATTTGTGAGAGATCTTGCAAACTGGAAATATCAATATAGACATTCACACGATCAACTTACTGTACTTGCTACCAACAATAATAAGTTCTACGAGATATCTGATAACAACTATGCTTCTGACGTTGCTCGTATGATAAACAAGCGCACATCTGAGCTAGACGAGTTACTTGCAGATCCATTTGCTTACTTTGAAGGAGAAGAAGATGTAACTGGTGAGCGTCCTGTATACGGATCGCTTATACTTAAAGAGATTACAAGAAATCCTGATGCGTTTATTACACTTAGAAACTTTGTTGGATTTAAGACAGATAAACGTGGAGATACTGGCTCTGACTACTTCCAAATCAGTAAACGTGAGGACTATGTTGCGAAAGCTACTATTCTTGAACAAGGCGGTATTATAATGCCAACTCTTTCAGATAAAAAAACATGGTTGTATATAGACGGTATCAAACTTCCCGGTCTTGATTACTCCGGTACTGTAGACGAGAATGGAAATGTCGTTGCCATGGCAGCAGAGAGACTCGGTGACCAGTTTGTTATTGCTGCAGATCCTATGTCACAGCTCGATAATGTACTGTCGCAGAATGAATCTGTTATTGATCAGTTTATATCTTATGCTTATTCTGAGTATGAGTCTGTAAAGAAAGCAGATCGTGATTTGGATGAAATGGAGAAGAACGGCACGAAGTCTAATAGTGTAGCAAACTACTATACTAAAGAACAAGGTGCCAAATTTGGCTCTCTTCTTGGTGTTTGGGTTTATACTTATAAGAAAGGCAAAGATGGACAGCCAGTAATATCTGGAGAGAAGTTTGAGTCGTTCAACAATAAGAAGCTCACAAGAAAGAAGAATATTGAGCGTGCAGAGAAGTTCTTCTTTAATCAGCCGCATGAAGTATAGCAAGCTCTTATTGCGAGATTATTACATAAACAACTGCTGAAAGAGATAGACACGTGCGTAGAACTCGGTCTTATTCGTAAAGTAGATAACAGCGGTAACATCTTTGGAGACTACGAAAATGTTGGTCTTAATAACCAAGCGATCGACGCTATATACAAGTCTATTGTACTCAAGAACGGACAACCTAAAGATGCAATAGCAATGACCAAATATAAGTCATTGGCTACATTGATATACTTAAACGATATATCCAACAAGGCTATAATGTCTGGTCACGAGTTTGAGCGCGTATTCTCAGGTAATCCTGCATTCTATAAATGGGGTTATGATGACGCTACTGGAGCTCTTGTAGACCGAACAGTCGACGAATTGAAACGTCTTGGTGGTATTGTATCTACAGGTAACAATAACTTTGTAGAGCTACAAGATGTTCCTTCTAAATACTTAGACGAAGAAGGCAGGTTCAAAGGCACATATGTTGCTGCAGAGGTAGACAATGAATTGATAGAATCTCCGCAGATTGACTTTATTCAGGAGCGAATGTTGTACGGAGAGGTTCTTACTGCTGCTTACAATAAAGAAGAGCAACGTAGACTCCGTGAATACCGAGCAAAGTATGACATGCTTATACAGGCCTTAAATAACGGCGAAGAATTATCGCAAGAAGATTATGACTGGATTAATAGTGCCAATCCTCAAAAAGACGAGCAGTAGATACGTGAAGACATATCGCAGATGCTTGATTCTGTAGAATTAGAAGACCTTAAGAAGTTGCTCGATAGTACGACATTAGCTATTGCTGAAAGAAAGGCTAAAGAAGCTACAGATAGCTATCGCTTGAAATATAAAGACGGAAAGATAGATGATGGTATTGATGTCGCTGATGGTGGTGCTTATATTACAGATACGATGGCAGAGATGTTGCTTCGTATGAACGGTAACTATAGCACAGATATTCAGAAAGCATTTAAGATTCTTCGTGAAGAAGTGCCTTCCAGTCTTACCCAGAAGTATCAAGCATATCAACAGGTTGTTACCAGTGTGATTGGATCACAAAAGTATACAGCATTTGGTAGAAGAAAGCATACTGAAACAGGTACGCAAGTAACGTACTATAACAAGATGGCTTTGTTCCCATTGTTTAAGTGTATAGCTACGGGTAGAATGCAAAATGTTTACCAGAAGATGCAGCAGCAGGGAATAGATATGCTCATGATTAATTCTGCTGTAAAGGTTGGTAGTGAAGGATCTAAGCCGATTGATTGGGATCAATATCCTCAGACTGAATCTGACGATAGAACGTTCAATGAAAGCTTTGACTTCAATACATACGAACAGAAATTTATGTACTTAAGAAAACAGCTTAACACAGACCCGAAAGAAGAGTCTATGATGAGCATGGGTACACAGATGACTAAGGTTGTTATGTCAAGCTTGTTTGATGGCCGTACTTATTATATGCAGGACGGTACTGAAATGAATGGTAAAGAACTTCGTGACGATATCATGAATGCTATAAACACTCTGTCTAATAGAGGACTACATAACATTGTAACCAGATTCTTTAAGACCGATAATAAAGGAAATCTTATAGACAAAGATGGCAACGTTATATCTGACGATTCTGCACACAAAGTTCTCGATGAGAGCAAGTTTGCTAAAGAAGTCAGAAATATGATGCAGACCAAAGATCCTGATCGCAATATCATAGATGCACTAGAGATAGTAGAACAGACTGATGCTGATGGCAAGGTTACAAAACACATGAGGCTTCCTCTTAATGCTATTTCTAATTCCAACTGGCTTGAGAGCGTTCTTATATCTTCTATCAACAAGAAGGTAGTAGATATAGAAACACCGGGTGCTGCGTTTATTCAGAGATCTGTCTGGGCTATGGAAGGTTCTACGATGTTTGATAGAGTCAATGGATCTGTTCTTAGTGATGAAGATCTTCCTGCTTCGATAAACGGCGGAAATCGTCTATAGATGGTCAACGAAGAAGGTTCTATGGACTGTGTAGTCAGCTTTGATTTCATTAAGAAGATGTTCAAAGGAGTATTACCAGTAGTGCCCATCAAGGATAACAAGACTCGTAATGTAATATGGGATCTTATACCAGAGACCGACTCTAAGGGTAATACTATTATGAAAGATGGTAAGCCTGTATACAAGCAGAAGAAGGATAAAGATGGCAATCTTATGTTTGACAAGGATGGTAAACCTATCTACAAGCGTAAGATTCGTACACGTGAAATGTCGTTTGATGAAGCTCGCAACTGGCTTATTAATCGTGGAATCATAGGTCCTAATGCTACTGCAAATGTGATTGGCTATCGTATTCCTACTCAGGCACAGTCTTCTATTCACGCTTTGCGTATAGTAGACATTCTTCCTGTTGTGAACGATACTGTTATACTTCCTGCAGAGTTTACTAAGATTACTGGTTCTGACTTCGATATTGATAAACTGTTCTTGTCTTCTGTTCAGTACACTGTTACCAGAGAAGAGGGAGAGGATGGTAAGTTCCATCAAACAGTATCTAGCGACTTTAAAGAGACCAATCCTGCTTACTATTAGAATAAACTGTTGAAAGACTATCTTGCAGTTCTTCTTGATTGGACTTCGCATGAAGATAAGAAACAAAGAACAGTAAATATTCTGCATAGATCTATTGATAATGATACAAAGCTTCTTAAAAATATAATAAAAGACTTAGAAGAAGGTAAAGGTGTTAAGATGGAGGAGCCATACTCCTTCTATTCTCTTAGCACACAGACCGCTTCCAAGGACGATTATATTACTGGTAAGATTGGTATCGGACCATTTGCTTTGAACAACAACAACCACATTCTTACTATGATGTATCATGTCAGATTCAAGCACATAGAGTCTAGTATAATGGCAGCTCTTGATCTTGAAAACCTTGACAGTCGAGAGGATAAGAATCACGAATCCATAATGTCTTGGATATCTGCACTTATTAATGCTCACGTGGATATTGCTAAGGATCCGTATATTAGTAGATTGAATGTTGGTCCGTTTACTTATAATCTTGTGAACCTTCTTATTAGAACTGGTCTCGGAAGCAAGACATTCTACTTTACTACTCAGCCTATAATGAAGGAACTTGCAAAAGCATATGTTAATGCTGGTGCATTGTATATGGCAGATCCTCATAAAGGTAAGTATAAACTACAGCAAGAAGCAATAGAGAATCTTGCCAATGAGTATTTTGAAGAGCTCGGAGATGATGCTGCTAAGAAAATATAGATCATAAAAGAAGGTGGTGTTAAGAATGCTAAAGCTCGTGCTGAGATAAACTTGGAGATAAAGAAGTTATTTGAAGGCGATGCTCTTAGACAGGCGGCTAAGTCTAATACTGTGAATAAAGAACAGCAGTTACTTGTATACCTTGCTTGCTTACAATTCGATAAATATGCTAATGCTTTATCTAATCTTGTGAAGTATAGTAAGATTGATACAAAGAAACATGGTAAGAGTATTGTTGAACAGATGATATATCAGAAAGGGTATGCTAAGACGTTTGATATATCTAGACCCGATAACTTGTTTGAAGCCACTGGTCTTTCTGCTATGTAGAATGATTCGTATATTGCTACTAAGACATAGAATGCAATAGGTAGTACAAGATCCATTCTTTAGAGTCAATTCATACAAAGCACACCTTCATTCCAAGGTAGCGTAGATGAAATACTTACAGCTATTGGTAGAGAAGAATCGTTGTCTGTAAACCTTGTAACAAAAGTATGTAATGCACTCAGTGCTGCTGTTAAGTCTCAATTCTTTGTTGATACATATATTCCGGCAATAAGTAGTAATCCTCATTACGCCCACGATCTTGTTAGTGAGAGTCAAGAGTATATGGACTTTGTTGTGAACCAGAACGGCAATACTGTTCAACTGAACGGGACAGCTGTACACGACCTACAATCTTACTGTAATGGAGGTGTGGCTTGGCTTATATACAAAGGACAAGATGGTAAAGACTATCAAATTCCTTTAAATGTAATTGGAGCTGATACAAAGAACAATACAATTACAGTAGACAAGTAGATTCCTAAGATGTACGGAAAAGTACTCCTTAAAGGTGGTAAGAATACTATCTATGATAGACTTACTAGACTGAAGGTTGCTATAGCTACGGATCCACAGTACGCTCCGTTAAGATCTGAATCTGGAGATATCAACAATAGATTGTTGTAGATGATGGTTCCGGGTACTACTACTGAATATAAACCATCGTTTATAATCGGAGAACATCCTGATACATACGAAACATCTAAGTTTGTGAAACTGTTTAACTTTGTTGAAGACAGCGGTAATACTGCAAACTATATTATTGGCGGATGGGAGGAGCTGTTACAATACACAGATCCACAACATCCAGAAGCTCAAAAGATCGTACGAGATTTTGCTAGAGATTTGATAGTTTACGCATTTATTACTTCTGGAGATAGAGGAGGTTTTACTAAGATGTTCAAGTATGTTCCTGCTTCTTGGAGAGAGGAGTCTGGATACGGTCAGTTTATACACGATAAACTTGCTGAATATTCTATAGGGTTTAAAACAGATATAGATATAGACGATGTGCTTCTTAATAACTGGTATGACAATGAGCTTTGTCCCACGTATCAATTACAAGATAAACGTACAAAACAGTCTAACTTTATGAAGTATTATACTTTGAGGGATAACAAGAGACTTGGATTCCCAACAATTCTTGCTGCTCTTACTATCAAAGATGGCAAGCTTTAGACTACTATAGATCCAGCAACAGCTCCTAGATTTATTAAGGTTCCTAGACGACAAGATTCTAACGCTAGTGATAGTCAGCGTAGATATACTGTATATAAGATGCATAAGATTGCTGTCGGTAACAATGGAATAGAATATCCTGTATATATTAAAGTTAACTAGAAAGGTAATCAAGTTAGTGGAGGATTTATCATTACAGAGTATGGTAGAAATGATAATATGAATCAACCAGAATATTCTATAAACGAAGATACTCTGCGTAAAGTATATCAAGCTTCTACTGTAGCAGACCATATCAATGCTGTCAAACGTACAGAACCTATATATGCTTCTATAATAGAAGGTCTTAATAGAGCTTGGAATAAAGAGCAAGAGAGTCAAGGTATTACTGATCAGAAAATACAACAAAATATAAAATCAAACGTCATTTCAAAAAATATTTCTAAGTTTAATTATTTGCTTATAGAAGGAGATCCTATAAACATATGGGCTGGGTCTAACGAAAATTCTGAATTTAGCAATTTGTATAATAGGCCGTTTAAATATAGTGGAATTAACTTTAATTCTGTAGAACAAGCATTCCAAAGGGCGAAATTTGAAGGTCTTATATGGTGGTTAGATATGTATTCAGAAAATAGAGAAGCTACTAATAGAGTTATTAATCAAATAAGGCAAGCGATAGATGATATTATGAATGCTAAAACTGGAGCCGAAGCGAAACAGATAGGTTAGCGTAGATTTACTACACGTAGTCCAAAAATAAAAGAAAATATAGATCTATATTTTTCAGATAAAACTTACAATAAAAATTGGAATGATAAGAATGAAAGAATTATGAAAATTTTAATAATGACTTCATTCGAACAGAATCCAAAAATGTTAGAAAATCTTTTTGCTACCGGTCATAGGCCATTTACTCATACGCAGGCTACAGATAAATGGAAGACAGAATTCCCAAGAATACTATAGGAAGTGAGATCTGATTTGTATGAATATAAACAAAAATTAGACAGCGATGGATTCTCTAGCGAAGAGATAGAAAAAGCAAAGTAGATAAGAAACAAATGTAAAGAATAATTATGAATCCGTTTTGTCCAAATTTAAGTAATAAACAAATAAGTTCTGAGTTTTAGGAACTGGTTAGCATTTTTGGTGAAGACAAAGCGTATTTTCTTTGGGATATGAATAACGGGTATAGCTTAGACAAGACTCCAAACGGAGAGGCGTCTAAGCTGTTCTCCGGCTTCTTTAAAGCATCTGGAGATAGAGTAAAATCTATGAAGAACGTACAAAGAAGTTTGATGTCTGTAAGAAAAGAATACGTTGCTCCAAAGATGGAGTAGTTATCTATTTTGCCAGAATCCGAAATTTTGTCTTCTGTCTCGGATATAGAAAAAGTAGTAAAATCTGCATTTCAAGGCTACAATTTTTCTATTTATGAATATAATGGTAATTTGATATTACGAACCAAAGCAACAAACGCTCAAAAGTTTAAAATGAACTTGGGGCGTGTACTAAAACCTCTAGGTTATAATATATCCCCTGTATTACAATATGCCGGAGATAAGGTTAAAATAAAAATAACTAAAGCTAAACAAAAATAGCAACCGATTACACAACAGCCAATTCCTACTGGAGAAAGAGATTTGGCTTACTTCAGATATGATAGAGCTCTGTATGAGCAAGAACAAAGAGAATTTGCTGATCTGGATGAAGAGTATGTACAGAAGAAGAGAGAGTATCAATCTCCAGAAATGAAATTAAAATCATTAAATACGAAAGATGATTTATTAAACTCTGGTGCAACTACAAACAATCAACAAACACAATCTTCCAGCTTTACTATCTCTTTTGCTGATTCTATAACTCAACAGATGTATGACATTGGTGTACAAATAGATATAGAGCGTAGACAGTTTATACGCAATGTACTTGATCAGTATAAGCAAAATCATCCAAATGCATCTCAACAAGATGAATCTAGAATAATAACAAGTGCTAGACAACAATTTGATACTACTAAATCCAATCAGATTATGTAGCAGCATCAAGTTTAGTTGGCTTAGATGTTTGGTCTCTAGATGAACACGAACGGCTTCTACGAGAGTCAAGAAACGTCTCAGAAAAAACTGATGTTAGAACATTTTATAAATAGCCTTCAGGAAGCCACTTTTAAGGCCTACAACCTAGAGAACATCAACAGAGGTAAATATCAATAGGTCGGCGCAATTCAAAGCGCTGCAAGCCTTGGAAATGTGCTCTACAATGCTATTTACAACGGAGATCTAACTACGCTTGACAAAGCAATGGCTAGAGATTATGTCAGAATGTTTTGGGCATCTCCTTTGATACAAGCTGCACTGGAGTCATTTAATACTAGAGATGCTCAAGCTGCAGAAGACGCTCTTGTAAATAAGATTACGCAAGAACCAGTCGAATCTAGAGATACTAGTATAGTCGATTGGTTTAGGAATTTCTGGAACCAGCTTAATAATCTTGTACAGCAGATATTCGGTGTACACACATTTACTGATCAACAGAAAGAAGATATACTCAAAGGAGTGGATACTGCATTCATGATCGGTGAAGATCTTGAGCTCGCCAATGAGAACTCTATTATACTTGATAGATACGATGGAGATTTTTCCACTTCAGACTTACTATCTGAGAAAGACAAGAGCGTTCTTACTGACATCTACAATGGAACCAAAACTAGGGTTAGATCACAGCAAGCTAGAACAGCGCAGAATCCTAAGTTGATAGCAGACCTTAAGAGTAGGCTTGAGATCATAGATGGTAAGAATCAAGACTCTCTTACTGATACGTTTGACATTATAGAAGACTTCTTGATCTTTGCCAATAAAGAGATTGGAGAGACTAGACATCTTATTGATCATACGTTCCTAACAGCAGGTTCTATGGATTCTTGGAACCCTCAAGAGATTAACTTTATTTAGCAAGATCTTATTGGTCATTATGACAATCTGTTAAATAGTATATACGAGCTGTTCTCTGATAAGTCTTCTGCTGTAAATAAATACAACGAGCATAGAGCTGCTAATGATCCAAATGCTATTGATCTTAAACATTATACATCACAACTTATACGGGCTATAGATTCTATAAAGAAGGACTACAACCAGAATATAGTAAAGCCTTATGTTAGAAAAGTTCTTACAGACTATGTCAACGAACAAGATGCTATAACCGACAAAAAGACGTTTGTATATAACATGGAGCGTTGGCTTGAACAAGATAGCGCATATGGTGATCTTGCAGCAGGTGAAGTTCTTATAGGTATGGCTTCTAGATCTAAGAGTCCTATTGTTCGTATAGTTGAGAAGATGATGTCTGAAGCAGAGTTTGATACAAATAGACAAGTTCTTAAGAAAGGTAATGAACTTGTACGTCTATATAATAAGATACGTCCAACAGGATCTCAAATAAGTCCGTATAACTGGCAAAAGCGCTTTATGGAGCTTGATAGAGACGGTCTTCCTACTGGTTACTTTATTCGTGATATCAATGAAGGACAGTTCTACATCGACAAAGATAACTTCGAAGCGTCACTTAGAGCTAAATACGGTTTAACTGCTGATCAAGATGGCCATACTATCTTCCCAGAAGAAGAGTTTACTAAGAACGATAGCGTTTATAATAAGTATAATGATGAGCTTGATGAATGGCTAGACGAACGTTGTAATAGACGTTATACATTGGAATACTATAAAGCTAGACGTAGATATTTGTCTCCAAAGACATTACAAGCACAGAATAGAATACAACGCCAGATAGACCTTATTCTCGATAAATGTCGTATGGCTTCTGGATTAGTAGACTTATCAAAACTTACTTTAAACGAGCGTAGTTAGCTTAATATGTATCGTAAACAAAAACGTGATCTTGGTAGTCATTACATCTTTACAGAAGGTACTGATGGTATACTCAGGGTTGAAGAGAAGGTAGGCGATGCATTAAAGATGGCTGACGAAATAAGCGAATGGAATAAATATATAACCGATAAGGTTAAATATAAACCGGACTGGACAGCATTTAATAAGGCTATCGCTGATATGCAATCAGAAGGAGCAACATAGGACGAGATAGACGAGTTTAAACGTAATAATACCGTGATGCGTATTACTCCTGAGTTCTATGATATACTACATAGAACGGTAGGAACTGCTGCAACTAGTAAAAAGTTAGAGTAGCTTAAACGTAGACATTCTGAAATATTGTAGGCTCTTAAAATGAGAGAAGGCGCTGGACGTCATAATCTTACAAAACTTGGTTCGGGTCTTACTACGGATCAATCCGGTTGGAGAGAATTATAGAGACTTGAACAAGAAATGGCCAATGAGAAGCACAGACTTAAGGCCGCTGGTTTAAAAGGATAGCCTGGAGAAATAGAAAGTCTTAATTTTTCTGACATAGCTGTAATGAGGTATGTGCCAGTAAGTGATGTTGACGACACTTCTTACTTATATAGTCTTATACAACAATGGAAATCTGCTGCGGTATCTAATACGAACTTAAATAATGTATTCAATGAACTATTCACGTATAAAGATGAATCTGGCAAAATACGTTATTTGAAAGCATTCCAATATCTTACTCCAATGAAATGGACTCTTACTGTGGAAGATGAAACTATAAGATGCATAGAATCTCTTCCTGGTAGTGAGTATTCTGAGCTTGATGAAAGTTCTTCATTTGTAAACGATAAGTTCGTTAAGAATGGCAAATCTATACAAGTTAAAGATGTCTATAAGAACGAAGCATTTAGTAAGCTTACCGCTGATGAAAAGCAATTCTTAGACGCTCTTACTGCTACTATGGATGAAGCAAATTCTATGATTCCTAATAAGTCATTATACAGAGACGGCAGGCTTCCTTAGATAAGTGGTAGAACTATGTCTGTTCTTTCTAATACACTTAGAGCTAAAGAATGGAGTACAGCTTTAAAATATCCATTTAGAAAGTTTGGTGTTAAATATGCTGAGACAGATCAGGATGTTACTACAAATATGGACTTGGCAAGACGTCCAGATGGTTCTGTTGTAAACAATATACCTATTAGATTTGTAGAAAAATTGCCAAATACTGCAGTATAGACTACAGATGTACTTGGTTCTGTAATAGCTTACTTTGACATGGCTTGTAACTATGCTAATAAGTCTAAGAATCTTCCTACACTTGAGCTTATTAAGTATGCAGTAGATCCATCATAGGCTATCAACGGTAATAAGATGAATGATCAGTATTCTAAGATTGAGAATATGCTTGATCAACGTTACTATGGTAAAGAAACATCTTTCGGATTTAGTAGTGATGAAAAGATAACTCCGTCTAAACAAAGAACTATATAGGCTACGAAGACTATTAGAAATCTTGCTGCTGTAGCTATGCTTGGTGTCAACTTTACTACTATTGAGGTAGGTTATATTGACGCAATGTGTTCTATGTTATCAGATGCTGTAGGTGGTAAGTATATTACAGGAGCTGATATGCGTAAGGCATTTGCTTACTGTATTGCTCATACTGGTAAGATGTTATCCAACTTAGGTAATCCTGTAGTAGAAGACAAGCTTGTTGCAGCTATGCAGTTTAATCAACTTAGTAGAAGCAATTCTGAAATATTCTCTTCAACAGACAAGTTTAAGTTTGACAGATTTGTACACGATCATCTTCTGATGGGAGGTTATACACTGGCGGATTATATGGTTAATAGTATGATGCTTACAGCTACATACAACCATTATAAACTTATGACTAATCCTACTACTGGTAAACAGCAGTTTATGTCTAAGAGTGACGCTATCAACGTATTTACCTCTGTTGGTTATACTGAGAAAGAAGCTGTTAAACAGTGGAAGAAATCTAAGACTACATTATGGGACGCATATGAGCTAAAAAACGGATTATTTGTTAGAAAAGCTCAATATCAAGATGCCATAACCAAGAAGTTAGAAGATCAAATAGCTGGTAGATTAAGAGACCGCACAGCCATCTATAACGGTATTGTTCCAATGACAGAGAAGGCTAAAATGCAGTAGAATGTATTCGGTTCATTTGTAACGCTTATGCGTAACTTCTATGTCAATACTTATTGGGATAGATTTAAGACTGGTGGTGACTATATTACAGAAGATGGTGATCATCATATAGGATGGACATCTGAATATAAACGTGATGATCTTGGTCTTGTCAATCTTGAAACCGGAGAGTTTGAAGGAGCTGTATTCAAAGACTTTTGCAGAGGAATGTACAAACTTGCATCAAACGCTAAAGCTTTATTTAGAAGTACAGATGTCAACAAACTTACTAGTGAACAAAAGTATGCTGTAAACAGATGTCTTACTGAACTTGGTATAATCACAAGTTTGATGTTCTTGATGTTGTGGAGCGTAGCGTTTGCTCGCAGCAATGACTATGATGACGATAAAGATCCCGTTTGGCTTGTTAACATAGCTGGTTTAATGCCGTGGACTAAAGAAAAACTACTTACGTTCAACTTTGATAATGCCGATAAGAAGTTCTTTGACTTCTTAAGGTGGAAATTAGCATTGTTGTCAACACGTGGATTTACCGAACGTCTTACTTCTTGGTGGGCGCCTACTGTTCTTGAGTTGTTCACATCACCATCAACAGCAAAATCTTATTTAGACGATATCGGTACGATTTGGGATCTCGCTTTAGACATGTTCAGTCAACATGCGGAAGATGAAATTAAGACTGGCGGATATAAACACATGACTCGTAGAACTCGAGATGTCCTAAAACTTACTTCTGCATTCGGTGTTGATAATTTGGTTCGTCAATGGCACACAGATGGCATCAAGTCTACGTTTAACTATTATAGAAAACTTACACCAACAAGCGCAATAGTTCCATCGCAGCAAGAATGGAATGAGCAGCAAGGTTTAGGAAAGCACGGAGGAAAGAATACAACGAAGAAAAAGAAAAACAAGAAAATAAACATAAATGGTTTTGCCGAGTGATTTATGTTTTGAATTGAATTTCGACATTTCACTTTGGCTATCTTGTAGATTGTTGTATTTAAACAATATAAACGAATAAAGGGGAGGCATTCAGTTGAATGCTTCCCCTTCTTCGTCTCCATACTCCTCTGGTGCATAATCCTCTTCAGGTAATATAGAGGGTTCTGGATGTTCGTACATTGTTCCAAGAAGTACGTTATTTGTTATCCACGGATCTTTATGATCCCAAAAATCTAAAATCCGCTTTTTTTGTTCAAGTGATAACATTATATTACCATCTCTTAATAGTTTTATTACACGATTTATAGTAAAACAATACACTGTATAAGGTTTACCATTAATACGTGCAATACGTGTACTATACCTATTAGTAAATTTGTTTAATTTGTAAAAACAAGTAGCAACATCTTTACTTTTTGCGTTGGTATCATACATTAAGAATAAATGGTCCGTCAATGACGGTTTGTTTTTATCTTCAAAGAACGCATCAACAAAACCACTGCTACCTTCTATATCCTTAATGGTTATATTAGGATTTAGCAGTGGAATTGCTAATTTCATCAAATTGCTCATAGGTTCAATGACTCGGAGCCGTTGCCTTCATAATATTCTCTACTATGATCCCACTTGTTATGCTCTTGGTGCCAATGTATAGCATCTAGAGCATCTACAATCATAGAAAATCTAGATTGCACCATGAATTCTTCTACTTTAAACACTCTTATCTCATAGGAACCTGTTGTATCAATTCCAACAATATAATAATCAAAACTCCATTCATCTGGATTCTGATCGCATTCGTTTCGAAGATACCATCTAACTGCGCGTTTATAATAGCACAACTGTCGTAGGTAATCATACTGATCTATACTGTCTTCAAAGTGCCACAATTTTTGTGTAGTTTTTAAATCCATTATAGTTGCTCTTTGATTTTCGAAATCAAGGGCTAGAGAATCTAATAACGATTTACATTGTAATCCATTATTCCATTCCCAGTTAATATGAAATTCATGGTAACATTTAACATCATCTTTTTTGTATTCCATAGACTCCATTAAATGTGCATTCTTTCCGAATGGCCACAATAAATTCCATGCAAGTTTGTGAGATTCCACATTCTGCTTAATCTTCTCAAGCATTTGGGCATCATAAGGAGTTATCATAATCCTTCCATCATTTGCTTTCAGGAAGTCTATGTAATCCTTCAACGTAGAGGCTATTTTAAGGCCTTCTGACAGCATTTTGTCTTCTGACTTTCCTGCTGTACTATACGCTTCTTTATATGCGCTTAGAATGGCTCTATTTGGCTCTATTTCTAATGTTTGTGCCAGCTCCTGACAGAACTTCTCCTGCTGTGCAGATAAAGGTCTACTTTTGTCCCAGACTACGTATGTCTTTTGGAACTCTTCGGGCTGGAGTAGGTACATGTGGATCATAGATCCACGTTCAAGGACACTATTCTTCTCCTCTGGAGGAGGATTGGTAAGCATCTTATGTAAAAAGGCTGGCCCCTTCTGTAGAAACCAGCCTATATTACTATTCGAGATTCTTGTAAGGTCCTCGTAGTATGGTGTATCAATTACCATCCTTCTTTGGTTTATGTTTATCAATAAACTTACGTATAGTATCTCCATCTTTAAGCACATTCTCAGTAAAATAACGTAAGAACTGCTTAAGTTCTTCTACTGCTTCATCAGCAGTAGGGAACTTATTATATCCAACGATAGTTCCAAACGGTCTACATGTATCGACCGTAAAGAACCATCCACTAGGACTATAATTGATCTGAAACTTTACGTGATAGTTTGCTTCTTCTAAACTCATTTTTCAGAAAGATTCATGTCGTTAAACAAGTCTTCATATGTATCGTTAGGACAAGCATTTACTTCATCTGCAAACGAAGCAATATTATCAAAACTAGCACATGCGAACTTCTCCTGAATAAAGTCAGTCAAAGGCTTAATTTCAGTCTTATCGTCCAACTTATCTTCAAGTACTGCCTGTATCATAGACGCAGGCATCTCTCCATAATCCCTCCAATAACGAATACGAGAACAACGATCCTTCAGATATTCATTTACATCTTCATCGTCGTTACATGTGAAAATCATCAACTTTTTACCAGACGAGTTAATACCGTCAAGTACTTTCAGCAGATAATCATCATCATATCGTTCACCCAACTTGTCTACTTCATCCATAAGTATACAAATCTGTGTATCTGCAAGCTTATTGAACAAGCTGATAAGATCTTTAGGGTAAAAGCTCTTATCTATTAGAAGAATAGGAAGTTTAGATTCCAAAGCTATACGCTTCATCATAATCGTCTTACCACTACCTTTAAGACCAGACAGCATTACGCCTACTGTGCCCTCTTTGGTTATGTTATAACGATCTACAACTTTATTGACAAACTTATTATCTTCATCAGTAGTGTAAAGTTTCTCAGGTAATGTAATATCGGGTGCCATATTAAACGATATTTCATCTGTATATCGATCAATATCTGCAGTATATACTTTACCTGATTCAAGTGCATAATCAAGACCTTCTGTCTTTGGCTTAAACACTACTTTTTCTCCTACTTTCAGAAAGTTTTTGTTCTGTTCCATTATTTTTGACTCTTTTGGTTCTTAATAATGTCCTCAATCATCTCATCGACCTGTTTATGATTCCGTACTAAATAACACTTCATCTTAGATCTATGTTTCTTGAGGTAATATTTGAAGAGTTTAAATCTTAAAGGAAAAGAATCTCCCATAAGACCTTTACATTCTACCACAAAACCTCGTCCGATAAAATCGGGAAGGTATGTGATAGGACGTATTTTCTCTCCAAGGAATTCGAACTTTGGTAGAAGGACAAAATGCTTTGGCTCATATTTAACAGGTATACCTGCTTTCATAAAAGCTTCATACGTATAGAGTTCGAGTTTACTACGAAAATGTAGTCCATACGCATCGACCTTAGTCGCATTTTTAACCCTTCCGGAAGACTTCATTTTTAAGAATAATCTTAAAAGTATTACACTCCTCGATTAGATTTTCAAGTTTCTTGATTTCTTTGTCCAGCAAATAGTTACCGTACAATAAAACTCCTCCAATTCCAATCAATGTTCCTATAATGGAACCAATCAAACAATTAATCATATCTTTCTACTGTTTTAGTTAACCAATCCTTTACAACGAAGAACCCGTTCAACTTTACAGCATCAGACACGTCCTTCGCTTTAAACTTTTTATGGACGAATATAGCATCAAATTTATACTGTCTACTATACTTACGAGCATTTTGCATTCCTGCAGCATCTCTATCATATAGTATAACAATATGTTTCCATTTACTTTTTAGAGACTGCAATATATCTTCTGGAATAAATGTAGTCTCACTAGAAGCAGCTATAGCATTAAATCCCATCTCATGTAAACACATCACATCTTTTAAAGATTTAGTTATGATGAGGAGATTACCACCCTCCTGTGGCAACTCGGCTAGCCCCTGAACATACCGATTTGTCAGATTGGTACGCCATTTAGTATACTTGGAGGCTAAAGGTCTATAAATCTTAAATCGATCATAAACCTTATAGGCATACATAGGACTATCTTCTTTGTAGGTTCCTCTGACGACTCTATTACAAAGAAAGTATTTAATGCTAAACACGTTGAATTTCTTCAGTGTATCTATTGATATATGGAATTGCTTCCAATACTTTTTATCTACTTCTGTAAACGGTTGTCTTACTATCCCAATATCCGTCTCAGACGCATTTTCAGCCATTCTGACGGGGTTTTGGACCCTTTGGTTAGGATTTGTACACCTGAAGATTCTAAGGAGCTCACGCTCGAGTTCTTCGCGTGTATTCAAGCCTTTTATAAGCTTAACAAACTTGAGAGCATTACCTGCTTCTCCAGTACCATGATCTTTAAACAACAAATCCCCGGTTTTGCTAGGAAATATAGCGAAGCTGGGGATTTTATCATCTGGTCTCAATGGACTGTTCATTAAGACTTTTGGCTTAAAACTACCAAGATAGTAAGAATAGATAGTATAGTCATCCAATTTATCCAACAAGTCTCTTAGACTCATTGTAATAGCTGTTTTTGTACTATACATGGCTTTAAGCTCTTTTGTATTGTGGTTATTCTCACGGGCGAAGTGAGACATACTAAGACGTAGCTAACGGCCACCGCTAATAACCTCCATTAAATTACCTTAGAAGGTACATCTCTTGCTGTCCCATACTTATGTGGGCCAAGCTCACGCAATCTTACGTGTCTTTTTTCTCTACCTCCACGATTCCAATACCAATCGTGGAACCATTCTTTTCGTTCTTCTTTTGTCATCATTGCAATCAGGTGGGGATTCGAACCCCACAATCCGTCAACTACCTTTTAGGGTGACCGTCATAACCTCTAGACTACTGATTTCCAAAATTAACAGCTTCCCGACCTGATATTATCTCCCGGTTGGCGGAATGTTCCAATCAGAATTTGCCTGAAGACACTCACACTGCTATTGTTAAAATCCCATTTCTTCTTTAGATGGAATCTTTTCATTGTTTTTCTGAAGTGATCTTGCTAAAAGCACTATTAACTGCTTATCTTTTTCTTCAGGAAACATTCTTTTTGCTAATCTATAATATTTTTTCTTCATAATCGTTAGGGGCTGGCTGCCGTTAGGCCTCCAGTCCTCCACCACTGACCTTTTATAATTCCCTTCCGTTTCACTACAGTTAATCTAAACATACACTAAAGAAACTAAACGTCTGTAGGTTCGTCCCGTACTCGGCATTTTTGTTTAACGACAGAAAACTAACTGTCCGGGCGGATTATTTGGTTGTCAGCACCACTGACCTTTTATTAGCTTTCACGTTACCCCTTCTAGGCGAAGCCTAGTTTGTTCGTACGATTTCCACGTACCCGCAGTTTATTAGACTTACGCGGAACGATTATCTAATCTATTGGTTGTCATCACCATAATTCCTGATCCGTGTATCGATATAATAATATATCAATCGTTTCCGTTATTAAAACGGTGGCCATCAGCACCACTGACCTTTAGCCAAAGACCAAGATATGCCTTCTCGGCCCTAGGATTTGGACTCTACGGTTATCGTTTATTCCGTAGCGAATGGTTGTCAGCACCACTGACCATTATACAGACAAATTCTTTGTTATCTTGGTATATAGTTCCGGATGTTCTCTATGTAGCATCTTCAAAACATCTTCTACTTCAAATAGCAAATCTTTTGTCTGTTCCTTTAAAAAGGCAGGTCGTCAGCACCTGTAGAGTCTGCAGTCACCGGAGCAGATGCGCCAATATTAGGCGATCCGAGCGGATCGACAGGCTTTTCTACATCAGCCTGTACAGGGCGCTCCAAAAGATCGTTCTTCCAAAGCTTAATCTGAGACTCTGCAACATCCATAGACTCAATGAATATACCATTCTTAGAGACTGTGGTATAACCCTTCTTATCATAAATCACCTTAAGGCGAACATTCTTACCGTCTCCAGCAAGACATGCTTTAGCCCATGTAATCATTTCAATAAATGAGGAACCCTCAAAATCTCCATGACTACCTTTAACTGCATCTATAACCTGCAGAATACGTCCGAATTGCTGATTATCACGACGCTGCAAATCCTCGTCGGTCTTAATCCACATATTCTTAGTATTCTTCCATTCAGTCATAGTTACTGTCTGGCCTTCACTATTCTGGAAGATAATCTCCAGAAAGTCAAGACCCTGAGGTGACTTATTAACATTTACTTCTTTAATGGTAATATTTTCGTTGATGCCTACTGGCATATATGAGCTTGTAAACTCAGTATTGCTTGTTGTTGCTGTTTTTGTACTATACATAATTTCTTCCTTTTAATTACTGATTCTAGATTCTGAATTATTCGGGCTTATAAATTCGATTCCAATAGGTTGTTATACTTCCGTCTTCATTCCCAGTAGCGATGACAACATCTTTACCTGCAATGTGTCTGGCACGAGCCTCCATAATAGTCCCGTCTCCTCCAGACTTGAAACTAATGTGAGTTTCATTGTCTTTTCGGTAAACGTATCCGACTGCATCAGCCATTCCGCAAACGATTTTTCCAAGTTTTCCGACGAGGTCGATCTCTTTTGCGTTGACCTCTTCGCCATCTTTATCGGTGATACTATCTTTGACATGACCAACTAGGATAAACTCGTCACAAAGTTCTTTGAACATATCGATAACCTTCTTTACGGCATCTCGAAGATACTTATAACCAGCACCCCTTGCGAGAGTAGTTACATCATCTCCTTTCCAGTTCTTACCAAGCTCTGTTTTTCGATATAAAGTACAAGCATAACTCATACATATATCTTCCAGACGAGTAGCATTATCTATTGTAATGTGTTTATAGAAATTATGCCCTACTTCAGCATTCTTAGCTCTAATGGCTTGAGCAATCTCTCCCAAATCATTGATGGTTCTGGCTTGTATAGCCATAGCATCAATAAACTGAGATCCTCCCTCAAGGTCTATGATGAGGTTGTTATCGAGTTGTGCAAGAGCACTGGTCTTTCCTGCTTTAGGAAGACCATACAACACCATATATTGAGGGTTAGTAGAGATTGCTGGAATCTTTGATGTAGGTAATGTTAGACTCATAGGTTCTTAATTTTTATTAAAGGAGATTAATGTTAATGTTAGCTGCACCAGTGGTGTAGATATTAATAATAATCTTCTTCGTGTTATCGGTAATACCGTTCAGGAACGACAAATCAGAGAAATCAGAATACTTATAGGTGTCAAAACCAATCTGAATCTCGTCATCGTAGAACACGATCGGAGTACCATCACTAAGCGTATACATCTTACCAAGAGTATAAGGAATAGTCTTATAGATCTTCTTGTTCTTCTTATAGTTGGCAAGGAAGTTTGCAGCCTTGATGAATTTGTCATCAGCCTTCAGATAGCTGCTGCTAAGAGGAATATACGTTGTGCTATCAGAGTTGTCGATATTAAACAGATAACTGTTCTTCTTCTTTATATCAGAAAGAATAATATTATCGATAATCTCAGAATAGTTGGGCTCATAACTAATATTGTTAAAAGGAATAAACGTAGTATTATTGTTCTTCTTAGTTGTAAACTTGTAAGTCTTAATCATATTCAGCCTGTATTTTAACGTTAATATTAGCCACCAGCTACTTCCTTTATATTGTTATACATCAAGTCATTCTCGAACTCAAGTATGCAGGGCTTTCCTGCGTCTCTATTCTTTAGCATGTGCATATAGATCTTATTCTGTGTAGGCAGATGATTCGGTCCATACTCTTGTATATTCAATATTTCAGGTCTGTGCATAACGAGAACGTAGTCGCTCGCTTGAAAAATTGCATCTGATGACGATATGTCACTTCTCATAGGATAGTGACTCAACGGATTGTTGATACGTTCTGAAGACTCAATATTTCTATTCATTTGTGCAATCTGAATGACTGTTGTAAGCGGGAGTTTCTTTGCTTGTATAAACACACGCTCTAATTCACTCGTTGTCTCGATCACTGTTCCTGTTTGTTTTGTTAATAGTGCGTGATCGTACGTGATTACAAAATGTTTCCCAGTACCTTTTACATACTGGTTATAGAAACTATTTATGATTTGTTCTACCTGCATAGGAGTACATGGATTGTCTACAAAATAGACTGGATACTCCTTTAGCTTGTTGGAAACACTGATAACTTTTCTGAAGGTTTCGTCATCTAGGTCCGTTTCCGAACTATACAAAGCAGAAGTAGTCTTTCTCAGCTTATTTGAAAGAGCTCTTCCTACTTGCCTAAATCCAACCATCTCTAACGAGAAGTTTAGAATAATCATGTCTTCAGTTGGATTCAAGTCAATTAAATCGAAAGTCAATGAATTTACAAACGATGACTTTCCACTTCCTGATATGCCGGCTATGGTATAAACGGTATTTGGTTCAATACCTCCCATACACTGCTTATTGAACTTAACCCATCTTGTCTTTAACGACTGAATATCGTGACTTCTACGTCCTTCAATATAGTTAATAGCCTCTTGTGCTACAACTCGTATTGGTCGAACGATATTAGATAAGTTCTGTTCCATAAGAATTTACAGTTTTTGCTGTATCTTGCATTTCTTCCTCAATTGCTTCCCATTGTGAACGCGTTAGCCAATTCCACATAGTCATCATATAACTCAGACTTCCTTCGCGCATTCGCTTAGAAATCTCATAATCCAAACACTTAATGATATGTTCTGCCATAGCCGAACTTTTACCACATTTAGCGTTAAAGAAATGACGACATTTGTTTACATTAGCTCGTAGATAGCATTTACTGCCATCTGTTCGCATTACATACACTGGGTACATATCGTAGAATAGATCAAAATAATCTTTCTCATTAGCTACAGCTTGCTTAAGCTTATCTGTAGCTTGATATGTAATTGACTCACCGCTCTCTATCGCGGTTACTAGTTCTTGAGAAATTAAGTATGATATATCTTCGTCGCTAATAAGGCTGACAACTTTGCGGACGTCTTGATATTTTGGTTGATTCTTATCCAATATCATACTTAGGAAAATTAACTGACTTGAGTTTAACTCTGGGACTTTATCCAAGAGTTGAGTGTTTACTTCAATAATCATAGCTTACTGACTCTTTGGTTCTCAAGTTGGTTACTAAAATAACTCTAGTTGCTGTTCAGTGAAGTCGGCAACTATCTTTTTGGCTTCACTGATATAGTAACGATAGTTAATCTTTCGATCTTCTATCGGTAGATCATCAAACTTATTCAGGATAGTAACTCCTGATTTTGTTAGCATATTTGCTTTTTCTCTTGTACTTTCTGGATCATACTTAAATAAATATTTTCCATCTGTACTTGCGTAGAATCTGTTAATCCGTTGTATCTTCTGTTCTCCATGATACACTTCAAACTTCTTATCAACGGCTTGAGACACGAGGAAATCGCGTATGTCTCTATCGTTCTTAATGAACTCTTCAATAGATTCTCCAGTAGTAAAGTAGTTTATCACAGCCTTTGGAATAACCACAGGCGAAAGTCCTTTGCCTAACTTTGTTTCAGTAATAAACATACCTTTTTCTTCTATCTCTCCGCCTTTCAAGACACCAAAGTAGTCATTGATTGCGTATTGATAGAATGCTTCGTACTCATCAGTCTCGAATTCTAGACGCGTAAGTTTTTCAACCTCGGCAATAGCGTCTAAAATAGCCTGTTTAAAGCACTTTTTAGCCCTGTAGACGACACCATCGGTGTTACACTGAATAATTTCACACCCAAGGTCTAAAAGCCTGTCTACGAGCAAAAGAAGTATTAACTGGCCATTAATTCTTATCTTAAAGACATTGAAAGGATCATACATCCAACTTACTTCCTGCTGCATTTTACCAGTAGGAGAATTGAGCACAATCTTCAGAAACTTATTCTTTGTAGTCTGACCTGTACGTTTTGCTTCTAGTCTTTCGACTTTCAATCCGGCAAATAGATCGCAAAATAGTTTTCTCAAGTGACGAGGTCCAAATTGATATTCTATCAATAAAGACGGGTACATCGACGCCACATCTGCGTGCCCTATAAACTCGTCATCAGCTGGGAGGAATATCTTTGGTGTATGAATAGTATGAATACCACCAACACCAATAGAATATACCACATTCGAGAGAACAAACTTCTTCTCGTAGCCTTTTCGCTCCTTAGAGTAAACTACCTGTTTCTTCATTTCCTCTAAGACGCTCTGTAACTTTGGATTTTTATATGATATAAATGGCAGTATGACATCCTTCAATGGAATATAATCCATCGGGGAACGCATTTCCTTTATTACATTTTTAGGAATACCTGACTTCTCTGAATATTTTTCGAGTAGAAAGGTCTCTGCCATTTTAACAGAATCCATTGATAAACAATCAATTCCGTGTTCTTCTTGTATGAAGAGTCTGAGTTCTATGTCTTTCTTCAACCGGTTTAATAACTCTGTGGTTGATTCTACATCATTGATATTATAGCCAATCATATTGTCTATTTGGTCTACTGGTATAGGCTCTTCGAAGTTTCCTTCATATTCATAGACATTACGATAATGCATTGTCACCTGCATGCTTTTAAGACCAACTCGTAGTTTCTGACTGAACATCATGGTTAGTAAGTCCATCGATTGAAAGTAATGTGCATACTTCCATCGTTTGAACTTATCTATATTCCCATCTTCTGCATTCACAATAGTTTGTGAGAGATTAAACAGAGATAAGCATATTCTCCAAAATGGAAGTTGATCCATCTTGTAAAACATATCAATCATATAATTTACTATAACATCATCATAATGATGATTATTATATCCACAGAACATTTTGTCTTTGGAGTCATAGTAAAAGAAATCAACCAGTTGTTTTAGCTGGTTGACTCTCTCACTAATTTCGAATTTATATAATTGATTAGTCTCTGTATCTTTACACACGCAATGGAAGCAGTTGGGAAATACTTCTATGTCGTATGTTACGACCGTTGCATTGCGTATAATCATGACTCAAAGGTTCTAAAGATTAATTGCGTACACCGAGGAATCGAACCTCTCTCCGTTTCTGGTTAACGAAGAACCATCCTAACGTCTATTGTGTTGGATATGATAGCTTGCTGTAATGTTATTGACTCTGGTGGTGTACTAATCACTTATGCTGCTTTACGCATCATCATGAGATTTGTAGGGAGTATAATTCGTCCCTTTGTTCCTTTATGGTCTTTTAGATTAGTAGACACAAGATTCATATGTTTTGCATGAATTGTGTCTGTGACCATTTGGGCTTTCTTAAGTAGCTTAGACTTCTTACTGAGGTCATTTACGTTATGCCCTTCTCCGTTGATGTCTTTTATAGTAGCTACTTCTTTTTCTTCGAACTTCCCATCAGCCGTCTTAAAACGACCAATGAGATGTAATTTGTCGTATGCAGAGACTACCATATCTCTGAATCGTTCTACAGCCTTATCGTGTTCTTCTTGCCAAGCAACCTGATATTCGACTTTGAATAAGTCGTCATCTTGGCACGGCTTCGGGTTCTTCTTCTCCCACTTAGCCGTTTTATGTTCGACAATCTTTTCCCAAAAGGAAACTCTACTCATTGGTATAGGATCCTTATGGAAGTATTCTGACTCATGCTTTACAAGCTTATGTTCTGTAGCCCAACCTTTCTCCTTAGAGAATGTTGATATATACTCCCACTTCTTACGCGAATGAAGTAGACGATGTGGCTGTTTTGTTTTCTCCTGTTTCCAGGGTTTTGCATCCTGTACATAGTGCACATCATTCTTACCAAAGATGACCTTCTTTAACATCTTAATGTCAAAGATCGGTTTATCTTTAGGCATGTTGTTAACGCAATCGTTAACGTTCCTGGATGCAATAATTGCACGCTTTTTGTTGCGCAGTTTTACCTCGCGCTGTTTGCTCTTTGATAGTACCATAGTTCACCTCCTTTCTATGCAGCTTTTTTGAGGCTCGTAGAGGCCTTTTTAGAGCCCGTAGAGCGCTTTGTTTTCTGCAGGTGGATAACATTAGCCTTGCGATCTTTCTTGGCCTTAGCGAGGCGTTCTCGCTTTGCTGTAAATGCAGTTTTTTTGCTACGTTTCGTGCGATTCGTATTACGTGACACATTGGCAAACTTACGACGTTCCTTAGCTGCTTTCTTAGCTTCTGCCGTATTGTTTGAAGGCTTCTTCACCTTAATAGGCTCTGATTTAGGAAGTACAGATTCGAACTTCTTAGCGTACGGGTGGATACTAGCAAATGTCCCTATTGTTTCACGAACTTTTGCCAATACTGACTGATCACCTTCTATCAGTGCCCAGCTGAATGTCTCCTTCTTCTTAGTAAGAATAAGAAGTTTACAGTTAATCTTAGCATTCTTCAGGGCCTGTACTGCCATGTCTTCCATTCCTGAATGGAATATTACATGTATACTATACTGATTAGGCTCCTTGAGCTGCTTCTTCAGCTTTTCTACGCACTCGTTAATCTGTTCTTCAGACATACCCATTCGCTTTGCACGACGCTTAAGAGCATTTACACGACGGTTCTCGTATTCCTGCTCCTTTGCTTTACGAATCTCTTCCTTAGACTTTATAGTCTTTACCTTACCTGTTGGTACTTTTGTGGCCTGACCATTCTTGGTAGTTTCCACAGATGTATTTTTATTCATTTTGATAATGCTTTATTAGTTAATATTATGCTACTTTTTTGTAGCGAATCAGACCCGTTGCTTCCGGATCCCATTCATAGCGAACACCTCGCATATAGAACCCTGCTATTTTACGTGCAGGCATAGACGTTACTTTTGCATGCACAACAGGTGCTGTCTTCTCCTTCTTTGGTTGGATGACTATATCTATGTGGTTCACATTGAAACGCTGTTTCATTTCTTCACGTGTAAATGTAGTACGCTTACGGTATATCTTTATTTTTACGTACTTCTGCTTTTCAGCATCCCATACACGTTTTGTTCTATATTGACACGAGGTTTTAGCTCGACGTTCTTTTCTTTCTTTTTCACCGCCGAAGAACTGAGTCTTCTTTAAAGTGGATAAATTCTCTTTTGCCATTTTGATAACAGTTTAGAGGGTTTGACATATTTTTGGGAAAATACATTTGTTGGGTCACACGGATTCGAACCATGACTAAGGGAACCAAAATCCCTTGTGCCGCCATTACACCATAACCCAGAGTTGCTTATATAGCAAGCTCAGCTTTAAACTCATCCGCAACAGAAGTAATCTCAATACTTGTATTAGTATTAAACTCCTCCATAGCAGCATCGAAGTTCACCGCTTTAAGCTGCAACTCCTTAATGAGAGAAGCAATCTTAGCTGAGGTAAACACCTCATCCTTACCCATCTTAGATGCGCCACCCTTCTTCGACTTAGTAGCCGGATCCAAAGTAGGAACCATCTTAAGCTGAGCAATAGCCTCCTTCATCTCGGTGGCCATAAAAATATTATAATTATTTGTCTTCTTAAACTTCTCCTTATCGAAAGTAGTCTCACCCATATTCAGATAGAAGAGCATACCCTTGATAAGCACAAGCTTCTCTGACATCTGCATAATCTCATTATACAGAGCCTTGAGGTCATACTTACGGAAACCGTTCTTAACCTCCTTCGTGGACAACAAGTTGGTTGTTCGGATCTGCATCCAATTATCCTTCTTTTTCTTATCGATGTCCTTACGAATATTAATGATGTTCTTAGAGTTAAACTTTATTGATTTCGTCATACGCGTCTTGATTTAAGTTTATACTATACTTGAGAACATCTGCCTACGTAATCTATGGTGGATACGATCCCCCATAAACTAAAAAGTATCCTAGGTAGAGCAGTCCCTCAAGACTACTCTACCAGACTCCCTCGAGAGTCATATAGGATAAGATATTGTTGCTTTCTTTTATGCTTCTTTTTGTGTATAATACATATTGCGATAGTTTTCAATCAGTGACCCCACGAGGTATGATTTAATCTCTTCGAGATTAGTTTTCTTCTATTACAGTATGTACACCAACAACGCCAAGTTCGCACTCCAGAAATGCTTTTCCAGTTGCATCAGGAAAACGCACCGTTTTGTGAGTTTTTCCATCTATGTTGACATTAACATTCACAGGATTGTTGACCGGTACAGCAACACGAGCTACGCTCGGGCCCGACTTCCCCAGGGATCCCTCGAGATCCGCTCCACCCTTGTTATTACATACATGATCATAACATTCCTGTAGACGCTTTACAACCCAGTTGTACTCTTTCTCACGCTGTGACTTTTCCATCAGTTCGCGTCCAAGCCCTTTTTGTAGGGCTTCCTTATTACCTCCTGCAGAGAGGTCCACCAATGCATCCCATACAGCCGAAACGAATGCATGGAATGTTAGTGGGAATTGACATTTGATAAGGCGATTCCACCACCAATACCTGGTTTCACCAAGCACTACGATACCAGAATCATGTACCTTATATGTCACATAGGGTCTACCCTCCTCTCCCGCAGACATTACTTTATTACGAATCGTCTCGTTGAGCATCAATCGCTCAATGTTCAACTTCGAATCCGGTGTGAGGAGTTTCTTCTTCATGGTTACTCAGCGCCGCTAGTAGCCGATACTTCAACCATAGCACTCACGTCACCCTTCAGGATGTCACGGAAGTCTACGGTCTCTATCTTGGTCTCCTGGAGCTCCTTGGCGAACTTCTGAGCCTTCTTGGTGTTGTCATTGATGGCACCAATCAGATTCTGCTTAATACTATTCAAAGCCTTAATAAGGGCCTCAACAGCGTTGAGCTCTGACTTGTTGGCATCGTTGATAACAGTAGCTACTGCTACGGGGTTGAGGAAGAAATTCTCGCCTTCACCCTTGAGGGCGTCAGCTATTGCCTCGGGAGTACCCTTCACCAGGTTGAATATGTCCTTGTTGAGGGGGAAGAACTGATCGAATGTTCCGTCCTGACGGAGGTTGATTGCGATACCCATCTCACCAGTGACAGGACGCTGATAATACTGAGCGCCGAAGATATCGACGTCCTTCAGCATATACTTGTTAATCTTGCGGTTGGGGATCAACATGGTGGAGAGACCGTTACGAACTTTCTCGTTGTCGGCATCCCAGCCCTGATCGCCACCCTGCCAGGTGTTACGAGATTCTACCTTGTGGTAAGCCTGGCCTACCAACGAACCAACCATAGATCCGATGCCGCGACTTGTAGGAATTGCAGCCTGGATATTAATGTCAATGTTTTTTGTTTCCATTTTTTTTCTTATCCTTTTTGATATCGTTATTGATTAACTAACGATAAGAATTAATATTTCCTCCACTTATGGCGGGAGGGTAACCTTTGAGTTTGAAAATGTGGCGTTCTGGCTCAAAGGCTCTACGAACGTTTATCTTTAGATCTTTTAATGTTAATATCTTTATGCGTGCTCACGAGAGCAATCTTTTTTCATCCAATAGGATCTTCCAGCTAGATAAATTACGTAGCACGAACACTATTTCATTTATCGGGGACTCAGCGATAGAGTCAGCCATGCCCATCATTAGAAGATTGTTGTATTTTCTGTAAAAGTACAAAAAGTGATATATTGTAACCAAACATAAGATCCATTGAGATTATGTTAATAAATAATTTACATGCACTGAATGTTTTCAACACTATTCGTTGGCAGCATTTCACAAGGACTACTGTTCGTAGAATATGCTTACTAAACCCAGCGGCATTTAACCAACAAAAATTGTGTAATTCTTCCTAGCGTATTTTCCCGTTTTGCTTGGAATCCTTACCATGTTTCTGAATATTTAACGAGACTAACAGCAACATTAACGTTCTCGTCCACGCTCAGCATAAGGCATCTCATGCGTAGACATGTTTTATTATCGGAATGGTCTAGAGCTCCAGAACTCATTATGGACCTACGGTTTTTTGTTGTACATTCAGCTTTACTGCTGTCTTCTGTTTATAGTGCGCGAATACTGGAGGAATTCCACCTCATACGCTATAAGATTTATCACCCACCTAAAGATTCACTTTGTCGAACTCTCCTTCAATTTCCTCAAAAGGTATGGATCTCCGGTTTGCTTTACCCCTCCGAGACAGGGAGGTGATTTCATTTCACGATAGGCTGCCTTACATCGTTTACGTATATTGACTTTATACTTTCTACCCACATAGATTTGCTGTCTATGCTTCGCTTCGTTGCGTATTCTGTCTACTTGCTTCTCAGGAACGGTTGGCACTCGATTTCTTGGCGTGAAAGCACCCACAAGCGTTACAAACGGGGTCTTTATCTTCTCCCAGCCAAGGGACATCTATTAGATTTAACAATATATTTAATGTAACGATATTTTCATAAGCCTTATCTTAGAATCAAGTTATGCCGCACATAAGTTTACTACTCTCACTGATATAGTATAACAGGTTCAGGTCTTATTATCTTTTGCATTACACGAGCGATCTCCTTCTGTACTGGATGTACAGTTCTCGAATCGACCCTATCTCACTATAAAATAACTTGGGTTTGACTGTCAGGTTGTCATCCTTCGACTCCAGCATTTCCTCTGGTACATCTCCAATCTATATTACTTAACTATCGCTTATCATAGTCTTTCATACCTTTTGAATAGTCTTTCACCCCGGACTTCACTCGGGTAGCATTCAGTCCTCTAGGACTATACTCCGCATTATGTGGCGCATCCACATGTGGTCATTTACTTTTAGCACGAATCAATTCCACGTGTCTTATACCGCTTGAACGACCAAAGCCTGGCGGTCACCTTCATCATATTTTTCTCAGTACCCCATCCCCGGCACCCCTTCAACGGAGTCGTGCTGAATCGAACAGCAAGGACTTCTCCAAGGAACGTAGTTACGGTACGTCGCAGACAGTTAAACCTTCTGCTAGGCTCATATACTCCAGTAGTTTTCATCCCTTCATACACGCTGTGGAGGCGTGGAACACTAGACTACAGCTTAATTTGTGATACATCCGTATACTCTTTGGATTAGTATACGCTGCAACTCGTGTAACGTGATTCTAGGTCTATGTAATCTCTCGAAACCTAGATCTATCGATACGGTTCGTTTTGCGCTTCTTGCGACTTATGTGTCTTCTCTTGACTACCCTCACCAGACGGTTCTCAGGGACCAGAATAGGGTTGATACAACGCTCTCCCTAATATCCACAAGCTTTTCACACTTGCGATCTTCCATCCTACCTTTTGAGTTTCTCACCCGTTGAGCGGGCTAACATATTCTCGGATCAAGTAAATTTGCGTACACGGCTAATGAGACCGTTGCCTTAGCTGTACTGACGTGCTGCCAAACTGGCTGGGGGATACAGGCAGTGTCCCATATCCCCCGCACCGGAGTGATTATCGCTTATAGACTTCCTCACCGTCGACAATGAGGATAATGGACTCTTTAGGAGATCCAATAGTGTCTGCGGGATTCTCCTCTCGACCCGCACCGAAGTTGTTTACAACAGGTGGATCAGGTAAGATAGCTGGAATGCTATCGCCTAAACGTTTCTCTGTTGCACGTGCAGGCTTCGGCGCCCGTACGTATTTTATTTTATACACAATACTGTCTCTATAAACAGTATCGGGTACTGTAGTATTGCCAAGACATTCTTGACAAGTAGTATCTTTCTCCAAATTCAATTGGAGATCAAGAGGCAGCTTTCCGTACTTATTTGGAGCCCAATTAAGTACAGGTGCTGCGCTCGCAGACTTATAGTCTGTGCTATCGTCATGCGAGGGCGCGTATATGGCCAATCCAGTTCCGCCAATGGCAAATAGGATGGCGCATATAATGGTTGTTATATGTCTCATCTTTGATAGAATTAACTTTACAACTCTGTTTGCAGGAGTTTGTCCAGCAATGACCTTGTTTTACTTCCGAAGCGCACTAAGTACCCATTGCTGGACTTTAGGCGTTTTTTTCTTCTTCAGCTTTCTCCTCAGGCTTTGCAACAATCTTTAGCTCACCGATGTTTGCCTCAGAATAGTTGTTGTTCTTAGCAAGAGGACCACGGAACAAGTTCAGGATCACACCACCACGCTGTGCACAATTGTGAAGAAGAGAATCTTCGTCTACAGTTGCTACATCAACACCTTTGTGGTATGTGTCCATAATGTTGCGCACAAGGCGACGTGCTGACTTATAACTCTCGCTGTTCTCGTCTTCAGACTTGTAGCCGTCCTTTAGACTGTCAACAATGTCAAACGACGGATTGTTAACAATGTCGAGAATCTGTTGCTGTTTCACGATCTTGTCTTCACAAGCCTTGATGACAGTTTCAGCAGCCTTCTTGTGACTTACATCACCTTTACGCTTCTCAATAGCGCGCTTCTGTTCTGCGATTGTCTGGTTTGCACCATTGATCACAGAGTTGCAGGTCCAGGTAATGATAGTCTTGACGATATCAGCGATAAACTGGTCGTCATGATCCACGACGCCGGTCTTATTGTTGGTAGCGGCTCGGCGATGAAGGCAAAAGGCAGAGATTGGACTCCCTGTCTGAGCAGTCTGACCACAATAGATCTTACCTATGCCGCTGAAGATAAACGGGGAATCTCCTACAACTTCGGTAATGCTCTTCAGGATGTCTATCCTTGAAGTATTGTTGATCTTCTCGAGTTCTGCGTTCTTCTCTTCTTCTTTCTCAATCTTGTTAGCCTGAATCTTCAGGTAAGACTGATAGAAGTTGATTGCACGCTGAATACGCTTGTCTGGAGTATCCAGAACACTCGTCAGAAGAGCAACGAGAGCATCATGAAGCTGCTTCTCATTCTCGATCTTCGTTGGATCGGTAATGGCTTTCTCCGCGGATTTCAGTTCCTTCTTCTTCTGCTCAACGACCTTTTCGTCGACGTCTTTGGCGTCTACGTTAATCACACGTGTCTGTGCAGGGAGAAGCTTGATGCCCTGAGCCTCAAGTTCTTCTTCTGACGGCTGTGGCAGAGCATTAAAGTCGGGCAGTGCGATTCCCATATTGGCCAACAGGAGACGAGTCTGTGCATACTTCTCCTCATCGGTACCGATGATGCGCGACACAAGACTGTGACCCTGTGCGATGTCAGTGACAATGGCGTCAGCCATATATGCATCACGGAGAGCCATACTGTTCTCCTTGATGTCACCGTTAACATTGTTACCGTGCAGCCATTCGTCGTTAATAAGACGTGCCATGGTAACTTTGCTATCAAGAGACATGCGATCTACCTTCTTGTTGGGATCTGCTGTTACTTTTGTCTCTTGAGCGCTGCTGCTGGGAGCAGCATTTTCATTCTTCTTTTCAGCAGCAATCTCGGCTGCTGTCTTTTGTTTCTTTGACATTTTGATAATGTTATTTAAATTAATACTTGTTTTACTCACTCACCAATTCATATATACCTTCATGATGTATTGAAGGGTGTAGGTGGATTAGCTAAAACGTGAATTGTTGGTTGGTCACGACTTCCGTTCGTGACATTAACAGTAGTGAATCCTTTTGCAATTAGAGGCATTTGTGCCTGACTCACAGGTTCTGAAGTTGCCTTCTTGGGTGCTTTAGCTGTGTCACCAGGAAGCATATAAAATGTCCCTGGATAACTCGGCAAAGCCTCCTGTGTGGGCGATACCTGAATGCATTTAGACTCACTCTGCTCGGTAGAACGCACTACCATTGTCGTCACTGCATAACCTAAGGTCCATGCGGTGAAGAATATCCAGAAGAGTTTGTTACTCTCATTGTACTTAGCTAAACCAAGTATAATGAGAACTCCGAGGATATACAGAGCTAATGTCATCATGTTGTTTTAATTTTTAAATGTTTTTGAATTCGCTTTCGAGTCCTTGATAACGTCGACTTTATAGTTCCTGTTGGGATATTCAAGGCCTCACTAATCTGTTCTACTGTCATATTATCTTCGTAGAATAACCTAAGAACCTTACGATTGGTCTCAGATAATTTGTCGAATTCCGTCAGTAAAGATTCATAAGTCATACGATTGATTATTTCCTCTTCAGCTGAAACATTAGTATCATCTGATGGTATTTTACCATCCGACTGCCCTAGTGCTACTTTACGGTTTTCCATTCTACGTAGATAATCGATAGCAGTTCGATTAGCTATAATTCGCAGCCAACCCCCGAAGGAGTCGTATTCTGTGAATGTCGAGAGTTTATCATACACTTTAAGAAATACTATGTTGGTGAGGTCTTTAGCCTCGTCCATGTCTTTAATATACTGAAATAGTATATTATCTACAAAGCTTTTATACTTGTAGAAAAGTGTATTAAAAGCAGATTCATCACCTGCTTGCGCCTTTTTGATTATCCCAACCTCTTCTGAGGTGATTCTAGGATTCTGTGGCATAATCAAAACAAATTAATCGGTTTATTAAGGTGTCACTCCTGTATGCGTAACCGAAACGCTTAGTGGGCTGTTGTCATCGAAGACTACCTCTAAGGGACAGCCCTAGAACGGCAAATCCTCGTTTATTACGAGACGATGCTCATTCCATGTGTTGTTACAAAGATAATAATGAATTTTTGCACCGATTCTGAATGGCAAGTCCATTTTGTCTAGCTTAGTAGTAGCAATTCGTAGCCTAACACCTAATGTTTGATACGATTCTACTCCTATACACAGAGTTATCTTTCGATTAACCCATTCTAACCATTCTTGGAGTTCTTTATTTCTCCATACTTCTTCGATTATATCATAATTATCTTCGTCATCAGAGATTGGGGCGATCATACGCGTAGTGTACATTACACCCACTGAGCCTTGATTGTATGCGATACGCAGCGCTGCGTAAATCTCACTAGGCTTCGGATCGTCCGGCAAACAGATCAAGCAAGCCTCACGCAGAGGCTCTAAATAATTGGAAAATACACTAATCATAGTCTTCCTAAAGATTGCTTGACACATTTAAGCAAATAATCGGCAAATTTGTCTACTTCTAACATTTGTTTATCATAGGCATTTCTGTCTTCCATTAAGAGCTTTGCATCAGGCAAACGCTCACTTAAATGATGTGTTATGATGTCTACTTTACATTCGATATCTTCACATCCTTTTGAGAGTGAAATTTCGCATGTGTTTTTGACATATGCAAAATTAGTTGTGAACCACTTAACTGTTTTTGAGATTTCATACCAATAATTGGCTTCATCATCAGTTAAATCATCCCAGTTGATACTCTTATCAAAAACAAAATTTCGATAATATTTCGCAATACCGAGAGTTATACGTGTTGCACGTTTTCTCTCATCTTTTGCTACATATATCTTAATAAAGTTCTTATAAGCATGTTCAACCCAACGCGTCTTGGCATTACACCATTTCAGCGCAAAATCTACTGTTTCAGGACATCTATCCCTTAACATTTCTTTGTAGCCTGTCTTCATTTGATATGTTTTTGTGGTCCTTGTTGGGCTTGAACCAACGACCCCCACCTTATAAGGGTGGTGCTCTAACCAACTGAGCTAAAGGACTGTGTGGGGCGTTTGTTTTTAGAGTGCGGTCAGGCAAGCCCCTGTAAGCCATAGCACTATTGTTGCGCAGTGAAGAATCGAACTTCACAAAATACCATATACGCAAAAAGCTCCCTTGTGAGGAGCTTCTTGTAGAAGGTTATTGTATAAGTTTTATGGATTTTTCTTTAAGTAGTGTATTGACATCTTTGTTATCTTTCTTTATCTTATAACCTTTTATCTTTACACCTTTTTCATAAATTTCCATAATACTATACTCAGCATCGGCATACCTTCGTTCTGACTGACCGTTGCTATTTATATATCGTGGCTTAGACAATGATGGAAGTGCTACTGTATATCCGGATGTAGACTTCTCATTATTATCTGCTCTTGTGTATACATATGCGTTTTGTGCATATGGACTGACTATATTATAGTCATGATTGACAAAATGTCCATCGTTTTCCCAACTTATATGAGAATGTCCACTGAAGAATATAACATTCTTATATTTGTTGTTGAGTTTATTTAAGAACCAGAATTCAATACCAGTTAAGGCGTTTGAACCTATACTATAAAGTTTTGATTCTTTTATATCTTTTTCTCCAGCTTTATGTATATCTGCATATTGCCATGCTCCTTGTTGAGGTATTCCTAAACTATTACCTGCTTTATTCGGCAAGAAATGATGAGTAAATACATAGATCTTCTTATCTGGATTATTTTCAATTATTTCTTTTAACCAAATAAGACTGTTTGGACTATAATACTGGTAATTATACTACATATCACCGTTACCATAATCGGTATCTTGTACGTATTCAACCATTCTCTTGATATATGGATCGTTTGATTTGGTATCGATAATTGTTCTTGCATGAATCATACGATCATGCCACTTATCATTGATAGGCCAAATATCATTACCATAATCTACAGAAAGGAATACAAAGATATCATCATCTTTCTTAAGCCAATAGTTAAGTTTAGAATAACCATTTCTTCCGTGACTACCACCGTCATTCCACATAATGAGATTATCTTTTACCTCATTCCAGTGGCTATTTACGTAGTTGTTTGCACAACGGATAGCTTCATCTGATATACCTCCTTTATTTGCATCCCATATCGAACTTCCTGTATATCCTCCTTTTCTTGCATATAAATCAACATGGTCGTTATATGAGAAGAAGTTCATGTCAGCTTGACCAACAGGAGTAGATTTGCCTTTTTCTAAATCAAATACTATGCGTCCTCTACCAGGTACAATACCATTGATACCTTGACCAGTAGGCCATAAATTTGCAATTCTCTGGTTTACATTGGCATTATATCCTGAAATACATTCGGAATTCTTTTTACCAGTTCTTACATCACCTTGTCTAGATTCAAATAGTCCATAGAAATCATGATTACCAAGTGGTGAGAACAACCTAAGACCTGCTACTTGCCAATAAGGAACATCATACATTTCTTTTAATTCCTTATAATCAATATCACATACTGCTTCTGGATGTCTTTGATAAGCATTTGTAGCCGATTCTGAAATATCTCCACAACTCATTACACATTTTATGTTCTGATCTTTAACAAACAGATCCATACAACGTTTGAAGTCTGCTTCATCCCACCAATCATCATTGTCTTTTGAGATATGAAGATCTGATATCAGACCTACAGAATATTTATAATTTCCAAGGTCTACATCTTCATCTCCTTTCTCATCATCTTTTATGATTGTAACAGGACACCACAATTGAGCAATGTCGTTTGTCATTCCTAAATCAGGTCTTCCATTATCTCCTATGGAGAATATGAAATGTGTAGTATCGTCGTGAATAATTGCATTATATGTATATTCTTTACTATTTTGCTAATCGTGTATCCTTGTATATCCGATTTTCTCTCGTCTTTCATGAATACATGAATAACATTCAGTAGCAAACTAGGCATGCAATGCAACTGTTTCTCCAACTCGACCTTTTATTTCTGGTCCAATTAATTTTATTTCTTCTTTGTTCATATCAATTCGATAATAAATCTGTTTGATTCTCTGCTAATATAATATACCTTGCACCACTCTTATCTGGATCAAGACTTGCATATGGATTTTTCCAATATAGATTCAGATGATATGTATAACCTCTCTAAAGTTTTACGTTTTGTGTAGGAGCAGCTGCATACATATTCTGAGACCCACTGATTGCAGTTTTTGATCTTGAATATTCCCTTGTATAAAGAAATATTGGATAACCATATGCATTATTGATAGAATTCATTAAATACCAAGTGCCATCAGTAAAATCAGTAGTAGGCATATATATACCAGTAATCGTTGTTATTTCTGGTGAGGTATAAGATCCGCCAACTGGTATAATTATATTATTTTTGTGATAATCCCCATTTTGATCAGGTATACCTATATTGGCATCAACTATATTAGCGTACGCTTGTGTTGAATTTGTCCAATCGTTTTGATTTCTTGATAAATTTAAAGTTACTCTTCCTGAAAGTCTTGCTTCAGAACCAGTATTATTTGTTATGACAAATTTAATTCCATTGCCTCCTGTATATTCAGCTGTACTGTATACTGTAGTTTCAGGTGCATGATCATCTCCAGATGGTGTAGGAGTTGGATCAGGATCTGTGTCATATGTAGGTGTTTGTCCTCCACCCATCCACTCTGTAGTATTATTTGGTATTGTTACAGTAAATGATCCTCCATCTTGAAATATATAACTTTCACTTACTCCAGATGTTGTGAAAGTATAATTGCTTCCATTTATTTTATATCCACAATTACATAAATAAGATGTTTCAGAATACTGTTCTCCTGATGCAAAATGTAATCCTTCGTATTCTCTTTCAAATATTACAGTACATTGTGCAGATAAACCTTGTTCTATTCTATTATTTGTTGTTACTGTTCCTGTCACAGATTGTATTTGCTGATTATCCTCATCCCACAATAATAACTGCAATTGGCGGATGTTTAATCTACCACCAGCATTATTCACAATCATTGCTGTCATAGTTATACCGTCTTCTGGTGTAGGAGTTGGTGTTGGTTCTGGATCGTCAGGAATAATAGGATCTGGTGTAGGTGGTATAAATGAATCTATATTACCTATCTGTATTACAAGCCCTTCTTCTGGAATTTCCTCAGTATCAGTACCGCTAGCGTGTATTATCTACACCTAATCGCTGGTTATCTTCAGAATACTTGGCTGATCGATAACGTCATCTTTATTTGTAAAATCGTATTTGTTTAACATGTTAATTTAGATTTGATTGTATTTGTAGCGAGTGTGGGACTCGAACCCACCAGTTTACAGATTTACTGAAACTTACCGACTGCGAACAGACTCGCTCCACCCACTTAGGTAGGGTTCACCGACTTCACGCTGCCTCCTTGAGACCCGTGTAGTCAACGATATTATAATCGCCGTTTAAATTTATATCAAAGCGTTTAATGTCTTACTTTCCACTGCTGTCAAATCCAGTCAGGCCCATAATGCCCACATACGGCCTACGAGTGGGCTGCGCAGATAGTCACCCCTTATTCGCTCTATGTGACAGATAAAACTTGGGACTTGCCGTGGACCTGGAGGGATTCGAACCCTCGTCCAACAGCTCATTCTGGGACACGCTAAGATTCTTGTGTAGAACGTTCTGATGATCGGTCAAAACATTCAATTTAAGGCTATTTTCAGGCTCTCTGAGACGTTTTCTAGGCTTTTGTGGGTAGCTATTCCACTCAAGCTTTAAAATGGCTTAGAAAGGCTTATTTTAGCCTTAAATAAAGGTTGAATACGTTGGTCTACCACTGGCTCGAAGGCTCACAATAGGGCGTATTCGCATTCTTGAAACTGTTTTACAGCAAAAGCTGACTCTATGGTTCAGTAAAACTCATAGTTCTTGATCTAATGCCCACATATTATTACACCGTGTGGACGGTGGTATCACCCCGTGGCACTGGCTCAAAGGCTCGGACCTAGATTGCGAGTGTCGCTCCCTGTCGGACTGAATATAGTTAATATAAAGGCGAACTTCAGAAACTATATTATTACCGATCTTCTATAACGTATTCTGCTTTCTTTTTATAGAGTATTGGCTCAAAGGCTCGGACTCTACGGATGATGGGTGCTCTCAGAGATTACCAATCGTTGAGGTACCAACGATACTCAGCCTCGTAAGAGTTACGGAGTTCTTCCACACCCTTGCGATACTCTTCGTCGATTTCGCTCTCCTTCTTGCGCATCTCCTCGTTGAGCTTCTTGAGTTCACGCTTGTGTTCAACAGCCGTGAGGCGCTCCTTCTCGTCGATCTTGGTCTTAGTGGGCACCAGCTCACCGTCCTTGATCTCACACTTCACACCCAGGTAGCGCTCCAGGAGTGCATGGGTCTGCTCTAGACCATACTTCTCCAGCTTGTCCTCTGCCTTGCGCTTGCGCTTCATCAGGACCTTCTTGCGATTGTCGTAGGTGGCAACACAGATCTGAATCTTGGCCTCCTGCTTCTTCTTGTCGTCCTTACCCTTTTCGATGTCCTCCATAGCGGCGACAACAGCTTTGTCGGTCATCATGTTCGCGTTGCGCAGGCCGTCCTGCACTTCTTCCTGCTCAGCAGCAGCTGCAGCAGCTTTTGTGTCTTTTTTCTCTGCCATTTTTGATAAATGTTTAATTGTTAATAACTATTATGCGTACTCACGCCTGTAATCGGCGTTTGTATACTTTTTTCTTACATAAGGAACAGCATTTTTATGTTGCTCCTTGGCGTAGCGAGGTTTTTCACGCCTTTTGTTACCACTATGATACGAACACATGGTTGTAATACATATAGGTATTGTGAATAACCTCAAGAATGCTCTTTTTCATGCCGTATTCGTTAAGAATTGGGGCATATCTAGATGATATAGTTTTTGTAGCAAGTATTTCTACTGCTGCAATAAGAGCTTCATCTGTGGGCTTTCCTGTTGCACGTTTATATTTCTCATCTGACAAGTCAGAAGACAAATGTATAGAAAACGTGCCAGTATTACCTAAGCATTCCTTATATTTTGTTCCTATAAAAACAATCGCGTTATAAATAGGATCGAGGTCTCTGTTGTTAAGGATGCTAGAATCCTCAACATGTATTGTGTTACCAATACACTTAGCAAGACCATCTGCATCGAACTGCTTTGCGGTTACCAATTCAGGCACCGTAGCCTTACACTGTGCCATCATTGCTACTATTTCAGCAACAATTTCCTCTGGCACTTCTTTCCCTTGCCATACTATAACAAGGGCCCTGGGTTCGTTACTCTTTGACATACGACTTCTCTGTCTTTACTTGTACTTTAACCGCATTACCGTCGACCGTATCGGTGTAGTAATTATACGAAGTCTCAAATACACCGTCTTTTTTGGTAACGTCCGACCCTCCACTATCGGTTGCAGCTTTATTATCCTTCGAATCAGCAGGTGTAATCTCTTTTGACATGTTATCATACACAGATATATTCTTTAGGTATTCATTAACAATCTGCTTTTTGTCAGTTGCACCTGATTTGTTGATACACACATCTGCTACTCGTTTTAACGTGGATACGGGTAAACTTGAGAACGTACTATCGATAGACTTTCCGTCTTCGATAATTTCCTGATAGTGAGCAACGTCACCAACATTCTCAAATGTTGGATTCATTAACTCATAGTAGATCACACGAGCAGACTCTTTAGAGATTTCCTCAATCTCAGTCTGCGTCCAGACTTTAGGCGTTCCGTCGCTGCACGATGAAACACCAAGTGCAAGCATAAACATGCTGCACAGAAAGAAAATAAATTTCCTCATTTTTGATAAACGATTTAATTTTAAAACTTTGTTTCGAAACCCAGTTTTAAAGGGAACTTGGAATAACCTTTCTTGGGATGCACATTGGTGGCATATTTTTATAGCATTTGCGTAAATCAAACGTTGTCTTTTTAGTTGGATAATCAAATCGTGCAATACACGGTGGTTTTCCATTTACTTGTTGACAAAACATACATGCAGTATAGCCTGAACTATAACGACATTTATGTATTCTATAAACACTGCCATTTAATGTGACCAATTGACCATTTTTCCACATAATTGTAAATATTGGTGAGTTTTGTAGTCTCTAGGAGAGTCGAACTCCTCTTCTAACAATGAAAATGTTATGTCCTACCGATAGACGAAGAGACCAGGTAGGTAGTTACACGGGGAGAGGTAAAAAAACACGAGCCTTGAGTCCTTTTCAGAGTACGCCCTACATAACCACTGTTATGATTGTAACTACCTAATTGGTGAGACTGTTTATAGGATCTGGCAGGGTAGGCATTTCCCCTCGATTCTATCCTATGCACGGTACAGTCTCTTAAACCTCTTTAGTAAAACGTCCTATCTAGTTGAGTTAGATATCATACCCCAACTATGCACCACCCTCCTGCTAATATCGCCTGTAGCGAATCCCTCGGACGTATTTGTTGCTGTGAAAAGTATACCCTGTCTCACGACAGAGTATACATGTAATGAACACTTTCATTTAAATAACTTAAATAAACATTAAAAGTACTATGAAAATAAACCTTTAACACATTATTAATTTATCAATTAAGAAATGTCACACGCTTCACAGCGTTGTGTGGGAGAATGGATTCCAACCACTACCTACAGATGCAGAATCTGTCGCTCTGATGGTTATTAAGCTACTCCCACTATACTCAGTTTGACCCACTGAGTCTTAGAATAACTTCGTGCTGAGTCCGATTAGAAGAGCGTCTTTTCGACTTAGTTATCTAAGTTGGACAGGTATACATATGTCCGCGTTTAATGCAATTGCACCCTCTCATCATTCGTACAGTAGAGATTGTCTAGACGTTGTATTCAGTTTCCTCATTTAATTCTGACTAACTGATAAAATCCAGATTCTGTACTTGCGGGCTTGAGGTTTCCGCTTTAGCTGATTTCTATGCAATATTGTAATGAACTCCCGTGCTTCACAGCAGAGGAGTTCAATAATGAATAAAATTAAAAGGACATTCATACTCTCACGAGTATTATATCATTTATAGCACACTCAAGTAACGGTGTTCCATTACGCGAGTCCACTACATTTGGGCACATCGTTATGCTATTTAGTGCACATCCATAGCATTTATTTATTCTACGTTTTGCTCTATAGACAGCATTGTTTATTGTGCACAGCTGTCCTGGCTTTGGCGTCTTCATATTACGTAGATATTATTCCATCTTGCTGCCACTTTTTTTTCTTTTGGGCGTAACGAAGACAGACGATACGGATTCCAAAATATTGGCTCAGTTACTACCACCGATATTTTTGAGTGTGGATTATAAAATACAGTCACATCATATTTACCACGATGCATTGACGTGAGCTCCTCTGTTTTATCAATTGCATCTTCCCATCTTTTTGTAGATGGATGCGTAATGACTGATGGACGATTTTTTATCAACCATTCTAAGTCATCCACGGGTAGTTGCAATTTGATGCATTTTAACTTTTTCAATCGGCTGCGTAATCTTGCGAATGACCCAATAGAGTTTTTAGGTACATGATGTACATATACCTGTGTACCTTCGACATCATCTACCATCAGTAGTCCTCCTATTAGAACATTACTGTTTTCCATTTTTGTTCGTACGAAATCTCCTTCTTTTAAATATTCCATTTTTGATAAAATTTAAACGTTTAAACTCGTGCAGACATTATAGCCCACTAACACTTGGGTTGCAGTTCCTTAGAACCAGAATAAGGATGATGATTGCCACACCTATCCAAAATCCTGGTTCTAAGTTGTTATTTATTCTCTGGGCTTCCATAACTTTAGTATTAGTATAGTTAATCCAGAGAATACTACAGAGTACAGTATCATTTTCAAGATACCATATGTGATACCTGTCATTTTGTAATCAAATATGAGCATTGTTCTTCACCTCCGAGATTTTTAATAACCTTGGAGATATCAATCTGAGCTATTTTTGCCGCATTTTCAGACGGCAATTTAGCTAGTAAGAGAGTGGCAGTGCCGCTCTTGACGAAGAGACGGCGACTGTCGTTTCCTTTAGAATCTACTCGCTTCTTTTTAGGAAGTGGTGGATTCTGTTGGTTTATTTGTCGTACTCTTTCAGCCATGCTTCGAACATTTGTTTCAATAATGACTCACTAATACGTCTATATAGTACTTCGAATGATAGATCTGAATCCCTTCCGAGTAGAATTGCACCCGATGTACCCATACGAGTATTAGTCTCATCCCACGTTTCAATTATTTCTCTAACAAACTTCTTATCTTCTTCTAGTTGTTTGTTGCTGGAATCAGTTGAATCTACTTCGGGAAGATCGTTGACAAATGCAATTAGGTCTCTACATCTTGCTCTTGCTTCACTGATGTTTCTAACCTTACAGCATTCTGCTAGTTCTTTAACTTCTACGAAGAATCGACCATCTCTTGGTGAAATGTTAATCGCAAAAATATGATTATCTTTACACCAATTTTTTATTGTTTGTTTATTGATAATCGCATTAAATTTGTTCTTCCACTCAAGGTTTACTTCTTTTACGCACGTTATTTCTAAGCGCTCGTTTACAGATTTGATAACTGTTTCCATTGTTCAAATTTTTTGATTGATTTCGTCCACTTGTTCAAGGACAACTTTTTGGATGTTGTCATGACGCTTTTGCTCATTTTTAAGAGCTTTTAATTCAGAGTTTACTCTATATATGAGCACAAGTGCCCATACTAAGAAGATGAGAGTTAATGCTATATGGAAGCGCTCTAAGATTTCTAATGTCATTTTGATAATGTTTTTTGATGTTATTCACTTGTAGAAGACCTGTCGCTTCTACTCGACCCACGAAACGCTTCGTAGTAAAATATGCAGATTAATACTACAATGATAAAACCTACAAATAATCCACTCATATTTCAGAACGTTTAGCAAGATCTGTCATTATTTGTTGCGGTACAGAGTACTCCGAATGTCCACGTAATACACCATAATGTACTTTGTCGAGATGTTCAGCAATATTACACATTGCTTTTACTAACGCATCACCGTTCTTGTTGCATACTGCGAGAACGATATTTCCATCACTTGCTTTGAATGTGACGTGTGGCACATCACCTAAAGCATTTTCAACTTGTTTGATGATTTTCTCATCTTTTGTTACTAGCTTTTTACTCATTTTGTTAATATTTAAGGGTTTAAAATTGATTTTCAAACAAAAGGCGCACTTAGAGTGTGCGCCATACTCATCTGTGAGGTTTTCGAAGTTCGTTGCCGCCATGCGCTTAATGGTTCGGTTTCAGCGCAATCCATACCAGAAGGGCTGTCATCCCTTGTATACTGGCCCTACTAACCATAGTTTTGACGTACTATTTTTATCACAGGGGAGTATTGTACTTCTAATCCCGACATTTACATGTTTCGTCTTAATTTTCAAAGACTCTTCAGGGGATTTAATAAAACTCCTCATATCTTCACAGACCTGAGGAGGAATAACTAGATAACTAAAAAAACCTAAAACTTATATGGATAATTGTTATAATGGTTCTTATAAAAGGGCGGAGAGGGCCCCTTGTCCATGCTTCGGATCTCCGCCCTGCACTCTACGTTCCTAGCATCTATAGCTGCATCACGATTCTTTACACAGATTAACCAACTGAGCATTCTGCTTTTCTTTCTGTGCGAGTGACCATACATAGATGGATTTTTGTTTGTGAGGACTAGTATCATCACCTCACAGTACCCTCTCTTTACGTCAAGCAGGGCTTTGTTTTTGTAAGGACTTGGAACGGTAGTCACCTCACTGTACACCTATTGCCTAGTGTCTTTCGACCAATGTGCTTTGTGGAGTCTTAGGTCCGATTACTCCCAGAACGTCTTTTTGAGCGTTTCAGTTTATCTTACGCACAACTTGACTACTTTTGTTTTTCAACCTTTTTTCAAACAAAGCGCGAATCAATCCACAAGGTTTTCTCAGTGTTCGTTTAATGTCATGCTGCTGAGCTACCCACATGACTAACAATACAGCTTACGATTTCCTTGGTCACGTAATACTGCATCAAAAGACATTTCCGTTTCGTCTTAATTTTCAAAGACTCATCGGGCGCTTTGGTGAGCGCAACGGAAGAGCAGTTTTAACACTTGCTTAGGTGCTGAATAACTCATAGACGAGCTATTCTTTGATACGGTGCAAGCATTGCTGCTTGCATCGGAGTTACTGCGAGCTTGATGCTCCCACACTTGGCGTATATGGATTTCTCTCTACGCCCTGTTGTGCCAGCTTTGCGGTCATGAGATATCATGATGTGGCTACCGTCTGAGCTGGCTACTGCTGATGGATTGAATCTACGTCTATGCATATTAGTATTCTAACATAAATTTCTCTAATGCTATAATCTCATAATTGAGTTGTTTCTTGTATGATATATAATCAACTCTTGTACAGTCACCTTTACAGTTTTCAAATATAGTATTTCTGCCATATTTGTATAGAATAATCATTATAATTAATCTATTTAATGAATACCTATTTTTTGTATAAAGACGATAATGTTGAGTTATATTTTGAGCTGATTCATATCGTATTGTTGGGAGAAGATGAGCTCTTATCTTTGTTGGAGAACACATTATACTATTGTGGCTTGTTATGTATTTCTCTAACGCAGATACAATGTTTTGAAATGTATCATAGTCCATATTATTGGTGATTGATTTCGAAGAAAGAACCGACACAATCTTTTGGATTGTACAATTGGCGACTAGCCCTACCAAGTGGCTCATGTGCCGGTTCAAGTGAGGAAATAGAGTGTGCCCAGCTCTTTAACGTGGCTGGGCTTTAC